CTGCTACTGGCAATGTAGATCTCCTTGCTGCATATCAAGCCACAGGCGACACAGTCATTACCGTTGCGGGATCAGGAATCGGTATTGCCACATCGGGTAAGACTGATACCCTATACAATATCGGTGTTACAAGTTTCAACGGATTTACTGGAAATGTCTCCCTAACTGGTTCAGGAGCAATCCTCCACACCGTCTCGGGAACCACAACTACTTTAGGTGCAAGACTTGCAACCACGGCTGTTACAGGTGTCGCTTCGTTCAACAATGTCCGCTTCACGGCAACGACAACGGGACATATTGATCTTGCTGCTGCCTATCAGGCTACAGGAGATACAGTCATCACAGTCGCGGGATCGGGGATCGGCATCGCCACATCAGGCAAGACAGATACTCTGTACAACATTGGTGTCACCTCGTTCAACAGTCTAACTGGGAACATATCTTTTACGGGTGATGGTGGCTCTAGCCTAGTTCTCGGAAACACGGTAGTAACTAATCGTATTGCGACTACTGCCGCAACTGGTGTGGCATCTTTCAACTCCACTTACTTTACGGTGTCGAATGGTGCTGTAAGTCTTGCTGCTGCATATCAAGCCACAGGCGACACAGTCATTACCGTTGCGGGATCAGGAATCGGTATTGCCACATCAGGCAAGACAGATACCCTGTACAACATCGGTGTCACTTCGTTCAATGGTTTGACAGGAAATGTATCACTCACGGGTGATGGTGGCTCTAGCCTAGTTCTCGGAAACACGGTAGTAACCAATCGCTTGGCAACAACCTCTGTAACTGGCGTTGCGTCTTTCAACTCCACTTACTTTACGGTATCTAATGGTGCGGTAAGTCTTGCATCTGCGTATCAAACCACAGGTGCTGCGGGTGCAGATACCCAAATTCAATTCAATGCATCGGGATCTCTCTCAGCAGACAATGGATTGTACTATACCACGGCGACAGAAACTCTGACAATCGGAAGTGGCAGTAGACGCATTCAGATTACACCAGGAATTGACAACTTCGTCTCTGCTCTTGCTTCTTCAAATCTTAGACTCACTCAAAATGCGGGCAATGCAATCACCATCGGTGACTTTGATGGAAACTATGGTGGAAACAATACTTATCTTGAAGTATATGACGGTAACAGCACGATCTCCCTTTATGCAACGCAGTTCAATTGTGATGCAGCAGCGACCATAGGTTATGGTCTTTCGGCTAGTGCTTTGTTTGTCTCGTCGGGCGCAACATTCAATAGCAATGTTGTAGTCAATGGAAACACGACTCTTGGCAATGCCGCATCCGATACAACAACCATCTATGGTACCAAGATCGTCAACGAGGGTGTCTATGCAAATGGCTCTCTCCGCACAGCAAACATCAGTTTCGCCAACGGTCAGGTGCAGACGCTCACGGGCGTGGGCACGGGCGCGACAGGAACCACGGCAATATACTTCACGGATGCACCTTCCTCGGGTGCTGCATCCGTGACCCTGATTGTGACCAACGGCGGTCTCATGTCGGGCACGGGCATGACCGCATGGGGTGGAAACATCAAGTGGCCTGGTGGCATCAAGCCCGTGCTGTCGAGCAGCGGAATCGATGTCGTTTCGTTTGTCACTCCTGACGCGGGAACTACGATTTATGGATTCGTCGGGGGCTTGAACTTCACATGATCGGCGTAGTACGAGCAGCACAGAACAGACAACTGCAACTCCTCGCTGACGCTAGAATCGGAACCACAGCGGGAGCGCAGTCTTATACCATTCCCGCAGGGGCGCAGTACATCGATGTCGAACTTTATGGTGGCGGTGGTGGTGGTGGTGCGGCAAACTCAGTCTCAGTAGGCAGAACCGTTTACTATGTCGGTGGCGGCGGTGGCGGCGGTGGTGGATATGTGCGCTATGGATATACGGGTGCATTCGGCGGCGATGTACTGAACTTCACGATTGGCAGCGGCGGGGCGGGCGATGCTGCGAATAGAGGCGCATCGGGTGGAAACACAACACTCACATCTCTGACGAGAAACGGAGATACGATAATCTCTTTCTCAGGAGTCGTTGCCTATGGTGGATTCGGCGGCGAAAGAGCAACGACCATCGGTATGACACCCCGTGGGGGAACGGGCGGAAACGCGCTGAATGGAAACATCAGCAACCGCGCAGGGGGAAATGGAAATAATGGTGGTGCAACAGCAACCGCAGGCTCAAACGGCGGAAATGGTGGATATGGTGGAGAGAATGATGCCAATGCAGCAGAGTTCATAATCATTGCCAATGGCGGTAATGGTGGTCTTTACTCATCCGACACACGGGCAGAGGCAGGCGGTGGGGGAATCACCGATTTGAAGGGCGCGGGTGGTGGTGGTGGTGGATATCGGAAATTACTAACTGTTGCGGATGCATACAAAGGCGCAACGGGCGGTACTGGTGGCATTCGAATCAGGGCATACGGATGACAAGAATACAAGTAAACATTCCCGAAGGAACCATTGGCGATTGGTCTGTCAAGGTTGCCACAGGCGACTCATCAACGGTCTTTACCTTGGCAACTGGCTTCGACATGACTTCTATGTGGGAGGAGCCATATGACAGGTACACTTTCTTGGTTTACGCGCCGATTGGCCCAATTATGCAGGACACCCATTCCGAATACGCGCAGCATGAACCTCTGTGGCAGGGTGCAACTGGCGATGTTCTGATCGGTGGTTTGGGAATCGGATTCGTCAATCAGAAACTGCTCGACAATCCACATATCACATCTGTCACCATCGTAGAGAAGAATCAGGAAGTCATCGACTTGGTGTGGCAGCATTGCCCCAAGGATTCTCGCTTCTCTCTTGTCCATGCGGATATCGAAACTTGGAATCCACCGCAAGGATCCCATTGGCACTATGCATGGTTTGACACTTGGATAGGAGGAAATCCAATGGATCTGCCTGAATACGATCAATTCATTCGCAATAGGTACTCCGCATACTGCGACGAGATCGGTGTTTGGAGTTGGAGCCTTCCCGCCTGAACGGGGTCGGGATGTTTATTCGTTTGGAAAACCCCTCACTAAATATGCTGTATGGCACTATTCAAGGTCAGACGAACCATCAAACCAGGCGTAATTCCCGCAGGGCTTACCTACGGGGAGATGGCAGTCAACCTCACCGACAGGAAACTGTATGTCGGTGGTACAGCAAACAATTCGATTGAGATCCTAGGCGGCGGGGGTGGCTCTGCCGAAAGCACTTGGACTTCAGCCGAACCCACGACTGCAACCGACATTGCAGGAATACCTCAAGGAACGACCATTGATGTTGGGTCAACGGCAATTGAAATCTTGGAACAGATACTGTACCCATATCAGAGCGTAGCGTTCACGGGCATCACAACTGGTCTTGCTTCGTCTTATGAACTGGGACAGACGGGTGGAAATGGTGCGGCAACCGTTTCGTGGACTCGGAGCGGGCCAACGGGCAACTGGCTTGCCAACAGCGCATACATCTCATATAGCGGATTGGCATCAGGCATCGCGCTCACCGCAGGAAGCCCCACAGCAAACTCGGCAAGCGTTACATACCCTCCGTTCAGGGCGACCACGCTCGGCTCCAACTCAGTAACGATCAGCCTTACGGGCGCACAGGAAGAAGGAAGCAATCCTTCAATCTCCGCGACGAGGTCTTGGTGGTCTCGGCTCTATTGGGGCAAGTCAACCGATGCATCCCTCACGGATCCATCAAGTCTTTCGTTGGGAAGCACATCACTCATCACCAATAAATCCACATCAAGCCAAACGACCACACTCACGGCTTCGGCAGGATCGGGATACTTCTATGTGTTCATACACGATGACTACGACATCAGCAAGATGACGCTTGCAGGATTCGATGTCTCGTTGGCAACCACAACCACGGCTTCGGTGATGAACTCATATGGGTTCTCAACGACATACAAGATCTATCGAAGCACAAACCAACTCAACGGTGATCTGTCCGTCATCGTGACATACTCGTACTAATACATCATGCCTATCACGGGAACAGTTCCACTAACAGGTAAGATCGCTCCAACGAGCGAACTCGACACCTATCCTGTGACAGACCCGCAGTTTGGTTTGGGTGGTCTACGATCAGTAGGAACGACTGCACAAAGAGATGCCATCGCGCAGGAACGCCGCGAAGAGGGCATGATGGTCTATGTGCAGGACGCGGATTCCTACTATGCACTCGTCGGTGGAACATCCAATTCCGATTGGGTTCTTTTCACGCCGAGCGGTCTCGGCCCTCAAGGCCCGACAGGATCAACGGGTGCGGACGGAACAACGCTTCTTCTCATCGATACTTTCACCACAACCATCGATGACATCGTGATGAAAGGAAACACAGCGCATAGTTTGGCGGGGGAGAGCATAAGCGTGACATATGCGGGGGGTGTTGTTCCTGCCACGGGTGCAATCTATTTGACCGATCCAACGCAAGGAACTGGATTCCCCGTCTACTTTCCAACTTCAGCGATGGATTCGATCACATTCAGCGCACAGACAATTACGGCTGGAATTGGAGATACAGTCACACTTCGATTGGTTGTGACGGGTAGTGCTTCGGTCGGAGACACCCATGAGTTCACAGTCGCCATCGGGAACGAGGTGCGATGGGGAAAGAGTACTCTCTCTAGTCTTAATGGAGAAGAAATACAATCGATTCTGACGAACGCGCTCCTCACCTCTGAGGTTTCCGCTTCTTTACCACACACCGTCAACATAAGTACACAATATGACGAGTACATGTACTATGCGTTTCCTACAAGATTTGGCTCCATCAAGCAAAGCATAAATAATAGTCCATATGGGGGGATGTATTTGCAGGGACAGTTGGACATCCCAGGTGATGCGTCTGTGACAAGTTCCAATACTTTGGGCTTCACGGAATCTTTCTATGTGACTAGGAGCCGCAACCCAAACTTGGGCACATCGGTGGAACTGAGAACGGTCGCAACATAAGATAGAAAACTGGAGCATCCATGGCAATCAGAATTGCAGACATCCTAGAGCAACTTAACCGCGAGGCAAATGTCACGGGGTCTGGCTATTTCCACCTGATCCATTCGGCAAACATCGACTTTACTGTTGATGGTATCGTTGGCGCAGACGAATCGCGGTACGGTTCCTATGTCACAACATTCGGCACAAAATACATTGTCACCGACACATCAACATGGGCTACATTTTCTAGTGGCTCCATGCCTACAGATGGTGCTAACGGCGATATTGTTTCTCGCGGGGCTAGTGCGTGGGAACTCTACACCGATGTAAGCAACAGCAAGACAAGCGAAGGCATTATTGTCTTCAACAAGCACGACAACAAGATCTACTACTACACAGGTAGTGAATGGGTATCGATTGGATCTGGATCGCTAACTGGTGGTGCGGGTGTTGAGTGGTCGGTTCAGTTTAGACAAGCAGATGGATCTCTTTCGGGTTCAGCAGATCTGCTGTTCAACAACACGACCAAGCAACTTGTGCTTGGAAGTAATACGGTTCTTGCGTTTGCGGATGGTGCTACCGTATCGACTCCACGCAACTTCTTTGGACTGACGGGAGAAACAAACCTACAGTTCCCAGTAGGTCTGTCTAGTGCAGGCTTTACAGGCGACCGATTGGTCATTGCAACAGGCCCGTCTAGCGATCCATTCCGTAACTATGTTCGCTTCGGAAATGCATGGGTTCAAACAGGTGTAGTTGGTGTTGGTCAGGGGCCTGCGGGTGAGGCGGGTGAGGCGGGTGCAACTGGCTTTACTGGTGCAACTGGTAATACTGGCGCAACTGGTGCCACGGGTGTTACAGGTGCTACAGGTGCCACAGGCACGGGACTTACTTCGCTGAATGTCAATACTGCAACGGGATTCCTTAGGGCACAATGGCTCTTTGCAGATGGAACAACATCGGGATACTTTGACATTGGATATGTTGTAGGCCCAACAGGCTTTACTGGTGCCACAGGCTTTACTGGTGCAACTGGTAATACTGGTGCCACAGGCTTTACTGGTGCAACTGGTAATACTGGTGCAACTGGTGATACTGGTGCTACGGGTACTACAGGTGTTACGGGTGCCAGTATCATCTCCATGTCTTTGGATCAAAACTCTGGGGTTTTGTCTTGGACACAGAGGACTTATTCATACGATAGTTTTGACGATAACAACTACGAACTGGGTGATATCAGGGGCACGACGGGTGCAACAGGCACCAAAGGCACAACAGGTCAGGCAGCGGGACTTCAATATACTTGGAAAGTAGCAAATCCCGCCACACAGGGCGGAAACTGGGCAACTGTAATTGGTGTTTTTGGTGTTGTTCCAAGCGGAACTGGCTTCTTTATTCATAAGACCGACAGACTCGGCTATGGTCAGCAGGGATACCTTGCGACATGGGATGACAGTACATCGACGGTAAAAGGAACAATCATTGTTCGTGGAATCAACGAAGCATCCACGACAGGAACAATGATATTCCAAGTTGGAACTGCACACAATACAACCAACTACTACGAATTTGAAGGCACTTTGCTTTCGGGGCTGACGGGTGCTTCCGCGTTTGCAGATAGCACACAAGTATCCATCAACTTCATCCCGAAGGGCGACGATGGTAGTATTGTTATCGGGGCACCCCTATTCGAAACTGATACAGGAGTAAGCCATGCCTCCAACAACACTTTGGGAACAGACCTTGGTCAGGCGCGAAAAGTTGCCTTCTTGATGGATGATGGAAGTCTCACCTTCGACTTCATTCGCAACTATGATGTCTTCAAACCAAGTGATTTCGTATTCTCGACAAACTCGTTCTCCTTTGCAGGAAATAGCAGTTCTACAAATGTCTTGATCGGGAATTCGAATTACAGCATTTCGACAGGTGCTGCTTTCTCGGCAAGTCTAGTAGCAGGCCCCGCACTAACTGCCCAAATTACAGTAGAGGCATCAAACGAGGGCGTTGGATTCCCGATTTGGTTTAGTTCTCTGTCTAACAAGTCATCAATTTCGGGAACAGTACCTTCGGGAGTATCGATTACTGCTGGCCCTGCGGGTTCTGTAACGATTCGACTCCGTGCAACTGGTGCAGGCTCCGTTTCGGACACAGAGACGGTCACATATAACTTCTACAATCACATCGTATATGGAGTGACTTCTGCAACAGATTTGGATGGTACGACCCTAACTGGAACTTGGGTGACTAGAACCATTTCAAACAGTTTGGATCAAACATTCACGGTTAATGTTCCAACTGGGCAGTTTGTATTCTTCGGGTATCCAAAGCGATTGGGAGAGGCTGTGTTCCAAATCAATGACCTTGGCGTTGGTGGATTCAACGCACAGGGATATGGTGGTGTCCCAGGGGTAAGTTCAAACTCTTACTCCAATATGAGCAACTATACAGAAGATTACTACATCTATCGCAGCACCAACTCGGGTCTCGGAAACAACACCAAGGTAGATACAGGAAGTTCTCTAACAGATCTGTGATAAACCATGGCGATTAGAATTGGAGATACATTAGAACCAGCCAACCGTGAAAATACGGTACTGACATCCGATTACTTCTATGTCGTTGATGGATCGGACATCAACTTTGCCGTGGAAAAGATACTTGAGAACTCGGGAGAATCGATAAGCGCGACAGTCAATACAAAGTACATCGTGAGAACCGTTTCCTCATCTCCGATATCTCTAGCAAACTTAGCAGACAATGATGTGGTGCGACACAACGGAACTGAGTGGCAAATCTTCAAAAGTGTTGGAAATTCTGAGACAAACTACGGTATTGTCTACGACAAAAGAACTCAATTGTTCTATCAGTATGACTCAACAAACGGATGGAAACCACTTCTTCGCAGCGGCAAGATCGATGGTGGAACCTTCTCATAAATAGCAGAAAGCAAAGGAACGAACCCAAATGTCTTTCAATCCCCCAAGTGGTGTAACAAACGGCGCACAATACACATACGGAAACATCGTATGGGAGTTCGATGCAAGCAGCGGTGTGTGGAACATTGTTGATGGTTCTGTCATTGGGTCGCAGGGCCCTCAAGGAGACCCAGGCGAACCAGGTGCCCAAGGAAATACTGGCAATACTGGCGCAACTGGTGCGGGGGCAGCGGGAGATGGGCATGCCTTCATCGTTAGTGGTGAAGTGGGTACAGTACGCCGCGCCACAATAGCAGCAACTGGAGTTGCGTCATTCGATCCTCGCTATTTCGATTTGGGCGCGTCTGCTCACATCAAAATCGGTGGAACTCTTGGTGGCATCAGCATTAGCGATCAGGGAAAAAATGTAGACACCTACGGATGGGGTGATGTAATTGACATTTCGGGAACAACAGGACTTGCCTTTAATAAGACAACCAAAGGCGAGTATTCGATTGTTGGGTTGACGGCAACCAACGCAAAGATAGGTCTTGCGTCTTTCAACTCGACATACTTTACAGTATCAACAACAGGAAATGTCCAACTTGCCGCTGCTTATGGAGCCACAGGCGACACCATTCAAGCAGGATCTGCGATCAACATCGGAACTGGTAAGGTCATCAACAACATCGGCGTGACATCATTCAACGGTGCAACGGGTGCGATGACCATCACAGGAAGTCAGCATGGTATTCCATACATCAACACCTCTTTCCGCGCACAAGGTGGCTTGACAGCAACATCGAACTTGTTGTTCAACGGCACCTCTTTGACTTTCGGCACAGCGGCTGGAAGCAGAATCACCATAACTGGTACGGGAATGGTGCTTGGTGCAAACATGTCAATCACGGGCGGCATCTTCAGAAATCCCGCCGAAGCCGCGCCTGTGTACACCTTGGCATCGGGTGTCAATGATGTTGTTGTCAACGGTGCATCGGGAACCATTCAGAGATACAACATTTCCCCCAATGGAACCGTAACGATCAAAGCGGGATCTGGATGGCACAGTCTTTCAACGACTGTAGAAACCATTGCTGTAATCATCAAACAAAACAGCGGTAGCGGCTATACAGGGCAATTCGATTCAAGCATACTAACCGATGGACTGACACGACCCATTTTGTTCTCTCCCGACACAGTAACCAATGCTGCAATTACTGGATCTGTTGCTATGGTTACCCTGATGCGCGTACAGAAGACCGCTGGGGGTCTAACCATGGGTTTTGTCATCGCTTCGGGAATTACTGGGTCTGGTATCGAAATCAGTTGAGAAAGAGGAATCGTAATGGGATTCGCATGGCACAAACTTATTCCGCGTAGACTTTCAGGAACTACTGATTGTCCACCACCACCTCCTCCTTGCACAGATCCCGATGAAACCGCAACGATTTGTGTTAGCACATGCTATCCAAATGTGGGAGGAACGCAGATTTGTAGCAATTTCTGTGAAGATGTCGTGATTGGTGGGCCTCCGTGTGGTGGTGGGGTCGTTTTGGGATCGGGCATTCAATCAAATCCATTGGAACCTGTTGAATTGAGAATCAATTCTCCAATGTACTGTTATGTTGTTAGCAACTCAACTCCCGAAAACATCGGAATTTGCGATTTCGAAGAGCGAACTGGTGTAAAACACAACTATTATTACAGAACGCCAAATAGCCCATCTGCATCCCCCGCGCAAATTACGGGATCTGCATTTTGCATGAAGTACAATGCATTCTCCGTTCCCGATAGAGCAATGGTCATCAGCGGAAGAAACAGATACAAATACTTTGGATGGGGAGCAGATCCATCTTGCGATGGTACTATTCCCGCATTTTGGGATAGCGCGGGTGGAAGTGGTATCAAGCAAAACGAACTGTCGATATCAGGAAGAAGTTGGCCTGCCGCAAATAGTGTATTGGATCTTCCTCTATTTGGTGGACAGTCTTCTTTAAACCCCGTGTCAACCTATCCCTGTGCAAATGGCACATGCACCGATCAATCTTGCTTTTCTCCACGATTAAACGACGGAATCGGGCACTACGCTCCACCAAGCACTTCTAGTGCAAATGGAACGGGATATTACTCCTTTCAATGCTTTAACCCACAATCGTATGTTAACAATGGTGGTGGATTTGTCCCCGTTCCAACTTGTTCTGTTTGGTCATTGGTGCATGCTGTTTGGTACAACTTGCACGGCGGCGATGAGGCAAGTTACATCGATTTTTTCCCAAGTGTCAAAAGTGCTATCGACTCTTTGTTTGCGGCGGATCCGAGTGAAAATCAACTTGGAACCAATAAACAGAATGTTAGATACTACCTTGAGACCCTTGCGGATGCTCTACTTTCTCAAGCAGGATATACTTTCATCATTCCAAATGTGTTTCTTTGGGACAGAGATGCGTTCCTTTCTGCGGGAAATAATACCGACAAATGGAAACACATCTATGTTGTCGGAAATGCAAATGTGATTTTTGACACGCAATGTACCAATCGCGGAAGCGGCGCGGATATCTCAAGGTTTGGTTTTGTGTTTCACTTGGATGAAGTTTCCCATGATGTTGAATATGGCAGCACGGGAAATGCAAGAATCATTCAATGGTTCGGTTGCAACCCATCCAACGAAAACAACGGCGGTTCTATTGCCGAGTTGGGAGTTACTATATTGGATTGTGTGCCTACAAACCCTAAGGGTGGTATAGCCACTTTCTGTTCGATTTGTCAAAACGAAGACTCGCAAGGCTCTACTGATGTAGATCAGTTGCCGTATTGCCAGTATTTTGGTTATCGCCCATCCTGTTTGATCGATTGGCTTTTTGAAGGGCCTTGACATTTACGACACATTTGTGTAAAGTTCACTCAATAAATCTGTTCGACTGACAAGAACACCCGCCCTGAACAAGCGGGTGTTCCTCTAAATACCCTCGCATCTCAACATCAGGAGTACACAATGAGCAACGACCCGCACAGCCTTCCGACCGCGTATCAGCAATTCATTCACCTCAGCAGATACAGTCGGTGGCTTCCCGATGTTGGTCGCCGCGAGACTTGGACGGAGACTGTTGATCGCTACTTCAACTTCTTCGACAAGCATCTGAAGGACAATCAGAACTTCAAGTTGCCCAAGGAGACCCGCGAAGAACTTCGTGCCGCCGTCCTCAACCTTGAGGTGCTTCCGTCCATGCGTTGTCTCATGACCGCAGGAGAAGCCCTTGAGCGCGACAACATCGCGGGATACAACTGCTCGTATGCACATGTGAACCGCGTCCGTGCATTCGATGAAATTCTGTATGTCCTCATGTGTGGTACGGGAGTTGGCTTCTCGGTGGAGCGAGAGTTCGTTGACAAGTTGCCGACGATTGCTGAGGATTTCTCCGACACAGATACAACGATCATCGTTGCCGATTCTAAGCAGGGTTGGGCAAAGGCATACCGCGAACTGGTTTCTCTCCTGATCGTCGGACAGATCCCCAAGTGGGATACCTCCAAGGTTCGTCCTGCGGGTGCGCGACTGAAGGTATTCGGCGGTCGTGCTAGCGGCCCTCGTCCCCTCAATGATCTTTTCCAGTTCACGGTGGAGACCTTCAAGAAGGCTGCGGGGCGCAAGTTGACATCAATCGAATGTCACGACATCGTCTGCAAGATCGCTGAGATCGTGGTTGTCGGTGGCGTTCGTCGCTCGGCACTCATTAGCCTCTCCAATCTCACGGACGAGCGCATGCGCGATGCGAAGAGTGGTGCATGGTGGGAAGCAAACCCGCAACGGGCACTTGCAAACAACAGCGTTGCCTACAAGGAGAAGCCTGAGATCGGCACCTTCATGGAAGAGTGGCTGTCGCTCTACAAGTCCAAGAGCGGTGAGCGTGGCATCTTCAACCGTGCTGCGGCGCAGAAGACCGTTGCCAAGTTGGGGGATCGCCGTGATGCAAATCATGCATTCGGAACCAATCCATGCAGCGAGATCATCCTCCGCGACCGCGAGTTCTGCAATCTGACTGAGGTTGTGGTTCGTGAGAATGACACAGAGGAAAGCCTGAAGCGCAAGGTTCGCCTTGCCACGATCCTCGGCACGATGCAAGCCTCCTTGACCAACTTCCAATACATCTCCTCGGAATGGGCAAAGAACTGCCGCGAGGAAGCCCTTCTTGGCGTTTCGCTGACGGGCATCCTTGACTGCAAGTTGACCAATGGACGATCAGGCAGCGGGGTGAATGACGAACTCGGTCTTTCTCTGCTGCTTTCCGAAATGCGTCAATTGGCAATCGATACCAATAAGGATTGGGCAGATCGGATCGGCATTGAACAGTCTGCCGCGATTACCTGTGTCAAGCCATCGGGAACGGTGTCGCAGTTGACGGATGCCGCATCGGGCATTCACGCCCGTCATGCGCCTTACTATGTCCGCACCGTCCGTGCCGATAACAAGGATCCGCTGTGTCAGATGATGAAGGAGATGGGATTCCCCAATGAAGCCGATGTCATGAAGCCTGAACACACCACGGTGTTCTCCTTCCCGATGAAGTCTCCCGATGGTTCCGTGTTCCGCAAGGACATGACCGCCATCGAACACCTGAACCTGTGGCTTGTCTATCAGCGCAACTGGTGTGAACACAAGCCGTCGATCACGGTAACGGTCAAGGAGAGCGAGTGGATGGATGTCGGTGCGTGGGTGTATGCCCACTTCGATGAGGTGTCGGGCATCTCGTTCCTTCCCTATGCAGATCACTCCTACCGTCAGGCTCCGTATCAGGACTGCACAAAGGAAGAGTATGAAACCCTTCTCGCCAAGATGCCAAAGGATGCCGATTGGAGTCTCCTTTCCAATTATGAAAAGGAAGACAACACGGTTGGGAATCAAACATTTGCTTGCTCGGGCGACAAGTGTGAGGTTGTTGACCTGACTCGGACAGGCTAAATAGAGTGGGTTCGTTATGGAAGTCTTTCTAGCATCACTTTGGGTTGCCACGGTTCTGTTCTTGCTCTACGAGACAAGCGTGGTGTACTCATATCTGAAGAGACTTCCATTCCTGAACTTCATCACCCTGATCAAGGAATATGACCACGATCTCAAAATGGGGAACTGGACGGGGTCTTACTCATCATTCATGCAGTTCATGCGGGAAGGATTCTTGATTGATCTCCTTACCTGTAGATACTGCTTGGGTGCATGGGCAGCAATAGGCGCATCCTATTTCTGCGGCTTCGAATACACGCCGTTGGTTTACATGGCATCCCAACTTGAGTACTCGGGATTCAGGGCTTTAGAGAAATACCTTTCGCGCATAGGAGAAGACTCCGATGAATGAGATCACATTTGAAAGCATGGAGGCTTTGTATAGACACATTCAATCTAGGGGTGGGGCAGCCCCCGCATCGCACGGTGCCATGGGAACATTCTTCGCATTGATGAGTGTGTATACCAATCCCAACACTTGCTCCTGTAAGAAGGGGAAGAATGCTCTCAACAACATCATGACAGCATGTCGGGCATTCTCAGGGATGACGGGAGATGTGCTAGCCAACTGCAAGTCGATGTTCGACAACAAGACAGTCATTGTCAAAGAAAACGGAACTGAAATCGTGAGGTTCTAACGATGTCAACCGCCGAGAGGGATTTTGTCAAGGCGGTGAGACACGACTTGAATGAATACGGAATGAGACTCGTATTCAGTCGCGGTAGGTTTGTACGCGCAGACGGAGTGAAATGTTTCGGCTTCTTCGATGAGAAGCAAATCCGTGTAGCGAAGGGCAATCCTCGTTGGATAGAAGTCCTCGCGCATGAGTACTCCCATTTCATTCAATGGCTTTCGGGAAGCAGACTGTATTCCCTTTGCTTTGGCCCTATGGGCGACTATGCGACAATACAAGAGGATTGGCTTCGCGGAAAGAAGTACGAAGCACGGCGGGTTCACAAGGCGTTTGATGCCGTTCGTGCCATGGAGCGCGAGTGTGAGATGATTGCCGTGGAGGTCATGAAGGAATACCAACTGGGCATAGACATCGAACGCTACAAGCAGGAAGCAAACTGCTATGTCTATATCCACCATCTCATGGAGATCCATCGGAAGGAACTAGACAAGTTCAAAAAGGATCCGATGATCCCCTATTACATTCGAAAGATGCCGTCTTCATTCAGACAGCAGAGCCATTCCACCCTACCCAAAAAGGTGGAAGAGATCTTTTCGAAGTGCGTGTGACCATAGTCTAAATACTTCCGTCATCGGCTTGTTTCTGCGATGCTTCCGTGCATCAATCCCGATGGCAACAGGAGGTGTGGCATGTGGAATTACCGCCTCGTAAAGCGTGTTCAGCGCGTAGGTTTGCAAGACTTTGTCACCTATGGCATCCACGAAACCTATTACAACCAAAAAGGTGAACCCAACGGAATCACGGAAAGACCTGTGGAGCCGTATGGGGAAAACGCCACGGAAATCCTCCTGAGTTGGTCTCAGATGGCTGAGGCATTCACGAAGCCGATCCTAGACTACGATGAGTTCGTCAACAAGGATGTGGAGGAAGTCGATGACCTTGAGGACTTGGTCAGCCTGAAGAACATTACCTTCAAGCATGACGAAAAGCCCGTCACAAAGAAAGAGATGATGAGATACAAGCACGAACACGCCAAGGAGCGCGAACTGGCTGAAATCATCTATAACAGTCAATGTGTCGGGAACTCGGTCGAAAAGGTAATCAACTTCGGACAACTCTTGGTTGAGGACTCCAAGAACCGAACATCCAAGAAAAAGTGAACAATAGCAGTCGGGCTAAATACAGGTAACCTTTCCAAGACCTGTACCATGGCAAACGACTACTATCAACTTTACAATCATGCCTATTCGTTCGCCTCTAGCGAAGTGAATTCGGGCGGCGTTACCTATTCGCTCCCACAGAATGACTATGGCATCTACGGTCAGCATGTCGATGCCTTCTTCAACACCATTAGCCGCAGCGCAGGAGCCACGGGGAACCTCGCTGTGTGGTTTGTCTCGGACAAGGGGCTGACTTACTACACCCACTCTCTAGGGGCTACAGCGGCGATTACAGGCTATGTACAGAGCCGCTTCCCGATCACCGCCTCCTCAGAAGGACTCGGTCTAATCGACCTCAGAGGCTCCCCTGATTGGATCAAGATTGTTGGAGATGGAATTGCTGGCCCAACAAGAGGGTCAACCGCATCTGTTGATGCAACCGATTCGACTCAGTATGTCAATAGCATCAAAGCAGTCTTTGGACTCCTAAAGAATCAATACCCGAACATCGATTGGGCTATCGCAGGGTTGCCCCACATTCCCTATGTCATGGCGTATGCCCCGCCCGTAGGTGAGTCGCCCACATGGGATCCCTCTCTGACCAACACGGGTGGTTATACGGCTCCTGCATGGTGGGATCCCGAACATCCAACAGGAAGCAGCGGGTCGGATTACTACAACTGGCTGAATGCCCCACAAGAATTGCGCTCGTTCTATGAGCAACTTGTCACGGACGGCATTCAGGAGATGGTCTTTGACAACTGTGCCGTGAACTGGCTATGTCCCGACATTCGTGTTCCGTATGCAGATTCTCTTCCGTTCTATGAATTTGGATATGACCCCGAAGCAAACTATCAGAGAAACAAGACGCTATGTCAGTTGTCATCCGAAAAGGCAAAGAGTTTGTTGGTGAAGAGTTATCCAATGATCTCTACCATGTATCCGTCTCGCCCCCTGACGAGATATGACGATCCTGAATCTCAATACACGATCTCTGAAAGTATACCAGGGGAGTATGTGGACATTGATGGTGAATCTTACGAAGGCACAACCGCAAATGCATCTGATGGTTACTATCCATCGCTGACATATCGATATGACATGATTCAAGCGGCGATTAATGGTACTTCAGATGGATTTGTCTTCTTCGATCCCGCCCCATCATTGATTGAGATTGCTTGCACAGGCGACATATCCGCAGGAGAAACTGGATATGACTCGCAGATTCGTGCGCGAAACGCGATCTCCACCATGATGTACGGCGGCACTTACGAAGATGGATATGCACCATCGGGTAGTGGATTTGCAGATCCGTGCGTGAAGTCTGAGTTGCTGAGGTTCGCATCGAAGAGAACCGTTGGCTATCTTGACGATATCCGCGAAAGCGTGAATTTGGCGGGAAATGGTGTGCAGGATAGCGGAAACTTGAATGGATGGATACGCGGTGCCCGTGATCCGAATCAAATGGAAGTTTCCTATGATGTTAGAGAATCATCCAATAGGTCTAGTAGTGATTCGGCTTATGGTGAGCAGTATTGGACACAGAGAGTTTTAGGTGGAAGTAATTGTGAGTGTCCTGTTGATTGTGAAGATTCGGAAAATCCATATAGCACTCAAGGTGGAGCAGCCTCTTGTTGTTGCATAGAAGTTTATCGATATGAACCTGTCCCAGGCAATACATGTCCATGCCGAAATTTGAGAATTACAGGAACACCTAGAAGCACCCCTGCATGCGAAGAATATGCCGAATGTCCATGCGAAACAACCCATACAATCGATGTTTCGAACATGATGGATGATTGTGCGGAAGATTCTTGCAAAAGAGTGGTGGATATTAGTGCTTCATGTCAATGTGTTGAGGTAGTAAATCCACCAGGTGGTTTAAACACCTGTGGACTTGGTGGTTGCATCACTTGTTTCTGTGCGTTGGCGGAAGTGCCCACTCTAGTTCAGGGATGCAATCAACTTGAAATGATGCAAAGTGAAGGTTCGGCTCCTATTGGTGAGAAAATGGACTACTCTCTAATTTTGGACATGAGAAATTACAAACGATCATCACCAAACCAAAAGACATTCATCATGACCCGTCCAATTGGTGGAAAGATATCGGATTGGAAGTCGGTATATCAGGGAACTATCGAAAACAGCCAATACGCCATCTTTTTTCAGGCAGGGAAAACAATACTAAAGCCATCTGTGTCAGTTGATGCGCTTCGAACACATTTGAACAAGGAAGTGCTACGGCATTTGCCGAACCAGTACTTCACAACCTAAATACAGGTAGAAAGGAGAACACAAATGGAACACATTCTAGGTACTGCGTGGTGGAGCGTCCTCATGTTCGTCGCGGGTGCGCTGATCGGTGCGCCTCTGTGGAAGTGGCTTTCTGCAAAGATGCCATGGAACAAGTGACTTGACATCACATCGTTTGTGGTGTACAATTTCGGAATGCTAATCGGAGTGAATGCACCACGATGATCAAGTTCAAGAAGATCCGTTGGAAGAACTTTCTCAGCACGGGAAACAACTTCACGGAGATCCAGTTCGACAAGACTGACACTACCCTCATCTTGGGCGAAAACGGGGCGGGTAAGAGTACTCTTTTAGATGCTCTTACCTTTGTCCTGTTTAACAAGCCTTATCGGAACATCAATCTTCCGCAACTGGTCTCCTCGGTGAACGAGAAGGAGTCGTTGGTTGAGATTGAGTTCTCGGACGGTAAGGCGGATTACAAGGTAGTTCGCGGTCAGGCACCCAAGGTCTTTGAGATTTGGAAGGATGGCAAGCAACTTGACCAAGACTCCAAGTCTCGGGACGGACAGAAGATGCTTGAGGAAACCGTCCTCGGAATGAATTACAAGTCATTCTGTCAGGTGGTCATTCTTGGCTCTGCAAACTACATTCCGTTCATGCGACTTACTGCGGCAGAGCGCAGGGCTGTGGTTGAAAGTATCCTTGACATCGGTGTCTTCTCATCCATGAATGCACACCTCAAGGAACGAGTCAGCGCGAACAAGGAAGAGTTGCAGCATGCGGACTCCGCACTCGCGGTCGCGCGTGAGCGCGTGAGCGTACTCAAGCGCATGCGCGAGGATGAGAAGAAGCGCAGCGAGATGGATGAGGCTTGGGAAACGGAGCAAGTCGAAGCCGCGAACAAGACCATTGATGAAGCCAAAGAGATCATCAAGAAGTGTCATGATCGTATCGAAGAACTGTCCTCCACCATCACCGATAGCGACAAGGTATCTACCAATCACGGCAAGTACTGCCAGTTGAAATCACAGATACAGAAGAAGATCCAATCTCTGACCAAAGAGGTATCGTTCTACGAAAAGAACGACAGTTGCCCCACATGCTCTCAGAAGATTGCTGAGGAGTTCAAGCAGGAGGCAATCGACAAGGGCAAAACAAAGGTCTCTGAGATGGACAAGGCGATTGCCGATCTCTCAAAGGAGATTGATATTGCCGAAGCGAGGATCGAAAACATTCAAGTTGTTATGATGGAAATCAGCGACTTGAATTCCATGATCGTCAAGAAGACGAACGAGGTCGAATCCACGGAGAAGCACATCAAGACAATCACCGCCAAGAAGCCCACAAAAGTTGGCAACATCTTAGAGGATCTGTCTGCTGCTTTGTCATCGGAGGAAGAGGCGATTGAGAACAAGAAGGATCTGATCGAAGAGCAGCACTATTTGTCGCTTGCGGGAACGCTCTTGAAAGACTCGGGAATCAAGAGTCGAATCATCAAGAACTATGTCCCTGTGATCAACGACACGATCAACAAGTATCTCGGTCAGATGAACTTCTTCGTGAACTTCCACCTAGACGAGGAGTTCAACGAAACCATCAAGTCGCGTCACCGCGATGTCTTCACCTATGCATCATTCAGCGAGGGTGAAAAGAAGAAGATCGACCTAGCCCTGCTGTTTGCATGGCGGTCGATTGCTTCGATGAAGAACTCTATCACCACCAATCTTCTCGTATTGGACGAGGTCTTGGATGGTAGTTTGGATGACTCTGCAATCGAAGCCTTCCTAGACATTATGGCTAATTCGAAGGGCGGTACGAACACCTTCGTGATTAGCCATAAGCCTAAGGAAGTTCTTCAGGATAAGTTCGACCGCTGCATTCAGTTTGCCAAGCGCGGCAACTTCAGCAGGGCGTTCTGATCACTCGGTAATCAGACGAAGAGGCGGTGCTTCCACGGTCTTGTCGGGAACGACGAGACCCGATCCGAAGTTCTCGTTATAGTCATTGACCAACTGGGTCTTTGGAGTTGCAACGAATGCAACCGCCTTCTCGGGCAATTCCATGCTATCGGTTTCGCAGTAGGGAAGCCACGGTGCCATTCCCAACTTGCCGTTTCCGACAGGAAGAATGATGGCGGGGGACTTGATCAGCCAAGTTGCAGACTTAGTGTGAGTCTGCGGATTTTCCAACACCTTGCTGATTACTTCTTCACCCGAATTCAATCTAAACAGTTTCACTTCGCTCATGATGTGAGTCTCCTTGTGTCATGTATGTAGGCTTCACGCGGTGAAGTCTATAGACACAGTCGTTCCGATCTCATCGTTTCTCTCAGGTATCAAATACGGTCTGTTTGTAAATCTTTCGATTCCACTTTCGCTGAACTTGACACCAATACGGGGATCTGTGTTGACTAGGCTTGCTCGGCGCGAAGTGCTTGTCGGCACAACCGTGCCAAAAGGAATGGATGGATATGGATATGTTGTGCTTGTATCAGAGGACTCTCTCTGTAGCACTCTATTCTTTGCGCTTACACCCGAACTAGAAAGGTACTGATTCAAGAATGCAAACGGAGTCCATGTTGTCCCCCATGGGAATGTGATTGGTTTTGTCGAACCAATACCCATTCCACGAATAGATGCAAATGCTGTTCTTTTATTTGTATCTGAGTAGTATGTGTATCCCGCACCAGTTACAAAGCCCAAGAAAATACCTTTGTCACGGTAATAAGTCATTACAGGAGAACCCACATCACCTCTTACAACAGCAGTAGTTCTTATCGTATTTCCCATTTCATGCAATGACATGGATGGCATTTGGACGCATGCATCCGATCCCTTGAAAAGCAAAGTGGGAAGTATGGAAGGATCAAATGTGTTGCTGATCGGTGGACAGAATGTGCCGTGATGCCCTCTTCCTTCTTGACCGATAGCCAATGCATAGAAAACAGGATCGCTCTGATAGATGTCGATTAGTTCCATTCGACCGATGTCGCTCGGCAAAGATGAACTGAACTTGATGATCTTGATGTCATCGAAGTATGATTTCATCTCATTGAACTTGGCGAGTGTTTCTGCGCTGCTGTTCTCGTCAACAAACCCTATCGCGTCCCACATTTGCTTAAAGGTTGTCGCACTAGAAGAAACGGTAGGAGTGATGAATCCACTTGCCCCCGAATAGAAACGAAGGTTTTCATTGTCTATATCTGCCTCTGCCGAAACAATCGCATGCATATCGGAGATCACTACCGCTGATACGCCCTTTCCACTATCGCTGAACATGCTGTATGGCACAGGTCGCTTGAACCTGTTTCTCACATTGATCGATGTGTAGTCCAATCCTTGATATGGCGTATTCGCCATGAACAATGTATTGAACGGCGTGTTGATGTCTACTATTGTTCTTGGCTGATCTGCATAATTGAACAAATCGTGTAGTTGTGGGGAGTACCCGCTTTCGTAGTAAGATCCCTTTAGGTTTCCCTTGCAGTCCATACCGTCCAAATCATTGACTGCCGTTCCACCCTCACAAATACACTCCAGTTCCTTGGTAAACCCCTTGAAGGGGCCTGCATAGAAACGCTTTGCTCCACTTTGAGATCCAACGATGATCGACCCCTTCAATGGAAATGCATCGACCCCATTGTCACTCGTCATATCTCTATCCGTGAAAGGTCGAAGACCTGTATTGAATGTCGGTAGAGTGATGATGTCAATTTCGCTTTGATATGGGAAGACAGCATCGGGATTGATTACGATGTCTTTTGTTTCGGGATAGTAGAGAGTGAGCCTACCGCGCTCACCCGAGAAGATTCCAAAAACTGTTGCGCCTAAGTGAGAGTCGAACAGATAGTTGGATCCGCTGTTTCCATGATCGGGTGGATAGAGAAGTTGCAGTTGCTCACCCTCAACGAATGGCTTGACAAAATCACTCCCTGTGAAAATGTCATACCCCATCATGTTCCCCGCTGCAATCACGGTTGCCTTGCAATCGTTGCCGAAGATCATGTGATACCCCCCGAACTCCAGTTTGCGTTCTTTAGTTTGCCTATTTCGACTCGCGTGGGGGACTTGTTCTTGAGTTGCCTGACAGAGGGCTTCTTCGCCTTGTCTGCCTTCCCTGTTCTAAGAGACATCACATGGGTAGTGTCTCCACTACCGCTTGTAGGAACGGTACTCCACTCCTTGATGTCCCGAATCAGCGTGTCGTAGTGCTTAGGCATTTCATCATATTTAGCCTTGCAGCGACTCGCTGTAAATCTCCCGAATCAGGGTCTTCAGACGAACAGGATCCTGAACCCCCTGAATGGTGTCGATCTCGTCGCAGATCAAACTCAGGGTATCTTTGGACATGTCCACCACATCCGTCTTGTTGTTTATTTCCTTTTCGGTCTGATCGGTGATGCTGATCGAATGAGTCGGGGCATCATTCAGCCGATCCAACAGGTTGTCGAACATGATCGGACGAGTCTTGTTCTTGACCAAGATTCGAACGAATGTATTGCGATAGGGCTTGCAGTTCAGGATGTTGTAGTCTTCCTTGGTATCGTCATACTCCAACTGTTGGAAGATCTGAATGGGGTTCTCAATGAACTCCATCTCGCCCGTGCGCGGGTGGAAGACGCTGAACCCCTTTCGCTCGTTCAGGTCGGCAAATGTCATCTGATACTGGGTGCCCAAGTAGTGAATGTTTGCCCTGCTGTGACGGCAATGAAAGTGACCGCTGTATACCGCCTCATAACTCTTGAACAGGGCGGGATCCATGCCATCGTGATGTTCGACACCGCGAAGAACCTCGTAGCCGCTCACTTCAAAGTGTCCCATGAGTACGCGCACGGGCGCGGACGCGATGAACTTCAGGCACTCCTCTGAGTTGTCCTTGGTGATCCATGGTACCAATCCAATCTTTGTTTCACCCAAGTCAAGCACCGTGGGTTGCTCATGGATGCGAATGTTCGGGTAGTTGCGGAACAGTTCAATGACCGAGTTCAGTCGATTGGTGTTCTTGAAGAAGACATCATGGTTGCCCAATGTGATGTCCATCTCAACGCCCATGTTCTTCAGCGGCTCCAAGAACCGAGTTCGAACCTGATGGAGTGTATGGAAGTTCACAAACTTGCGGCGATCAAGAAAGTCGCCCAAGTGAATGATCCGCTTGATTCCCCGATCTTCTAGGGTCGGGAAGAAGACCTTCTCCCAAAACTCCATGAAGTGTTCAAGGAAGATCGGGCTGTCGTTTCGGGCACCAAAGTGAGTGTCGTTGATGATTGCAATCATAGATCTTCCATCACATCATCTAGCGTGTGCTTTGGCTCCTTGGATACCTTGCGCTTGCGCTTCTTCTTTTTCTTGGGCTTCAGGGATTCGGATGAGAGGCTGCTGTCGCTGATGAATTCGGCGTATGGGCTTTGATTCCCATCCTCAAACTTCGAATGCTCTTCTTCCATCCAGTTTCGGAAACGACCTGTCGGATCGTTCTCCTCAAAGCACTTCATCTTGATGTAGAGTTGCTTCTTCTCTTTCTGAATGCGCCTGAGGAAGGCGTAGTAGATGATCTGCGTGAAGAAAGCGAACGGATTGCGAGACTTGTTCGGATCGAAGTTGGTTGCATACATGATGCAGTTCTCAACCGAATCCGATACCATCTCGTCCTTGTAGGTGTAGTTCGCAAAGTTCGGCTTCTTCGCCAAGTTGTTTGCGATGTCGAGAAAGCATTGTCCGATGTAGTTGCTCACACCAGGTGGCTTTGTCCCTGCCTTCTTCGCCTTGGCAACAGCCTTCTTGTGTGTAACCAGTTCCTCTAGGAACCGTTCGTTATCAATGTAATGGTTTCCTGCTCTTTTCTTGGTCATTCTCTCTCCATGTTGTTGGGAGAACTATAACACCGACTTCTGTTGGAGTAAAGAACATTGTCAGCAGAATCTTTACTCACTTCACGGAATCAAAGGCAATTTACTCGTTCCCGCTACTAGATACTCTTGAGGTTCAAGAGGACAATAGTACCTATAGAGTACTACTTAAGTAACCTCTTTAGAGAGTACATAGAGTACTTCTAGTACCCTAAAGTACCTAGCCGAGCCGAGGATCGCCGCCCCAACCAGGGAACTCGTCGTGCCCCTCTTCGAACTCAGCATCATCCTCATCGTCATCAGATTCTTTCTCTAGATCCTCAACGGTCTTGTTGCCACCGACCATGCCGTTCTCAATCATGTCGCTCATGATGTCAGACTGAATCTTCGCCTGAGTGTAGTCAGCCACTATGTCCTTGTTGGGCTTCATGATGCACATGACAGCCTTCTTTGGAATGATGTAGTACACATCGTCGCTGAACTCCATCCAATCCCTCAGCATGACTGTGACTTCCTGCGGCATGTTTGGCTTTTGATTCGGGAGAGCAACAGCCACCAGTACCATCGGCTTCTCAAAGATGTAGGAATCGTTCCCTCCATTGGCGATCCCCGCAACGATCACTTCCCCCGACATCATTCTGATCAGTTTGATCGGGTAATACTGAGTCATTTGGATCCCTCCTTTGGTCTCTGTATCTTCATCTCAATTGGAAGTTTGACCAACTTGTATCGGAACTGTTCCGACTCGTAGATCTTCACGCGCTTCAGGAAGTGCTGTAGCGTGTAGTTCAAGTTGTCTCCGTGGTGAAGATCGTCGGCAATGTCATACAACTTTGCGATGTGCTTTCCTTCACACTTGCGGAGTTGGCGACCGATGCTTTGAAGAATACGAATACGGCTCTTGGATGGGCTAGCGAAGATCACATTCTTCAGGCTTCGAATGTTAATTCCAGTTGAGAAGGTTCCATATGAGGCAACGATGATTGCATTCTCTTCCTTCTCAACGATGGATCTAATTCCCTCTCGCTGCTCAAGTTCGGTCTCTCCTGCAACAAAGAAGACCTTTCTGCCTTCAATGACAGTCGTTGCCGTCTTCTTGATCAACTCATACAAAGGCTTTCCATGCTTCTCGACATAGTTGAACAGGACAAGTGTATTGCCACGGGTAGCAGAAGCCAAGAAAGCGATGAACTCGTTTCTCTTCTCACAGTTGACCAACCACTCAATCTCGCTGTGATAGTCCAATCCACAGACACCCTTTCGGATCTCAGGTGGGTATCGGAGCATTAGGCATTCAATTCGTAGATTGGTCAGGAGGTTTCTCTCCATCAGTTCCTTGGTCGTGATGACGCGGTGAACTGGGCCGAAAAGACCTTCGATAGCCAACTTGTGAATCTTGCTGCCGTCCAAGGTTCCCGTGAGTGCGATTCGATATGGGCAGTCGATCAACTTGTTCATGATCGTGTTCAGACTCTGCGCCTTGAACAGGTGTGCCTCATCCCCGATGACCACCTCAAAGTTATCGAACCATGCGCGAGGCAACTTGTAGATGCTCTGCCATGTGGAGATGACGATCTGCTTATCGGTCAACTTTGCCTCGCCGCCAACGATACGGTGGCAGTTCTTGTCGGCATTCCAATTCGTGGTTCCCGAGTAATCCTTGAAGTCGGAATACAACTGGGCGACCAACGAAATGGTAGGAACGATGATCAGTATCTTCTTATTTGGTGCGATGGCGTTTTGGTAATAGCGCACCATGGAATAGATGGCAAGACTCTTTCCGCTAGCCGTAGGAGAAAGCAAGACACACCGCGATTGGTTAAGAGCATGACAGACCGCATCGACTTGGTGGTCGTGGGGTTCCAGCGGCTTTCCATCGGCGGTGGGATTCAGAGCCTTGATGAACTCCCGAACCTTGTCGCAATCGAACTTTATTTCGGGTTGGGCTACTGAAGAATCGACCCGCAACTCATAACCGCGATCCTTGGCAAAGGTCGCAAGATAGTCCATGAGTCCCGAGGGAAGGAGACCCGAGTATGCGTTGAATAGCCGTATCTTGCCGTCCCATACACGCCGCTTGTACGCGGGTGTGTACTTTGCCCCTGGGACTTCGAATGTGAAGTAGTCTTGAAGTTCGTATGCAACGCCGTTCTCCGCAATGATACGAAGATAGGCGGTATTCATGCTACGAACTTCAATCACGCTCATTCAAGGTATTTAGGTCACCCCGCTCATGAACTTTCGCCACTCAATCGCGTTGCGGATCACCCATTGGCGGTTGTTGATGCCCTTGATGATGCTGTCCAAGTACTCAACCTTTGCCTTCTGTAGGTCGATCTTGGAGCGAACGCGAACCAAGTCTTCATCGGCATCCATGTAGGTGTCCATGTCCTGTCGCAGAATGCGATGACCAAACGGCTCCCATCCAAGTTGATCCAGTTCCTGCTGCGACAACTTGCCGTTGTAGTACTCCCACTTCTTCTTTCGAAGTAGGTTGTAGTCGGCATCCAACTTTCGAAGCACCAAGCACTCATCGTGGTAGATGTTGAGGTACTTGCCGTGCAGTTGCGGGATACGGATCGATTCGTCACCGAGTTCGGTTCCGTCGATCTTCAGGTCAGTTTCGACCATTTCCTTGATTCGTTCGATGTTCATTGCGGGAATTCTAGCACAGGATTGAATGGAAGCAATAGATACTTGTGTGAAAGTCTTAGGTATTGACTACTCCATGACCTCACCCGCAATCACTCTGATTGACGGAGAGACAGCCACTTGTTGGTTTCTCACATCGGTCAAGCGCAATCAGGTCATGCATACTTTTGGAATGCTGACATGTGTCGGGGATGTCTACCCCGACTACCTCTGTCCCGAGCAAAGATACGATCTCATTTCTGAATGGGCTGTCTCCAAGTGCAGAGTCGATGCTGACGCTCTCGTCATAGAGGACTATGCAATGGGGGCTAAGGGAAAGGTCTTTCATATCGGAGAGAACTGCGGGATGCTCAAGCACAAGTTATGGAAGAGCGGGATTCGATTTGAAACCGTTGCACCGACAGCCTTGAAGAAGTTCGCGGCAGGAAAGGGCAACGCAGACAAGTGCATCATGCATGCGGCTTTCAGGGATCAGACGGGAATCGATCTCATGAAGTCCATGGATAAGGAGAGCAAGGACTGTGGAAGTCCTGTCTCAGACATAGTTGACTCGTACTTCCTTGCGCGGTATGCTCTCAGGAAGCAACCACAACATTAGCAATGTCGGGGAACGCCTCTTGAACCATCGGCTTGGACAATCCGTATCCGTACCCAAAGGTGCCGCCCAACAGTTCCTTGATCAGTTTTGCCTCATCGGGGTGAACAGACTCAAGGATCTGAATGAGCAGGATGTCCTTCCGCTCCTTGGGGAGGTTATAGGACTCTTTGAAGATGTACATCCGCTTGGCTTCCTGAAACAGGCTCGACATGGTCAAGCCTTCGGGTGCCTGATCGGGCGTGTACGGAGGGAGATCGGATCGGTACCACTTTGCGTTATCAAAGAACGCATAGTGAAGCAACTGCTTCAGCGTGTGGGTTCCGTTCTCACGAAGAAGACGGATCGTGTCTTCACGGCTCTTAGAGTTTTGCGAGATTTTCTTCAGTACTTCGGGAATGGTCAGGGTGGTTGGCATGATGTTGTACCTCACCCTTATTTAGCACTCAGGACTTGACACGGCAGGGATCGTGGTCTATACTTGTCACAATCGTAACCCAAACATAAGGATTACAAACACATGGAAAGCAACGATACAAAGCAGCAGAAGACACCTCAGCAGAAGGTTTGGCTCCGAGACGAGCAGAAGACCGCCGTTGTTCGGCGGGTCGAACTCCACCCCAACTGGGGCAAGCAGTACCTCGTCACCACCCATAGCAATGAGTGGGGCCCCGAGACCTACTGGGTCAAGGAAGAGAATGTCGAGCCGATGGGGGCGCATCGTAATGGCTAAGTCTGTCCGCAAGCGTACCGTCAAGACGGTCAAGACAAAACCCACAATGGAGCAACCTGAAGTGGCACCCGATGCAATTCCAATCGCACTTCCCGTCAAGGAAGAGAAGAAGATCCCGACCATCTATGTCATGGTCTGTCAGGCGGGTCAGTATGAATCTGACTCTTGGCTTGGACTTGGATGGGCAATCTTCAAGCACCGTCTGTGGCATCTTTGGAACGATGGCTCTTTTATGGACTGATACTTGAACATCTTCGTACTACAACCTAGTCCTGCTGCGGCTGCGCGTGACATGTGCGACAAGCATGTTGTCAAGATGATCGTGGAGTCGGCACAGATGCTGTCAACGGCACATCGTGTCCTTGACGGATCGCCAACCATTCGGGTATCTCCGAAGGGGCGAAACATCAAGCATTGGAAGCACCCCAACTCCGAAATGGATCGGATGCTGTGCCTTCCCACGATGGTCAATCACCCATGCACCAAGTGGGTTATGCAGTCATCCGATAACTATGGGTGGCTGTACGACCACGGGATCGAATTGCTGCGCCAGTACACGCTGCGGTACGACAAGGTACATTCGATGCAGACGCTTTACACAAACTATCTGATTGACCATCCGATGAACATTTCGGTGGACAAGCAGACACCGTTTGCACAGGCAATGCCCGAGCAGTACCGTTGTTCAGATGCAGTAACCGCATATCGCAACTACTACATCGGAGAAAAGAAGCGGTTTGCTAAGTGGGCAAAGACTCCAACACCTTCGTGGTTTTGATCTGCGAATCGCATAAATACAAGACTCGCTATGCCAAACTACGATTACCTATGCCGTGCATGTGACCATCGATTCGAAGAGTTTCATCTCATAAAGGATCGATCTAAGCCATGCAAGAAGCCTTGCCCAAACTGCGGCAAGAAGAAGGTGGAACAGTACATCGCGTCTGCTCCACCGATCATCGACCCAGTTCGATTGGGAATTCGTAGACCCGACAGCGGATTCAAGGAAGTCATTTCCAAGATCAAATCCGCACACCCTAGACACGGAATGAGAGACTATTGAACATGAACACCAATGAAGTGAAACTCGTTTCCGTGGAAGCGGAAGGCATGGGACGCTACTATCAATCGCCAACCAACGGCAAGTGGTATCCATCGGTTACTACCGTTGTAAACCATGAGGATGCCGAGAAGTGGAAGAAGTGGCGTGAGGATCCCGAGAACGCGAAGAAGTCTCAGATGGCTATCAATCGCGGAAACAAGTTGCACTCCTTGGTGGAAGAGTACTTGATCAACAAGGTCGCCCCTACGGAGATCGGTGATCGTTGGCATTTTGATCCGATTCTCCCGCTGTTGGAGAACATCGGAAAGATCGATGCCATCGAAACGGGATTGTGGTCTGATACGCTCATGCTTGCAGGACGAACGGACTGCATCGGTGAGTACTGCGGCGAACCCGCAATCATCGACTTCAAGACCGCATCCAAGGAGAAGAAGCGTTCGTGGATCACGAACTACTTCCATCAGGCTGCTGCGTATTCCTACATGTGGGAAGAGCGCACAGGCAAGCGAGTCGAACGGCTTGTTGTACTGATCGTCAACGACGAAGGCACCGCTCAGGAGTTCGTGGAACACCGCAACGACTTCAGGGAGGGGTTGGCGAATGTCATCCGCTCCTATTGGGTAAAGAACAACTTCAAGCGGGTACAGGAGATTGCCAATGGGATGGCTCAAAAGACTGCTTGAATACTTCGGGTGGACACTTGCCCGATCAAATGAGATCGTCGTACCTCCAAAAGAGGAGCGATATCATTGCATTCGTTTCATGACAGACCGAGGGGAACAGATCGGAATCCTTCTGACGAGCGAAGAGTTCGAAACGGGCATTCGTCGTTGGGTGGACACGATTGAAGAGATGCCAATCGATACGGCAAGCCCCGCAGAAGACGAAAGGGTTCCGTAATGGGATCAATCATCAACATCGAAGACACTTTCAGCAAAGAGATCGAAGAACTATGCAAGAACCGCAAGGAGGGAAAATACATCGATGCGATTCTTGAACTCTGTGATAAGCATGGAATCGAACCCGAGTCGGTAGCCAAGTTGGTTACCAAGCCGATTCGGGAGAAACTGAAGGCAGAGTTTGAGGATCGAAACATGTTGAGGGGAACAAAGAAATCGTCTAAGTTGCCCCTTGACTGACATACAACACACGCTATACTTGTCACAATCGTTTCACACAACACGCAACACACAGGAGATACACACATGTCAGGATTTGCAAGCATGAAGAAGAACGCTCAGTCCGCAATCGACAAGTTGTCGAAGGAGATGAGCAAGGTCAGCGAGAAGAAGAACTACGATGATGATCGCTTTTGGACGCTTGAGCGCGACAAGGCGGGTAATGGCTACGCGGTGATCCGCTTCCTGCCGCCCGTCGAAGGCGAGGACATTCCTTGGGTGCGGCTCTTCAGCCACGGCTTCCAAGGCAAGGGTGGTTGGCTCATCGACAACTGCCCGACTACGATTGGGAAGAAGTGCCCGATCTGCGAGGCAAACAACGAACTTTGGAACAGCGGACTTGAGTCCAACAAGGGCATCGCCCGTGACCGCAAGCGCAAGTTGTCGTACATCGCCAACATCCTTGTTGTCAGCGACCCGTCGAACCGCGAGAACGAGGGCAAGGTGTTCCTCTTCAAGTTCGGTAAGAAGATCTTCGATAAGTTGCAGGAGGCAATGAACCCCACCGCACCTGACGAGACGAAGATCAATCCGTTCGACTTTTGGCAGGGTGCCAACTTCAAGTTGAAGGCGCACCTTGAATCGGGCTATGTCTCATACGAGAAGTCCGCGTTCCAAACGCCGTCCGAGGTGTTTGATGGTGATGACAAGCGGCTTGAGGCTCTGTGGAAGTCACAGCATGCCCTCCTTCCGTTCGTCGCTCCCGATCAGTTCAAGTCCTACGAGGAACTGAAGAGCCGCATGGATCAGGTTCTCAAGGGTGGCAATGAGGGTTCCGCCACCCGTGCCGAGGAAGCCGAGCCTGAGGATTTCCGCAGCAAGATGAAGGCAACGACTGCTGCTGCCGTGTCCGAGGAGAAGCCTGCAAAGAAGGCTCCCGCCAAGGCTGCGAAGACCGAGGACGATGATGAGGATGCGTTTGCCTACTTCAAGAAGTTGGCAGATGACGATGAGTAAATCCTGACCATGCCGTGGAGGCGCACGACTGCCGCTCAGAAATGGGCGGCTGTTGTGTTATAGGGCAGGACACTCTTGGAATAGCAGGGCACGGAGCGTTGGTTCTGTGTTCCTGTTGTTCGTTGGCATCAACACATTGCTTTCGCCACCACCACCATTGACGATGTTGTTCGTGGTCGGTGTGTTCACGACTGCGGTTCCACCATTGTTCATCGCATTCATCTTTGCGGTGGATGTGTTGTTGGTCGCCGTATTGACCACATTCGCATTGTAGGAAGGTGCCGCCATGGGCGCGAACTGTACCTTCCCACTAGGGGTGGCAATCGGAGTAACAGGAGTTTGTGCAAATTGGACGGCACCCGATTGTGCCATGCTGTTTGCGGTCGATGCCACAGCAGTTGTACTTTCTTGTGCTTCCTTTACAACTTCGGCACTCTTTTCGACCGCAACTTGCAGTCCGTCACCACCCGATCCACCACCCAATGCTTCCTTGATATAACCGCCAACGATTGGTATTTCGCCCAACCCATCGGCAATAGCATTGATGATTCCCGCAAAGAAACCAATCAGTTCGTCATAAAGCCATGAACCAAAGTTCACAACATCCGCAAGTATCTGACCGCTTGCAATCCAATCCCATAGAGACATGAAAGCGTCATATGTCAATTCTGCCAACTTGACGAGCATATTGCCAATGAATTCACCGATCTTAAAGGGAAGAACAATGAACAGATTAGCAGCAGTTTTGATTAAGGCCGTAACAGAGGCGATGGCATTCTTGACCATCGTAGTTACTCCCACCTGAATTACCTTGAAGATCTTGCTGAAGATTGATCCCTCTCCTTGGAATATCGCAAATATACGAGAGAACGCATCTGTGAAGTTCTTATAGACGGTGGAGAAGTATTCGATCAATGGTTCAAACACACCCGCGATTCCATCAAACACACCGCCCATCGTGGTGTTGAAGAAGTCGAAGATGCTTTGGAAGTCGAGCAAGCCAAAGGTGAGACCGCTGATGATTTGAGCAAGGGCACCCATGATGAGACCCTTGATGTTGCCCAACTGTTGGAATCCCTTATATGCACCCCAAATGGCATCGATTGCCAACTGGATATAGAAGAAGAACTTGCCAAGTACCTTGAATCCAAAACTGAAAGCCTTACCAAATTGACCGAGGCTTCCCGAAACTCCAGGGAACATCTTGAGAATGGAACCCAATCCTCTTGTGAATGGCTCAAAGATTTTTGCCACACCGCCAAACAGACCCGCTGCGCCCTTGCCAATACCACCAAAGACGGAACCAAGAGCCTTTCCGATTCCAAACGGAAGCATGGTGAGAAGAGAAACGATGAATTGGATCTTCGTCCAAATGTAACCAAGAACTGCGCCGACAGCAACAGTCAAGATAAGAAGAATGGTTTTGAACCAACCGTCTTCTTTCTTGAACATGTCTCCCATGGCTCCCTTAAGACTCTCAATTCCATCAACGAAATTTTGTGCCCATGGTGGGGTTTTGTTGTATGCTTCTGCTTCTCGCTCGGCATCTTTGATGGAGTCTCTATCCATCCTATCGATCATTCGGATCTCATGACCTTCCAATCGCTGCAATGATTGAATGACCTTTTCCTGACCATCGATCATCTTTGCATCGGCTTCTCTGTTTTCTTTTGTGTCTGCTAGTTTTGCAGCGGTCGCCTCAGATACCTTCTTCTCTTCGATGATCTTCTTGATTCTCTCTTGGCGCACCTTCTCCAAGTCTTTTTGCTGTTGGATTTCGATCCTCTTGAGAATGACATCCTTCTGCGTCATCAAGAATTTCTCACGATTCGTCGCAATCTCTTCTTTCGTCGCATTGGGATTGTATGCCTTGAATCGATCATCCTCGGCCTTAGCGATCTCATCGATCTGATCTTTGATTGTCCCGAGACCGACAAGACCGCCCTGTGCCTCTAGACTCTTTCCAAAGTCTTCGGCAGTTTGGGTTCTTTCGTACTCTTTGATTGACGCTCTGAGTTTTTTCTTCTCAGCAAGTTCTTCGGCAGCAGCCTTTGCTGCTTCTTCGGATGCCTTCTTTTCTTTTTCAGCAGCCTCTTTAGCCTTTTCTGCGGCTTCCTCCAACGCACTTGCCGCTTCTTCTGCGGCTTTGGTCAGGTTTGCCTCCTTGAGTGACTGTGCCATTTCTCCAAATACTGCGTTTGTCTTGCTTTGAAGTTCACTTGAAATCTTCTTTGCTTCGATCTCAATAGCAGCATTGGTGGCTACAACCATCTTGGTTGCCTCGCCCAAAGACTTGGACATCTCAGCACCAATCGATGCATCGGTTTCTTTCACCGTGTCTCGGAAATCACGAAGAGAGAAAAGAGCCGACATTCGGGCATCCTTCTCGTCATCCATTGCCTTCTTGTTGTCCTCCAAAGCAGAAGTTACGGCATTGATTTCTTCAACTGCCGCGACATACCCCGCGTTGATCTTGAGTAGATCGTTTTCATACTTTTCGCGGATTGCCTCAGAACCCTTTACCCAGTTGCCCTGCTCATCAATGTACTTCTTGTGGGCTTTGTATAGAGCATCCGAGTCCTTTTTCTTCTGCTCGTCTGCTTTATGAAGTTTTACAGAGACATCCAAGAGTTTTTCTTCAAGATCTTTTCTCTTGGCCAGAGTGTCGTTGGACTTTTCGACCAACTTCTTCAGGGCTTCCATCTCAGCAAAGAACTGATCCAATGCCTTGTTAGCATCGGCTGATGGTGCCACAATACCATCTTGGTTGTTCGGTGGTGTTGGATTGCCCTGTGTTGGTTCTGCCATCTATCTGCCCTTTACTGTCTTTGGCTCTTCAAAGACTCCATTCTCTCCTTCTCTTCCTTCAAGTGTTGCATCAACAAATCGATGTAGACCCTCCGCTCCCATGGCATCATGCTCTCTAAATCAACTAGCGTATAGTTGAAGTTCTGCATCATCGCAAAGTTCACGGAGAGCATGTTGAACAAGTTGTCATGGGTGGAGGCTAGGAGAAAAAACTTGTGATCCCCTTCAGAGTTGAGTTGTTCTCATGACCACAATGCTTGCACTTGAATTGAATTTGCTTCTCCAACTTTGGCATCGTTTCCACGAAGGAGAAGAGTTTCTTGAACTGTTCTTGTGTCATCTCTTCGATGAATCCACGGACTTCCTTTGGATCCATTTCGGATGCATTGAAGATCTTCTCACCCTGATAGACCTTGTCGATAGACTTCACTAACAGGGTGAGTGCCTTGTCTATGTCACTTTGCGAATCGATGTCCTTCAGGTCATCGACGGTGGGATACTTCATAACCACGCTGATGTCGCCCACGATGGGGATGATCTTCTTGTGATTCGGATCGTTCGTGGGGTGGATTTCCTTCAGGTTGATTTCGACCTCATTCGGCAACTCGCACTTCGAACACTTGACATTCGGCTTTGCGGTCTCACCGACAGATTGGCTACGCAGTTGCAGGAACAGGTATTCCATGTCCACCAACGGCAACTTGAAGACATCAACAGCACCGTTTGTGCAAGCGGAGATGACTTCGCGGATAGCCGCGTTGATCGTCTTCTCGTCCTTGCTTTCTGCCGCCATGAGAAGGATCTTTTCCTCTTTGACGATGAAGGGTCGGTATTCGATCTTCTTTCCGCTGACGGGAAGAGTTGTGTGATGCTTGGGTGTTGAAGCAATAATTCCTGCAAGTGACATGACGATCTCCTATAATGAAGAGTTAGGGATAGAATCCGTTTCCAAAGAATCCTGCGCCGAAGAAGCCCTGAGTCTGTGACAGGAGGGTCAGACCCAAGTCGAGTCCACCTTGTCGCGGGGTAGAGTAGACCACTCTTCCATCCACGCCACGCGGTAGGTCGTTTACCTTGTATTCCTCTAGTTGCTTGACATACGCCTGCAACACGCTGCGCTGCTGCTGACGCTGTGCATTGAATGCTGCGCGTTCTGCAATCGTTCCCAAGGCAAATCCGTTGACAGCCTTGTCGATTCCCGCTTGGCTTGCCGTGAGGATGTCCTTGTATCGATCCTTTTCGATGACAGGATATCCCGTATCGGTGACGGTCGGAATGATGTTGTCGTATCTGATGTTCTCTTCCTGAAGCGGGATCATGTCGTGATACATGAATCCGATGTCGGAGAACAGCGGCTCCTGCACATTGTTGTAGTTCAGGTTGCCGCCGTTCATGTTCATGGAGAACGGATAGACTTCGGTGAACTTATAGCCGACAACCTTGCCTTGATACATCGCCTCCATCGCCTGTGCAAAGTTCTGAACATGGTTGGGCAGAAGCAACAGGTAGATGAAACTGTCCTTGGCGTAGTCATCGTAGAAACGCCATTGGCGGGTGTATGGGTTCTGAATGTAGCGCAGCCACGCCTCAAAGAACTCCTTCTCAAACATGTCCGTTCCGACATTGTATTGGACTTTGATGCCCGAAGCGTTGTTGGTGTTTCTCTTGTATGGGAAGACGCGGTTTGGGCCTGCGTTGATGTAGTTCTGTTCGGTGCTGTACCAAGTCTGCTCGTTCAGGTTGATCGACTTGCATGTGGTAGCCAACCGAGCGACATCGGGAACAAAGTTCATACCGATACCATCACGCACCGCCTGATTCGGGAAGACCATCACAAGCCAACGATTACCCGCCGCCCACCCCGTCTCACGCGCCCGCCCGTACACGGAGTCTTGGAAGGATGGATCGGGATTTTGGACATACGATTGGTATGCCGCCCGTGCCCTCGCTGCTTGTAGGTTTGCTTGGATATCCATGGTTCTATAAGGTATCTATTACGCCAACGCCCACACATCCGCGCGACTTGCACCCTTGAACTTGTCAAGAGGGAAGAAGGGAACCATCTTCCATTGCATCGGATCGATGAACGCTACCTTTGAGACGATGTGATTGTAGTAGTATCGCTTGATACAGGGCTTGAATGCCTTTAGTTTGGCATTGTTCTTCAACAGCCCGTAGGTCACCCGAAACTCAACCGAGGTGTTGTTGTGCTTGATCCAGTTTGGGTCGGAGACATACTTGAGCAGTTTGTTCAGGAAGTCTGCCCGTGCCGAAGGTGGCAGATAGTGGAGATTGAGTCCTAGGAATCCTCCCTTTTGTGGATGGAGGACAATGGTGACGGGGAACTCGTCCCAAAACATGAGTTCGTCCTTGGTCTTCGGCATGTATCCAAAGAAGAGCATCGTACCAGGTGTCATCTGCTTTCTCACCAAAGTCCTGCTTTGGTTGATGTAGTGATCCTGTCGCATCGTGGTCTTGATCTTGGAAAGGTTCGTCGCCAACCAACGAGTGGCGCGTTCGTCACCTAGGTTCAGATTTGTGGTACGAGCGAACTGGTTTACTACCTTTGTTACCTGTTGCTTTGTCATTTGGCTGTCTTTCCGAAGATGTTCTCTTCAGTTAGGAGTCGAAACTTCCATCCACGATCCTCGCAGTAGTCCTCTGCTGCTGCCCACTTTGCCGAGTTCACCATCCAATTTCGTATCTCAAACAATTTGGATTTGGAGATCCGCTTTGACTTTGGCTGTTCGGGCTTCTGTGTCTGCTTCTTGGGCTTGACTTCTATCAGGCATTCTTCGGTTGTCCCATCGGGCTTTCGCAGCCGCACCCAAAAGTCAACGAAGTAGCGGTGCCGCCTACCGTCGATGGGGGAAATGTAGGGAATGACAACCTCTTCCGAAGACCATTCGATCACGGAGTCGTTCTCGTCGCAGAAAGTCATGAATCGCCTTTCCCAAGATGAGCGATAGAAGCACATGTTGGGATCGCCTTTGTACTTCTGCGGACGCTTCGGGGTGTACTTTCCCTTGTATGAACTTCCAGTAGCGATAGCGGTGTCTCCCGTATCTGCTATTTATGAGATGTCATCTAAATACACCATATGGCAGAATTCAGCAGCATCAAGACATACGGGGAAATCCGAGCCATTGACGGCATCCTTCGGCGCAAATCCACCGCGTTCGAAGATAAGGTGTTCAACGATGGTTGGGGGAATGTCAATAGATCGCAAGCGTCTCGTCCTGCGGGATACTACAAGTATCCATATGACTTGCTGACCGATCCCTCCCACCAAAGCATCATGTGCATTGAGATATGGGACAATAATCCCCAATACCTGTCAACCAAGAGAGAGGCATTTGCGCGGTTTGGCGAAAGTCTGATTGACAAGATGCGAACGGCACAAAATGCCGCAGAGCAAGATGCTTCCGCTGAACAGAAGACGGATGTCGTTGGCATGGTTGCAAACACCCTGAGCGCGGTCGTTTCGGGTGGCGGTGTAATCTTGGATACGGCAAAACAGGTATTCGCGGATGGCAATCTGAAAGGTCAGGGATTGGGGCGTGACTCTTATACAGAGGAGCAAACTGGCATCGCGGGGGGCACGGCACCGATCCTTCAGCGAATCTATCTGTACATGCCAACTGGCTTGGAAGTTGGATATGCCATGGATTACGAAGACGCAAGTATGGCAGGATTGGATGCCCTGAAGTTGCCCAAGGCGATTGGACAGACCGATGATCCCGCAGCCGCGAGAGACATCGGCAAGAAGATCGGCATGGCAAACCTGAAGGTGCTTGATTCGTTGGGCGAACTGGTCGGGGCAGAGGCGGGAACCTTTGCCAAGTTTGCATCCGCACAGCAGCGTCAGGTAGTCAACCCAATGCAACTCCACCTGTTCAAGGAAGTCAAGCGCAGAGAATTCAACTTTGCATATACCTTCTTGCCGCGCAACAGAGAAGAAGTGGAGACTTGCCATGAGATCATCGGTCTTCTGAAGTTCTTCTCCCACCCCAAGAGGTCGGAAGGTTCGGGAAGATTCTTGGACTACCCCGCAGAGTTCCAAATCAGATTCCTTACCGCCGATGGACGCGAGAATGCATACCTTCCACGCATCCTGAAGTGTGCCCTCAAGGGAGTCAAGGTCAAGTACGGTGAAGAGACCACATTCACCACATTCCAAAACGATGGGTATGGCTCCGCACCTACCAAGATCACTATGGAACTATCGTTCAGCGAACTTGAAATCCTCACCCGCGACCGCTTTGGTTGGGAGTTGGGGAACATCCCCTCACCCTGAGATAATCCATGGGCTATTTCAACTTTCTACCTAATGTTGGCTATCGGGATGACGCGGGAAATCTTGTTCTCGCCAAGAACATCCTCACACGGGCGAAGATCCTTGACATCATCAAGGAAACGCAATCTACTGCCTTGGATTACACGATCAAGGACGAGGAGAGACCCGAGACGATTGCCCACAGAATCTACGGTCGGTCGGACTACCATTGGCTCGTTCTTATGTTCAATGAGATCTTGGATCCATACTTCAGTTGGCCCCTGAGCGTCAATGAGTTCGAATCACAGATGGAGAAAACATACACAGGAAAGAGTCTGTTCATCTATCCCCCGCTGCTTTGGGATTACAAGAGCGGCAGACAGGAAGACGGAAGAATCGTGCCGTTTGACCGCCGTCTCCCGCACTATGAGGTTGGCGATTTGGTCGTGCAGAAGGATAGACTTGGGAACGAGGTCGGAAGAGGCACAGTCAAGTCTTGGGATCCAACTCTGTACAAGATCGAAATCGAAAACACAGTAGGAACTTTCCGCATTCAGGAAGAACTTGTTCGGCTTGGTGGTCAGGCAATCGCCCGTCCACAGGACATTGCATACGATCTGTTCACGGTCAATAGAACGGGCAGGGAAATCGCCGCACAGGTCTTCCGCGTAGTTGACAGCAGCGTGTATGCACTTCATCACTTTGAATCAGAGGATGGTGAAGTCATATCTCCCCTGTACAAGCCAGTTACATTGGTTGATAGTGAAAGAAGCGAGAGTCCATCGGCAATGATCGACAGATTCGTTGTTGGAAATACGGAGTTGATTCCATTGGGCATCGACGGTAACGATGATGATCTTGGTTACGCCACGGCGGTGACGAACATAGTTCATGAGTCGAAGGTCAACGATGACAAGCGCAACATCAAGTTGATGCGTCCCGAGTACATCGACCCAATCCTGAGAGATTTCAGGCGGCTATTCCAAATCAATACATGAGGTGAATCGTGACAGAGGTCAGTAGCGACACGATGGTGAAACCAGGCGATGTGGTGATCGATGAGATCACCCTCAAGTCGTATACTGGCTTTACGATGAGCCTGAAGGGCATCTTTCAGAACTTCATTGTATACGAGGACATCTTCAGCAACTGCATGTCGGGAAGCATCACGCTGATCGATTCGATGAACCTCGTAAAGAACTTTCCGATCATCGGTGCCGAGACTCTGACAATCATCTATCGAACGCCCATGGGCGGCAGTCAGCCCGTGAAGATGGTGTTTCGAACATACAAAATTTCGGTGCTGACCGAGACTGCACAGGAATCAACACAGATGGTTCGCATTGAGTTTGTCGCTCAACAGGCGATCAAAAGCATGCAAACAAAGGTTTCGAAATCATATCGAAACATGCCCGTGTCCAAGATGGTGGAGAACATCTTTGACGAGTTTTTGGCGGTCGATAACGGCGAAAACAACGGTCTCATTTCAGCCCTCGCAGGAGGCGCGGCAGCAGGGGGCTTGGTTGGCAGTATGATCCCCATCCCGATTGCAGGGAGCGTGGCTGGGGCTATCGTAGGCGGCGCAATCGGGCTTGCACGGGAAGCCTTCGATGATGACAAGATCCATCTCAAGACGGTTACAGAGACCTTCGACAATCGCTCGTATGTGATTCCCTATTGGTCGCCCCTGTATGCAATCAATTGGCTTGCACATAGGGCTAGAGCGAGAGCCGACACCTCCATGTGTGATTATGTGCTGTTTCAAAACTCAGACGGGCACCATTTCGTCCCCCTGTCGGGTCTAAAGACAGCCGATGCCGCGTTTACATACACAAACTATCCCGATGGGTTCCGTAGCGACGATGGGGCAAGAATGCTTGAGTCTGAACTTCGCAACATTCACTCGTTGGTCGTGGAAGACATGACGGACAAGATCAAGCAACAGAACTTGGGAATGCTTGCGTCAGCGATCATGACCCATGACATGACAACCAAGACATGGTCTACCTCGCAGTTCAAGTATGACAAGTCGTTTATGAATGATGCTGCACATCTTGAGAAGAACCCTCTCATTCCGATGCAGAAGATCGATTACACAGACTCCGTGGAATCGCACATTCGATTCTATCCAAAGTCATCTTATTCGATGGCGGGACTTGCACAGGTTCACGATCCCGATGAAACGGTATTGCTCAGGCAGTCTCTACTCAACCAACTGAATTCGATCAATCTCATAGTTTCCTGTTACGGCGATACGAATGTCAAGGCGGGTCAGGTGATCAACTTCAGGACGATTGCAAAGGAAGCAACGAAGAATCAAGACAACTACGAAGATGACTACCTCAAGGGTCGCTACTTGGTCACCACCGTAAAGCATCTCGTAACAGATCGTGAACATACTATGACGATGACATTGTCGCGTGATTCGTTCGCAGAACCGATTGCCGACTACAAGAAGGCAGAGTTGAATTTGGAGACATCATGAGCAGCAACCAAGAACCAATGAGAGCGGACTACATGGGCAAGAACGGCTTCGTGTGGTGGCAAGGTGTCGTGGAAGACATCTACGATCCACTCAAGTTGGGTCGCGTCCGTGTGCGCGTACTTGGGTGGCACACGGATGACAAGACTCAGATTCCCACCGACAATCTTCCTTGGGCGCATGTGATCATGCCCGTGACGAGCGCAAGCGTTTCGGGCAAAGGGTGGTCTCCTACGGGTCTGCTTCAAGGAACATGGGTGGTGGGGTTCTTCCGAGATGGAATGAATTCGCAAGAGCCAGTTGTGTTTGGCACAATCGGCGGGATCAACACCGTAAACATTCCAGTTCCAAACGAACTGTCGAATCTGCCAAATCTGCCGTTTGTGGATCCCGAGGATGTCAAGCAGATCTACATCAATCAGATCGAAAGCAAGAAGGCAGAGATCATCTCGTCGTTGGACGAGGCAAAGAACGATGTCGGACTCAAGTCGTATCAGTTGCCCAAGAATCCGACCATCGATACAGGTCGCGGGTTTGCTGATCCGCAGGGGATGTATCCGCTTATCTCACGAATGGGAGAAGCAGACACGAACAGGTTGGCAAGAAACGAGCAGATTGAGAACACGATTGTCAAAAAGAAGAAAGACAGCATCGAATTCTGCGTGTCGGCACTCTATGGATTTTGGGCAGAACCCGAGACACCATATGCAGCCCAGTATCCCTTCAACAATGTCTATGAGTCTCAGGCGGGACACATTGTCGAGTATGACGATACCCCAGGGGCAGAGAGAATGCATTGGTACCATTGCTCAGGCACCTTTACGGAGATTCACCCGAGAGGCAGCGAGGTACACAAGGTTGTCGGAAACGCATGGGACATCACCCTGAATGACAAGATGATTCTTGTAAAGGGAAACTGCTCGTTCAATGCGGACAAGACGATGAAGATCATGATGGGCAAGGACTTGGAGATTGAGGTTCAGGGAGACACGAAGATGTACGCCCGAGGAAACATGACGGTAGATGTCGGCGGCAACTTCCTTCAGAAGGTCAAGGGAACCTATACGCTCTCTAGCGAAGGAAACATGGTCATCATGGCTCCGAGAATCGACTTGAATCCCGAGGGTGAGAACTCGTCAAATGTACAAACTCTCATGGACAAGTTGCGTGGATTGGTCAATGGACTAATCGAAAAACTCAGCCCATCCGATTTGCAAGTGAGGAATAAGGACTAATGTCTTTTTCAAGACCAAACTTGTCTATTCCAATCGCAAGCGCAACTCCATCTAGGAGTACGCAGGGTTCTGTGTATTCTTCGGAAGACATCGAAACCTATCAATTCGATCAGCAGAATCAACTGAAGACCTACGCAGCATTGGACGCAGCACAGAAGTCATCGGTGAAGACAAGCGAGGCGGTGAGTATCCGTGGGATGGTGAATGTCCCCGTGGCGACTGATTTCAACGAATCGAAGAAGTCGATCAACGAACTGACTACCGAGAGAGGAGACATGTCCCAAGTTCCCGATATCGACATTTGCGGATTCTTGGGGAAGGTGCCGTCTTTGGATTTGGACATCCCGAATGCAAGCATTGGTGGCTTGCCATCGCTGAACGACATCATGGCGGGAATCAACGGAATCACCCTCCCAACACTACAGATCGCATCCGAGGCTATTGTGGGTGTTGTTGGCAAGATCAACGACACTATTGCAGATATCGGCGCAGCGATTCAGAGCAACATCCCAACCATATCCTGCGGCAAACCCGAAGCGATACCAACACCACAGTCGCAGCCACAACTTGGATCTGCATTGTCACAGCCTGCGGAAGAACCCGTGGATGCTTTCATTGCAGAACCCGTTCCATACGGTACTAATCCAAACATCGTAATTGAATCTCCCGATGTGACAGTCAAGAGTTTGGATGATGAAATCGACCTAGGAGAGTTCTGATGGCTAGTATGACGGGCGCACAGCCTATCGAATACTACTATCCCGCAGGATTTGGAGAACTGAACATCGTTGAACAGGACGAGTCGCTTTCCTCCGTTACGGGAGATATCCAATGGTTGAGTCCCGCTATCCTGAACAAGTCATACAACGAGACCTCCCCGTCTCGCCCGATCTATGAACAGCAGAAGGTGATTCGACCGCAAGACCCTGATGTCGGATGCAGAACTACGATCCAATTGAGAGCATCCTATGTGTCCTATGTGGGCGCACCGCCAACAACTGGTGGCGATCTGAAGTTTGCAATCGTTAGCGGTGTGTTTCCCCCTAGCCTGACGCTAGACATCGACACAGGATACATGTTCGGGAAGATCGATGACTTGGACGATATCTTTCCCGAGGAATTTGGACTTACCAATCCACAGGGGATACCCGAAGATCCTAGAGATGTTCGGGCAGCACAGACATTCAACTTCAATTTTGGAGAACAGGGCCCGAGAAAGTTCACAGAGGACAACTACGCGGTTCGTGGTTCGGCTTCTCTGTATAGGGCAGGATTCCCGATACCAAAGGGAATCATCTTCATCGCACGGGCATTTGATTCTTCTCTGACGAGCAGATACATCGATGGTGAGTTCGTAATCGATACGAGCAACAATTGGTCATCTGACAGGGATGAGTTCATCCTAAATATCAGGAATCAGATGTTCATAGATGGAAATCCCGTGACGAACAAACAGTATCTCGCCACCATGAAGGAGCGGGGGTACTTTCCAAATTGCTAAGGAGAATAGATGCCAGCCGCTCACAGACACACCGATATCTGCTCAGGACATGGATGCTTCCCCCCTCGTCGTAATGTCGAGGGTTCTAAGAATGTATTCGTGAATAGTCTTGGTTGGCATCGCAAGGGTGACGGTTGGGCAACGCATTGCTGTGGCGATTCATGCCATACTAGCAAAACGGCAGAGGGATCCTCTTCCGTCTTTATCAATAGCCGACCCGCTGCTAGGGTGGCTGATCCTGTCCATTGTGGATCCGCATGTGCGCGGGGAAGCAAAAATGTCTACTGCGGGGGATGAGAGATGGAGATGTTCACATCGCTACAGACTTGGTTTGAAGTAGGTATCGCCGCATCGGGAATCATAAGCGGTCTTATTGCAGGAGTGTTCTATGCAAAGAGACGCTTTCATGTAGAGAAGCGGAGGGAAATGGAGGAGGCTTCTATTGGAGGAAGCAGAAGTTCCAGTTTCCAAGCAAAGCATACGATCATTCACGAAACACTCACAGGTCTTCGTGTAAAGGCAAATGCATGCAGGGCGCGAATCGGTCACTTTCACAATGGAGGTAAGTTCCTAGATGGCACACCGATGAAGAAGTTCTCAATCACACATGAATCATGTGAGCGAGGAGTTCCATACGATGGTGCCAATCTACAGAACATCCTTGTCACCATGTTTTGGGATTTGGTGGAGACGATGCGGGAGAACAATCCAAGACTACACATGACAGAGTCGATGCGGGAAGGCTATTTCCGCTCGTACAACAAGTCAAACGGCATCGTTGCATATGCGATTCTTCCGATCATGAAAGAAGACCTGTATGTTGGATTCATCGAACTGGAATGGTTTGAGGCAAACAAACTACCCACGATGGATGAAGTAAAGGAACTGTCTTCAACATTCGAACAATCCCGAGATTACACAGAACTTGAACTGGCTCTAAGGTAACAATGGCAAAAGCACAGAACACATCCATAGACCTAGACATCAACTTTGACCGCAATCCGCTGTCGGGCGATGTCTCTTTGCGTAAGGATGAGGAAGCCATCAAGCGGTCACTCCGCAACCTTCTGCTGTATCGCCGTGGAGAGAAGCCATTTCACCCCGAGATTAGTTCAGGCATTCAGGATCTGCTGTTTGAACTGGTTGATCCGATCATGCTAATCGAACTTAAGAGAAGAATCGGAGACACAATTCAGCGGTACGAGCCGCGAGTCAGCAACGCCATCGTTGATGTGGTTGATGTAATAGATAGGAATGAGATCCGAATCACGATTCACTTCACCATTAAGAATGTGCAGAAAGTCTTCTCTACAACAGTCGCTCTACAGAGGCTAAGATGAACAACAGTTCCAATACACCAATTCAGTCGCTTGAGTTTGACGAAATCAAGAACAACCTCAAGGCGTATCTTCAGGGTCAAGAGCAATTTAAGGACTACAACTTTGAAGGCTCTGCGCTGTCAATCGTCTTGGATCTGTTGGCATACAACACGCACTATCAGGCGTTCTATGCAAACATGGCAGCGAACGAGTCGTTCATCGATTCGGCTGTCATGCGACCCTCTGTTGTGTCCTTGGCGAAGCATCTCAACTACACGCCAAGATCGAAGAAAGCAGCCCAATTGGTGGTTGATATTTCGATGGGCACGGACGATGTTACTTCCCCCTTCACCCAAAGAGTCATTCAGGGCAGAGAGTTTGTGGAGCAGGGAACCGTGTTTCGTGGCAAGGATGTCGATGGGAAGGCAGTCAATTTTGTCAACCTAGAGACCTACAAAGCAGTTCGTCGTGGTGGGGAAAACATTGTTCAGGATGTCACCCTGTATCAGGGCTATCTCAAGCAAGTTGCGTATGTCGCCAACACGCAGGGGGGGTCGGAAGCGAAGTTTGCGATCCCCGATCTGAATGTCGATATCGATACCTTGGTGGTATTGGTACAACGATCCCAAACAGATACCACGGGTTCTGCACAACTTTGGAAGAGGGCAATTGACATCAACAAGTTGGACTCCTCATCGAATGTGTTCTTCATTCAGGAGAGCCGCGATGGGTTTTGGGAAGTCTATTTTGGTGATGGTGTGATCGGCAAGGCAATCGAAAACGGAAATGTCGTTACACTTCGCTACTTGGTTACGAATGGTTCGGCTGGGAATGGGATTGGATACGACGAGACTAGCGTGAAGAGGGCAATTACCTCTAACGATAGCCGCGTCGATGAAGTCCGAATCAAGACGGACGATGATGACAAGGTTCAGGTTTCTTTCGGAGGAGAAGACAGCGAGGACATTGAGTCGATCCGCTATTACGCCCCGAGAAACTATCAAGCGCAAGACCGTGCGGTAACGGCAGATGACTACAAGGCAATCCTTGGGCGCGAGTACGCAAGCCGAGCAGACTCGTTCTTCATTTGGGGTGGAGAAGAGAATGATCCGCCTCAGTACGGAAAGGTGTTCATCAGCATCAAGCCAAAAGTAGGAACACGCCTTTCCAGTACCGAGAAGCAAGCAATTGAGCGAACCATTTTGGGGCAGAGAAACCTTGTGACCATCACGCCCGAGGTTGTCGATCCCGACATTCTTTACATCAATCCAGCGGTGACCGTCTACTACGACGAATCAAAGACCACCTTGAACAAGTCGGGTGTCGAAACTCGCATCTCGTCTCTTATCAAGGCATACAGCACCAACTACTTGGGACTCTTCCAACGCAACTTCAGACTCTCCAAGTTCTCGTCCATCATCGATGGTTCTGCACCCGCGATCAACTCAAACTCAACTGAAATCACTCTTTCGAAGCAGTTTGAGCCAAACTTGGGTCGGGCTGCTCCATATACCATCCGTTTTGACAACCCACTTCTACACCCAGTAGACGGCTATACCCCGATTCTTTCTAGCACTTTATTTGGATACAGAGATGCAACATCGACGGCAGTTGTCAAGCCAATCGTGGATTGCTTCTTGGATGACGATGGCTACGGAAATGTCCGCGTCTACAAGCAAGTCGGATCTTCTAAAGTAGTTGTTCTGAAGAACATCGGCAGCATCGACTATTCGACGGGAACAATCTCACTTCGAAACTTCATCCCCGAGTACTTGGATGACGGACAAACATCGCTAAAGGTCACAGTAACTCCCGAGAAGAAAGACATCTTTGCAAGGAGAAATCAGATCATCATCATCGATGATCTAGGAATCTCAATCAACGCGGTGCCCGAAAAGACCACAATAGATAGAAGTGCAAGTGATTCTCCATTTACACGGTAATCAAGCATGAGCATTGACGGTGATCGCAACCTTTCCCACTTGGTTTCCGACAGACTCCCTGAGTTTGTACGGGTGGATCATCCTACGCTTGTGGCATTTCTGTCTGCATACTATGAATGGTTGGGATTGAAGCGAAACGATGGCAAGGTGCTTTCGCCCATGGCGATGCACGACATCCCCGACATCGATACCACTTTGGATCAGTTTGTTGAGGAGTTTCGCACCCAGTACCTACTGAACTTCCCCGAGAGCCTTGCAATCAGCAAGACCACCAATCAGCCAGTTGATCCACGGCGGCTGATGAAGAACATCAAGCAGTTCTATCTTGCCAAGGGAACCGAAAAGTCATACGAGTTCTTGTTTCGTATTCTGTACGACACATCGGTAGAGTTCTACTATCCCAAGACGGACATCTTGCGGTCTTCTTCGGGAAGATGGACGCAGAACAACTACCTTAGAATATCGAATGCATTGGGCGACACGATCTATCGCGCAGCAGGAAATAACATCACACAGAAGAGTGCAAGCGGGGCTATCTTGGCAACCGCCCGTGTTGTCGATGTCAATGTCTATCAGATCGACAACTTTCCAGTAGCAGAACTCTTGATTTCGGGTCGTAACGGAACTTTTACTGCGGGAAACCTAGGTATTGATTTTACGGATGGCGAAGAGTCATTCCATGAGGTTTCTGTCTATAGCGTTATCTCGTCGTTGTCGATTTCTAATGGCGGCAGCGACTATGAAATTGGCGACAGAGTCAGATTTGTTGCGGCAAGCGGAGACAGCGGTCAACAGGCTGTTGGAACAGTTGTCGAAGTCGATGGGTCGGGATCGATTCGAAAGATCGACATCAATGACTTCGGAATCAACTACAAGGTCGCGCCCACGATTGCCATCGATACAGTTCGTGGTTCGGGATTCAGCGGAACGGTAACTGTCGGTGCCCTTTGTCAGTCTGCGGGATATTACGCCAACAATGACGGCAGACTCAGCACAAACAAAGTTCTTCAGGATAATCACTTCTACCAAAACTGGTCGTATGTTCTGAAGACTGAGGTGGTAGTTGACAAATACAGAGAGATCATTCGTAGATTGGTACACCCAATTGGAACAGCCATGTTTGGGTCTGTTCTCATCAAGCGGTGCGCGGAGGCAGACTTACAGAATGCATCCGCTCTCATGTCATATCATGTGCCGATCATTGGACACTATGTGCCATACACATTCCAAACCTTCGATGACCTTTCCCTGTGGTTTCTCACAGGCGTGACGGGGGGCGGTCTGACTGCTGCGGGATACTCCCCCGATACACACGATATTTTGATTCGTGGAACTGGAAATGGATTGGCTTTGCAAGGCAATCCGATGACAAACAACATTGCATTTGTCGGTGCAACGAGTGGAATCCTATACGAGGATGATTTCCCAAATGCCGATCCGTTTTGGATTGTGTATCCTCACCCCAACAAGATGGTCTCCCGTGGCTACCACATTGCAAAGATTTGGAATACACAAATCAATGACTTCCTGTCCCAAAACGGCGGGTGGTCAGAGTGGTCATATCGCAAAGAGGGATGGAGAATAGAGGATATTGGCAAATGGGCAGGAGATCTTCTATCCACAGTTACGCCGCTCAATATCACGGCAGATGTCTCAGAGCCTTGCAACGGGGAAATCAATCGTTGCCCAAATGGGCTTTACTACACCGAGCCTTATGACTTCAAGTATGCATTGCTTGAGTACGATGAAAACAGCGAGTTCCGAAAGATCACCGCCCGAGCATTCTTCAACATGCCACAGGGACAAGAGTTTGATTGCCGAAACGAAAACTTCGTGAATGTCGCCGTGCCAAAGATTGCAATCAACACACCCGCAGAGGGATTGATCGCCAACAATCCCAAAGTCCCAGTTGGTACATCAGAAAGCGATTACAACTTCTTCAGGACACTTCTTGTGAAGTTTACAATCGAAAATGAAGGGAATCTTTCCTACTACAAGGCAAAGAGCATCAAAGTCTACTTGGACAACAAACTCCGAAGCACACTTTCGATCAACAGCCGTCAAACAGTTTTGAAGTTGGTCAAGGATGGAAGACACACCCTTCGAATGGATATCTTGGATGAACAGGACAGATTGATCCCTGGCACAAGGAAGATCCACCTCTTTGCGTATGAATTCGTACCGCCACCAACACCCGAAATAACAGTTTCTGATAGTGTAGAGGAAGCACTCTAAATACAAAGCAATGGCTGGATCCTGCGACCCATTTCGTCAAAACCACAAGCGGATTGCCGCTCGTTCTCTTCTTGACATCTATGGCGATGTTGATGAAAACAATCTGTTTCTCTCAATCGGCAAGGTTGTTGCGTGGACAGACGATGAGAATCCCCCCCGAAGTGTTGATTCGGTAAGAGACGATACGGACTTTTGGAGAGGCATCTTCGCCCACAAGAGAATTGATCGCTCGGATGTTTCCTTGGTCGTTCGTCGCTATGATTGGACTCCAGGGGCTGTATACACCGCCTACCGCGACAACATCGACCTGTTCGATGACCTCAACCCCGCACCATTTTATGCATTGGTTGACGAGGAGAGAGTATACAAGTGCATTGACAATGCAAACAACTCACCGTCTCTTGTGGCACCGATGCACACAGACTCGCGGATCAGGCGGCTTTCAGACGGCTATCGTTGGAAGTTCCTTTATCAGATTCCTGAGTCTAAGAGAAAGTTCCTTACCAAGACACAGGGAGATTCCATCGGCTACATGCCCGTGGAGTTTGTTGAATATCTCCGCAGCAACGACGAGAGAATCTTGCAATGGAGAGTTCAGGAGGATGCTGTTGACGGCGAAATCGCCTTCATCAAGATGAACACCGATGTTCAGCCCTTCGTTGTCTCCACAAATTGCGTATTCCCATCCGCAAGCAATACGGTAGTTGCGGATGTTGCGTTGGGAGCAACTGGAATTACCTTGGCATCCAAGTTCCTATTCCTCCAAGAGGGATACTATGAGGACATGGTTCTATCGATTGACAACGGTCAGGGATTGGGTCAGCGGCGGGTCATTACATCGTTTACCCCAACAGACGGCAGTTCCGCATTTGTCACGGTTGCAGACCCGTTCTCAGCAAGTGTTTCGGGTGGTGGAAGTCCAAGCACATTCTCTATCGTTCCTTACATCAAGGTAGTTGGTGATGGTGAGGCAAATGTAAACACATCGAACCCATACAGTACAAGCGCAGAAGTCTCTGTTCGCTTTGGTCTGACTGCGGGATCCGATGTTCTTGGTGCAAACGGCGTTACCGCTTGCACGGAGTTCTTTGAGACTATCCGATTGATCGATTCGATTGAGTTGGTTGATGGCGGCAAGAACTACACATTTGCATCCTTGGAATTCGTCAAGGGGTTGGATGTTCCTACAGAAAAGGTCTTCTTGCAGGACTTGGCCGAACCTGTTATGTCTCCCCCAAATGGACATGGTTCGGATCCCGTGAAGGAACTTGGCGCATCCTCCATCATGATCGTCAAGGACTATTTCCGCAGCGAGAATGAGAAGGTAAGCACGGAAAACGAATACCGTCAGTTTGGCTTGATCCTCAATCCTCTGCTAGAGGAAAAGCATGTCCGAATCAACTTCTACGATAGCGGGGTGTCGGGATCTTTTATCGCAGGAGCAACAGCACAACAGGCAACTGGAGCAGGATATAGCGGAGCATATGGAGAAATCGTCTCTTGGCGCAGCGGTGCTTCAGGACACAGCGGAACAAGTGAATTGGTGCTTACGAACATCAGAGATGGTGAGTTCAAGTTTGGTGGAACCGTAAACGGCTTGACCATCATGAATGTTCGTGAAAAGACAGTAGCGGGAACCGAAGGTCGCCGCCTTCTTCGACTCAGAGTGGCACCAACGGATGCTGCATTCCTCGGAAACGGCACAGATTTCACTCGCGGATACATCGCCATCGGTGTCGGAAACTACGAAACATCTGCTCCCCCCTCCCGCGCAACGGGAGAGGTCTATGCATGGGAACCGTCTTTGGGGTCGAATAAATCGGGATATCTCTACTTGGAAGAACCACAGGGCACATTCAAGCAGGGAGAACGGCTCACTCAGGTAGATCCTCTGTATAGCGGGTTCGTGGGAACGGGGCTTAGTGGCGTGGCAGAGATTGTAGCGGTTGATAGCGTCATTCGTATTCTTGAGGCACATTCAGATTGCTGCAAGAGTGGAGTTCCAACATCAACGGATGGAAGCAGCGTCTACGATCAGACAACATCACTAGTCATGTTGTATGACGGAAATAATCAATTCGATTCACAGTCATTCAGAGAAGATGACTATACCGCGTTTGCTTACGGAAACACGGGATCGGCAAATGGATATGTAATGGATTGGTCGGCGGGGGCATCAGGCACAACAGGCACCCTTCGCGTAACTGGAACGCAGGGTAAGTTCTATGTTGGCATGACAACGCCCTACTTCGTGGATGAGTCAACCACCGCGTCCGCTCAAGTCCAACAAATAGTACACACAGGGGAACTCAAGTATCGTTCGGGAGAGACCCTATACATACAGAATATGAAGCCGATTCAACGCGGTTTTGAACAAAAGGAAGAGATAAAGATAGTCATCGACTTCTGATGAGGTAAGCAAATGCCGTCATACGACCCAAGCCTATTCAATGTAGACCCCTATTACGATGACTTCTCGGAGGACAAGAAGTTCCTTCGGTTGATGTTCCGCCCTGGCTACGGTGTTCAGGCAAGAGAACTGACGCAGATTCAGACGCTCCTTCAGAACCAAATCGAAAGAATGGGATCCCATGTTTTCGAAGAGGGAAGCATCGTTCTTGATGGTCAGATCAGCGAAAATCGCGTCAAGTACGCAAAGGTTGAATTGGGAGGATCGACAGAGGATCCTGCCGACTTCATTGGTGCTGTCATTAGTTCTTCGGGCAAGGCTCGGGCGCGTGTGGTTCATGCCGAAGTGGGTCTTTCGGGAAGCACTTTGGAGGAAAACAGACCTGTTCTTTTCTTTGAGTACATGGAGGGCGGGGCGACTTTCGATGCAAACGATGTCATCGCCGCAACAGCATCAAACGGTGTTGGGATCACAGCATCGATCACGGGGCCTTCTTGCTGCTTCATTGGTGATGCGTTGGTTGCCTCAGTTGAACGAGGCGTTCGATTTGTCGAAGGCTATTTCGTACTGAATGATTCACAGTCGATTGGTGCATATACCCTCACGGGCAGCGCGGGTAGCCTAATCCGTAACTACAACAACCCAACGACCCGTATTGGCTTCTCTGTTGACAAGAGTTTCGTCACCGCGACTGACGATACATCATTGAACGATCCCGCTTTCGGCTTTTACAACTATGCCGCACCAGGCTCGGATCGATTCAAGATCGAACTCAATGTCGCTCAGAATGGATTCACAGCATCAGATACGAGTTCCGTTGACAACTTCTCTCGCGTTGGATTCATTGAGTTCATGCGAGTTGTCGATGGCGACATCGTTAAGATCGAAAAGTACCCCGATTATGCAGTCCTTGAGGATACCCTTGCAAGACGGACATACGACGAATCGGGCAACTACACAGTCAATCCGTTCGAACTCACTTTGAACGGCCCAACTTCTAGCGGCGGAAACACCGTACTGAAGGCGGAATTGTCCTCGGGCAAAGCATATGTCTTTGGATATGAGTTTGAAACTCAGGCAAAGACAAAATTGAACATCCCATGTGCCCGTGGGGAGTCCCACGAAAGAACAGTCACCCGCGATTTCAACAGATCGATTGGCCCATACACAAAGGTTGAATTCTCGGGCATCACGGGATCGTTTAACCCAATTGAAGATCCCACCAAACACCCAACAATCAACCTGTCTCGCGGTGCAAGCGGTTCGGCTCTTGATGTCATCGGCTCTGCAAGAATGCGTTGGGTGGAGCCATATTCGGCTAGTGTCTACAACTTGTCGTTGTATGACATCAAGATGTCGGGTACGGCATCATTCGAAGAAACAGTTCGTATTCACCTTCCCAGTTTGACGGCGCACATGTTTACCCTCACGGGAAGTGCGGGATTGGAAAACGAGAGTCAAGACATTCTTCTGTATCAGGTTCCTGAAGGTTCGGGAGTCACCTCGTTCTCTTCGGGTGACTATGCAATCGTTGGATATGATTCAAGAACAGCACCGACATCGTCATTCACATACACGATCAACTCATATGACCCTGGTCTTCAGTTCCCGATCAATACGACTGTAAGCCTTCCCGACTCGGATGTGTTGGTTTTCGACGGAACTGGCAAGGTTCTTGCAGGAACTGCCGCCCGTGGTGCAAATGTCACGGAACTATCCGTTACTGTTACAAATGCTGCGGCAGGAACAAAGGTATTCACATACGCCACACAGGAACCAGGCAATGATTCCACGGCTATGGTGAACTACATCCGCGACAAGACAGAACAGACAGTAAGCCTCACGCTCACGGGCGCGTGGGGGTCTTCGTTGACAGGTGACGAGAGAGGCAGCACATCTGATACTCTCTTCCTGAACGGATACACGGATGTCATCGAACTTCTGTCAATCACGGGAACAAAGGGTGCAAGTTCGGGGATCAGCCTGAACTCGTATTTCACTCTAGACAACGGTCAGCGCGACTCGTTCTATGATTGGTCTCGCCTGACTCTCGGCGCAGGGGTTACAGGCGTTACTGGGCCTTTCTACGCAACCTTCAAGTACTACTCTCACGAAAATGTATATGGTGCATATACGGTTGCTTCGTATCCCGATTATGAGAACATCCCGACCTATACGAGCAAGTCCACGGGCACACAGTACAAGTTGCGCGACTGCATTGACTTCCGTCCCGACAGAAGCCTGAGTGGAGATATCATGGCTACGCCGTGGATTCCCACGAATTCGGCAGCAAACGATAACGACTTCACCTATACGCATTATCTCCCAAGAACAGACAAGATCGTCTTGACTCGGGATCGCAATTTTGCAGTCATCTCGGGAACGCCGTCTCTCAACGCCGACATTCCTGCGGACGATCCGAATGCGATGACTTTGTACACCGTACAGGTCAATCCGTACACATTCAACAGCAATGACGCATCGATTCGTTATGTTGAGAACAAGCGATACACGATGCGGGATATTGGTGATCTTGAGAAGCGCATTGAGGCTGTTGAGTACTACACAACACTTAGCCTTCTAGAGCAAGAAGCAAAGGCAAAGAGCATCCGTGATGAAAACGGAGATGAGATGCCAAAGCGCGGCATCTTGGTCGATCAGTTCAAGGGACACGCAGTCGCTGACAATGCAGATCCGATGTTTGCCGCAAGCGTTGATTATGAAAACAACGAACTGCGTCCACCGTTCTCTACTCGCTCATATGGACTGACGGGAGCAGTTGTATCCTCGGTTACTGGCAATGCCACCGATGGTGTCTATACCCTCTCCTTCACACAGTCTCCTGAAATCTCCCATCTGTTGGCAAGCGAGTCGATTCAGATCAATCCGTTCAATGTAATCAACTACATGGGGCATCTGTCGATCAGCCCCGCAGCGGATACATGGTACGACACCACGAAGCAGCCAAAGGTTCGTGTCAATGTAGAGGGCGAGAATGACAACTGGGAAGTCAACTCCAACTATGGATTCGGCACTCGGTTCAATGATTGGGAATCGATTTGGTTCGGCAAGGAGAATCAGAACTCCAAGAACAATCGCCCCAATCTAGTCCGAAACAAGTTGCTGTCTGCCAAGGCTGAAGGATTGTCTTTGAACAGCGTTAACTCTTCTGTTGCTCCTGAGAGCATGAAGAAGATTGTGGCAAACAAGACGGTAGCCCGTGATGTTCTGCCCGTTGCTCGTCAGCAGGAAATCACCCTCACCGCCAAGGGACTCAAGCCAAGCACCACATTCTATGTCTTCTGCGATGACATGAATGTCACCCCATACTGCACGGGTGGAAGTCAAGTTACTACTGAAAATGGTGAAGCATCGATCAAGTATCTGTTCAACTATCCAAACGCTTCGACAGGCGTATATGAACAGAACTTCTTGGTCGGACGGCACAACATTCGCATCACGGATGTTGCCTCTGCGGATTCTGTCGCCTCCTCCACGATGGCAGCAGAAGCCACATATGCAGTCGAAGGTGCATATGATTCTCTGTCAGAGGATGGTCTGTTGGCAACCCGTATTGCCGAAACCCGAAGAAAGTCAGTCAAGACTGAAAAGGTAGTTTCGAACCTATCAGAAATGCTTACAAGTTCGGGTGAGATTCGTGGCTATTCTGAGCCGCTGTCGCAGACATTCTATGTCGATCCCGTCAAGTATCCCCAAGGTATCTTCCTAAAGTCGGTCGATCTCTACTTTGAGAGTGTTGATGCACTTAGCACGATCCCCGTGACTGTGCAGATTCGACCCACCGTTTCGGGATACCCACACCCATCGAAGGTGCTGCCGTTTGCCACATCTGTCAAGTACAACGATGGAAGCATTTCTACGGTGGATCTAATCGAAGACGGTGATGCAGATGCAACGAACTTCCCGTTCAGCACTCCCGTCTATCTTCTTCCCGCGAAGGAGTATGCGGTCTGCGTTTCAACAAACTCTTCGAATTATGCCCTTCTGAAGGGATCGATTGGATCCACAATCATCAGAGCATCCGAAGAGGATCCAAAGATCGGTGTGATCAAGCAGCCGATGATGCGGTCGCTGTTCAAGCCACAGAACTCAGGCAAGTATGCAAAGAGCGAAAACGAAACTCTTGCATTGCGCCTAAAGGTCTGTAAGTTCAGCAGCAGCGGTACCGTAACGGTGCAGAATTCTGCAATCTCAAGCGGCTCTGCAAATCTGAACATCAACGAGTTCAGATTGAATGCAGTCGATTCGACTCCCGAAGATACGGGAATTGCATATGCAGTTGAGGTTCAGGCTTCTCCACCCGTGAACTACGCAAGCCTTACTCCAAACAAGAATACCATTCCTGCGAGTGGTTATCACACAGTTTCCTCGTCTACGGGCGAAGGCAATGTATCGGAGATTGTAGCCACCCTGTCCGCAAGTTCGAACGGGTATGTGTCTCCGATCTTTGATCTACAGAAGTCCAGTTTCATCACCGTAAGCAACACGATCAACAATCAAACAGTAACAGACAGTTCAAGTGGATCGTACAACGGAGAATTGGAGCCGACAAACGAGGGGGTTGCTTCGGGTTACCGCACAGCCGCCCGTTACATCAGCAAGAAGGTCACCTTGGAGAGTGGTATGGAAGCCGAAAACATTACGGTTTCGATGTCGCTGTGCAATCCGAAGAAGGGCAACACAAATGCCTCGTCCGTCAAGGTGTTCGTCCGTCCAGTTCCTGTTGGTGAACCCGACTATGACAATGTGAACTATGTCGAACTGACATCCACAGATACAGGGGTTTCGTCCTCCGACTCGGATTTCCGCGAGGTCACTTTCACAAACATTGGATACACGACTCTTCAGAAGTTCAAGACATTCTCAATCAAGGTAGTGATGTTCGGAGATGACAACGGTGCCGCAGTTCCAAAGATCCGCAATCTACGGATGATCGCAACATGACACACAAGATCCCTGTGCAGAATGAAAAATTGGTAAGAGACATGCGCTCGGGGGCGTTGCTTTCCACGGATAAGGATTCGATAAAGGCATATGAGAGACGAAAGCAAGAAGCCAAGGCTCAGAAGGATCGGATAAATAGGTTGGAACATGAACTGTCTGAACTAAAGGCACTCATGTCAAAACTCATTGAGGAACGGTGAATAGCAAATGTCCTGTACAGCAGCAGACCTGATTAACATTCAGCCACTCGTCCTGTCCGATACCTTCAACACATGGTTCGACAGAACGAATGAGATCATTGAAGCCGCAAGCGCAATCAATGTCTACGATGTTGCTGTAGGCCCGACCAATGGCGGTTTGATCAGAGAAACGGGCTGTTCGGGTGGCTATTACAACGGCGTTGTCACAATTTCAGTCAACCCTGGTGCGGGTATCGGCATTGGTGTTCCTGCGTTTACGAACAACTATAACAAGGTAATCATCGATGCCATTCGGCTAGAGGATCTTGGTACTGGTGCTTCTGCCAATCCTGCCATCGATGATTATGTGATCTTCAGCGATTTCAGCGACCAAAGACAGGGGCCTGCGGGAACGCCAAAGAGAACAACTGCAAATCGTATGCTTCCGAATACGGTTGTGTTCGGTGACAGCGGCAACGGCGATTTTACAATTCAGGGCAATGTCAACATCATCGGCAACTTGAATGTTCAAGATGACATTTCTTACATCGATTCGAATGATCTGCGTATTGAAGATAAACTGATTGAATTGGCATACGCTCGGTATGTCCAGTTCACGATTTCGGGATCAAGCCTTACTGGAACATCGTTCGATGTTGGAAGCACAGCCTTTTATCACGATACTATCAATCCACCGACAGAAGCCAACGCAACAACAATTGGGCAAGTTTCGAATTGGTCTGTCTCCCCCTCAGGCACGACAGGAACTATTCGATTGGGGGCTTTTAGCGAAGGTGGAGTTGGCGACATCATTGCAACTGGTAAATTGGTTGTTACTGGAACCGCCTATCAACAAACCGTAACAGTATCGGGCGATGTTGTAGATGGAACTGACTTCTATAGCGATACTCTGCTTCAGCCCGCTGGAATCCGCGTAAAGGGCTTGCAGGGTGACAAAGATTGGGTATGGCTAAAGAGTGCCCCCATCGGAAGCGTAGATTGGTACGGCTTCTTCAGCAACACAAACATTGGTGTAACTGGTGCAGACGCACATGTCGTTTCCTCCAAGTTTGCTTCTTATGGATATGGGGCTGCGGACAATACCTATACCTACCTTGGTTTCAATGGAACTGAAACACCATTTACCAAATATCAAGTAGGTCAGCAACTTACCATGTGGCATAGTGCCACGGGCGAAGCGGGAATCACATTCGGAGTAGTTTACTCGGGCAGCACAGGGCCTGCTGTTTACCCCAATATCCCCGTGACAAATTGGGTCAAGTGGTTCAATGCAGATCAACTCGACGGTGCCCATGCACTCACGACAGCAACTCCATGGTCTATTCCAGTTTCGTTGGATGACGGTCGCTTGCATGAAGATTGGATTCGCGCAGACGCTATTCGCAAGCGTTTCTGCCAAACAGGACATGCGTTCCAAGTCGGGCATGTTCTGCGATTCGATCTTGACGGCACTCTTACATTCGCTCAGGCAAACACAGTTCCCAATGCAGAAGCAATCGGCATGGTTGAAAGTGTCAGCGGCGATTGTTTCAGTCTCGTCACGAAGGGATTCATCAAGGGATTGACAGGCAGCGGTGGCTTGACGGGTCTTTATCCTCTTGCTACTGGTCAGGCATACTATCTGCACCCCGATGTTGGTGGTCGCCTCATCAGCGATCCCGATGGTGGTGCATATGAAGTACAGGCGGGGGAAGTACGCAAGGCTATCTTCCTCGCAACAGGATACGACTCGGGATATGTCATCAACTATACGGGTGTCATTGTTGGTGATACACCAAGTGATTTGGTTTATCTTCGTTCGGTTGCTCCAATCGGCGCAGTTCAGCCATTTGCGGGTGCTATAGATCAGATTCCCGATGGTTGGTTGCTTTGCGATGGCAAGGCAAAGTCTCAGAACGAGTGGAATGATCTATATTCCGCAATTGGTCAAAACCATTATGCAGATGCAACGGTCTATGATGCAAGTACCATTACCATCGACGGCGATACTCGCGGTTTGGCGGTTGGAGATGCGTTGCGGCTCGTATGGACAACTGGTAGCGCATCGGTAATTGTCGCCACAGTCACCGAAGCCACTCGCAGAGTCTCTTTCGCATCCTCTCCTTTCACCGAAGTTGTTGAAGATACAGAAATCAAGGTCTATGGTCGCTCTGTTGGATCGACCGTTGGCAGATCTGTGTTCTTCCTTCCCGACATGCGGAGACGGACTGCATTTGGTGTATCGAATGGCACGGGCTTGAGCGGCAGCGGTGTGATCTCCCCCGCGATCTCCTTGGGAACCGTGGGTGGCGAAGAAGAGGTCATCCTGCTTGAGAACAACATCCCCCCACACACGCACTCACTTAATAGCGTGGTGCAGACGGATCAGTTCAGCACTTCGTATGGATCTTCTACTGCGGAAACTGGCGGTCTACAAGGAACTGGTGTTGAACCTTCGCCGTTCAGCATCTATCCCCCATATGTCGGCTTGCATTGGATCATTCGCTCCAAGAAAGGTCTACAGGCGACGATCCTAACGGGTCACAATCACGACAACTACTACATTCGCTACGACATCAACCACACGGTAGAGGGTGGTGCGGCTCGTACTCTTACCGAAGCCGATAGGGTGCAGTTCCGCACGAATGCTAGAGTTCTTCGCCGCGATGCAGACGATACCTTCCATGGTACATTGACCGTTACGGGCAACATCAATATCCAAGGATTGGGTGGCGCAGACAGCGTCGATGCGATTGTGGCGGGTGGTGTAAGTGCAGATTACTATGTCGGCAACAGACTCTTCATCAATGAGTCTGCTCGTATCTCGCTTTCGGGCAGCAATTCTCTGATGATCACGGGTGGCAGTACATGCAATGTGCGTATGTACCCTGCCCTCAATTTTGGTCTTACAGGCCCAACTGCATTCTACGATCAGAATCAGAGAGATGCAGATTCCCGCAATCTTGTCATCGACTACAAGACAGGTGAAGTTTCCTGTCGCCCGATGCATAATGTCAGTTCTGCTGCACCACCAACAAGTACCGCAGGATATCCCGAAGGCTTTGTTTGGTATCAAACGGGAACTGGTGGCTCACAGTCATCTGCATATTCTGATCAAGAGAATGGATATACAGAACTACCAGGTGGAATTCTTATTCAATGGGGATTTGTCCCCCGCGCAGAACTTACGAATTCAAGCGGCAATCTTTACAAGAGCATAACTTGGCCAACTCCGTTCGCAACTGTTGCATGGTCTTGCAATGTTACCCCGCGATATTCTCAATTCAATGGGGCAGGAGATTCATACGGTCAAATTGCAGCAATGACTGCAAACGGCGGTGTGATTGTGTTGGGCAAGGCAAGTGAGGGAAATCTTAACTATCTGATCGGTGCGTCGTGGATGGCAATCGGCAAGAAACCCTAATAGGCTAATCACTTATGGCACAAACGATCAATAGAGACATGGATCAGGGATCAAATTTCTCCTTCTCTTATGTGGTGAAGGGGGATGACGGTCTTCCATTGGATATTGCCTCGGGATACACGGCATACGCACAGATGCGTAGGTTCTATTCATCGACAACAGGCATAAACTTCACGGCATCAATCACAGGAGCAACAGGAAACATCACGGTTTCTTTGGGGCCTACCGCATCTGCGAATGCCAAAGCAGGAGTTTGGTTTTATGATGTCGAATTGCACTCAAACGGAAGCGCGACTGTCCAAAGAGTTGTGCAGGGCATGATTACGGTCTATCCCGAAGTTACGAAAATTCCGTAATCTCAACAAGGTCTTTTGAGCATTGACCTTGGGCGCACTAAATATCTGACACACCCCCTTTCATCATGGAGATTGTAATGAGCGAGACTATGACGATTGACGCACCGACGAATGTTGTTTCGACCTCCCCCACAGACGCGGTCACAACAGCAACCACGAACGACAAGAAGCACAAGACGATCAGCCTTTGCATGATCGTCAAGAACGAGGCTCATGTCATTGAGCGGTGCCTCTCTTCTGTACTTCCGATCATCGATTACTGGGTCATCGTTGACACAGGATCGACAGACGGCACACAGCAAAAGATCAAGGACTTCTTTGAGCGCAACGGCATCAAGGGAGAACTCCATGAGCGTCCGTGGGTTGACTTCGGTCACAACCGCAGCGAGGCTCTTGAACTGTGTCAGAAGACCGACACCGACTATGCATACATGATTGATGCGGATGAGATCTTGGTGTATGAGCCAGGCTTCGATCCGATGAAGTTCAAGGAAACCCTGAATGCCGATCTATACAACATCTTCGCCCACTTCGGACAGACTCGATATCACCGTCCGCAGATGACAAGCAACAAGAAGCGGTTCTACTACCGTGGTGTTCTCCATGAGTATGTGGACTGCCATGATCCAATCGGCACCCGCGACTTTGCCCGTGGATTCATGAACACCCCGATTCAGGACGGTGCCCGTTCCTCGGATCCTGAGAAGTACAAGAAGGATGCTGAGAAGTTCGAAGCGGCTCTCGCCACAGGCAAGGTCGAAGAGAAGGACTTCAATCGTTATCACTTCTATCTTGCTCAGTCGTACCGTGACTCGCAGCAATGGGAACCCGCTTTGGCGGCATATCTCAAGAGAGCAGATCTCGGTGGTTGGAATGAAGAGGTCTTCTACAGCCTCTATCAGGCGGGTCGTATCATGGAAATCTTGGAGAAGCCTGTTGACAACATCATTCAGGTCTACTTCAAGGCATATCAGGTCGCTCCTTGGAGAGCAGAAAGCCTTTGGGCTGCTGCCCGTCTCTGCCGTGCATTCTCACGGTTCGATCAGGGCTATCGGTTCGCCAAGCAGGGTCTAAAGGTTAGATACCCCGAAGGTGCCCTTTTCGTCGGGCAGGGAATCTACGATTGGGCAATGTTGGATGAGTTTGCAATCGCGGCGTTTTGGACGGGACACTACCGCGAATCCCGTATTGCAAGCATTCAGTTGCTCCAACAGGGCAAGTTCCCGCCCGATCAGAAGGAGCGCATTGAGGCGAATCTCAAGTTCGCTACCGATGCCATCCTGAACGAGGGCGATCAGGGGTAAAGATTGTCGCTAAATAGTGGCAGTCTGACTATTAAAGGTAGGAACTCCACTAATGGCATATAGTGCAATCCCAATCATCGGCGGCGGCGGCGGTAGTGATGGCCGCAGAATCCTCAACACTTGGACTGTCCCCTCAGGGCACGGTTTCGCAGCGGGTAATGTCGTAGTCTATACGGGCGGCGTTACAGGATTCGCTCTAGGTCTTGCCGATGATTTGGAGACATCTCAGACGGTGGGTGTTGTCGAGGCGGCTTCGACGGAATCGATCACAGTAGTCTACCAAGGCGAAATCGATTTCGAAGGAGCCGCCTTGGACATTGATGACGGTGCAACAAGCCTCACCGCAGGAAATGTCTACTATCTGTCACCGACAAATGCGGGGTATCTGACCCCGATTCGTCCTTTCGATGGTGCGTCATACATTCAAGGAATGATCGTCGCCACGGATACCGACAAGGGATTCGTGATCAATGCACTCCCACAGACATCAAGTGCATCGCTGTACTCTCCCGTTGGATCGATGATCCCATGGGCAGGAAGTTTCCAAACAGTACCCTCCACTTGGAGAATCTGTGATGGTGCTGCCGTCCGTAAGGTCGGAGAGAATCCCATGGATGGCGAAATCTATAGCCATCTGTATGAGATCATCGGGGACAAGTACAAGGTAACGGGTCTCGTCTCAAGCACAACAGGCCCGATGGGTAACACGGCTCGGGATGTCATCATTTCTTTCTCAACGGAGGGACATGAAGACTATCCAGGCACAACCGCACATGGATTGGTTGATGCATATGACAATGACACATATCTTGAGTATAAGATTGGTTGGGGTGGAACGAATGACTTTGCAATCGGAACGCTGACTGCGGCAAACACAACCGAAGTTCGCTTCCAATATGCAAGAAATTACCCTGGCTGCACTCCCGTTGATTTCAGCGGAGCAGTCGCAAGTTCTCAAGTGACGATTCAGTCGCTTGAGGTGGGAGAGGCAACTGGTGCAACATCGGAGCGGTTCTTTATTCCCGACATGCGGGCTAGAACTGCATTCGGCGTGGGATACTCGTCAGGTCTGACTGAGTTGAAGCGGGGAGAGATTGGTGGTGATGATACCCACCTGTTGGCATCGAACGAGATTCCCGATCACGGAAACTATCTCTACACTACAGAGTCTTCCTCTTCAGGTGCGACCAATCGTGTGGCAATTGCTGCCTCTCAGAGAACAGTAGATGTTGCTCAAACGACATCATATGAAGCAGGATTCACGGCAGACAATGAGCCAATCTCTTTGATGCCGCCGTATGTGGCTACGAACTGGATCATTCGACATCGCCAATTCCAAGGACCTGGGATTGAAATTGGCCCTCGCGGTCATACTGGCGCAACTGGCGCAACTGGCGAGACAGGCCCTCAAGGCCCTCAAGGCCCTGCGGGTAATGATGGAGCGGATGGACAAGACGGACAAGACGGCAGTCAGGGCCCGCAAGGCCCAGCAGGCCCGCAAGGCCCTGCGGGAGCAGATGGTGCGGATTGCGTCTGTCAATTTGTAGGCGGTGATCTGCCAAAATCTATTTGGTTGGCACCCGAATCCGTGTACAAGAACGGCATCGTCGGCAATCCCGCGAGGACTTTCTTGTCGCAGAATCTATCCATGGATCCTCTGTATCCAACAGACTTCTCTTATGCGATGTCGGTATTCTCTGCAAGCAACATCGCACCGACAACAGAGGCACCTTTCTATTACAGAGATCCGACCGACTCTGTGAATGAAAGCACCTTCCCATACGGGAGATTCACGAAGCCACTTACGGTTTCCCCGAATCCAAATGTCAAGATCAATCGATCCTCCGTGTACAACCTATCGGTGATCAACGACTCTGCATCTGCATTTGCAACACCTTTTGACATCATCCTGACTCGCGGTGTGTACACATTGAATCAGCCGTGGTTCAACTACATTGACCGCGACTTGTACATCCGTGCAGAACAAGGAAGCCTTGTTACACAGACCGTTCAGGGAATCACATTCCTACCTCTGTATACAGCACTTGGAGCAACAGACACCACGCGGTTTGCACTTCAGGTAAACATCGGCACGGCACAAAGCATGATTGCGGCAACGGGAAGTGCAGTTCGCTTCCTTCCACCACTAGCCCTTGTCGGTGGTATGACAAATTCCAACGGCATCTCTTCAGGATTCGACGGAGTCACAAGCGGCACGGGCGGTCTGATGAACATGATCGTCGGTGGACACGAAGTCGTTGGAATCAGCGGACAGTATTTCACGCTGCATGTCAAGAACGAGGGTTCGATGACATTCGGCAATCTGCTGAATCAGACATTCACCAACTACATCAATTCGGTTGATGTATACGGTGTTACCATCCATACAACATCTTCAAATGGTGCTGTGTTCTCAGGAAGAAACACACGGACATACATTGGCGATTGGGCGGTTGGTGGAACAGATGGTGATGGTATTGCGTTTATCAATCACTCCACCACAGCAGCGATGACCGATGCTTCCTTGGCATCATTCATTACGGGTGGGGCATACAGCAACGCAATCGGTTTGCAGACTGATGGTGGAACCATCAAGGCTAGGGACTCCATGTTCCTGAACTATCCAGTTGCCGCGCATGCCACGAATGGTGGAACCATCGTTCTGAAGCATTGCACGGTGTCGGATTCTTACTATGGTCTTGCTGCCGATAGCGGGTCTAATGCAGAGGCAGCGGGTGCAATCTTCTCTCGCAATTCGTTCCCCGTGATCACCGATAATGGCGGCACAATCAACATCACCCGTGATTTGGACAAGATCGGCAAGACGCACATCAAAGGCAATCGTGCCCCAACTACGGTGTTGAATGGAAATGTTGTTGTTGGTGATGCCGATATCATCGGGCCTGGTATTCTTGCAGTCAATGCAAATGTGAGAATCAAGGATTTCGTCCGCATTCTTTCGGATGTGGGTACTAGCAAGGGCGGTGAGACAACTGGAATTGGGCAGGGAACGGAGGAAAACAAGTTTGCGGTACTTGCAATCAATTCGAATGTTTCAAGCCCCGACTTGCTTTCCACCACAGGACTTTCAAAGGGCAAGACGGGCACCGACTTTGTGACAGGAGTCCAAACACCCCGCTTCATCGGTACAGGTCGTGTTCAGGGAATCAACTCCAAGATCGTCATGACAGTCAGTCAGACGGATTTGAGCGCGATGGTCGATACAGCCACAATCCATGAAGTAATCAAGGGAGATTCGGAACAACTTCCGTTCTAATCGATGTTCAAGCACGACAAAGACAACATCTATCTGAACGGTCTCAAGGTTCCCCTTGAACTGTTCAAGCGTTTGGAACCCGCCTATCAGCATCCAAATGGTCTGATTGTGATGTTTTACGATGGAAAGCGCAGACACTACAGAACCGAGAACAACTCTTGGACTGTAGTCGGAGTGTGGGAAGATGGGGAAAGATATCTCTCCCGCATAGACGATTTCTTCAGACTGCTTGTCGAAGTCACCAAGGAGAATCAACAGGTGGCGGCTGATGTAGAAGCAGCCAAGAAAGAGTCCATGCCTGAACCCGACATAAAGGCTAAATATCCTGTGGAGGAAACGCCAAATGTCGAGTTGCAGCAGCGGACTGATCTCAACGAGAGCGGAACTAAGAGAGTACGCACTACGCGCAAACGGTCACCCCGTAGTTGAAATCAACATCGCGGATGAACAGTTGGAGGATCGTCTCAACGATGCTCTCCAATTTTTCTCCGAGTATCACTTTGACGGGGTTGAGAAGGTTTACCTGAAGTACAAGTTGTCCCAAACGGACATTGACAACGGGTATATTTCATTTACCGCCGACAATGTGCAGTCGGAAACAGCCGATGGATCGGGCTTTGAGGATAGTGAGGCTATTCAGACTAGCCAAGACCCCGAATGCCCTGAGAATGTCCTTCTACAGAACCTGATCGTCAGCGTCACCCGCATCTTCCCGTTCACCCAACAGTCGGTGGGTATGTTCGATGTGCGGTACCAATACGCACTAAACGATCTTTATACCTTCGGCACCATTGACTTGGTGCAGTACGACATGACGCAGCAATACCTACAGTTGCTTCGTCAGTTCCTGTCGCCCGACAAGAGCATTCGTTTCAATCGCGTGGCGAACAAGTTGTACTTGGACAGCGACAGACGGCAATTGAATGCGGGAATGTATTTGATCATCGAAGCGTATCGCATCCTTGATCCTCGCGTGTATCCCGAAGTATACAACGACCGCTTGCTGAAGAAGTATTTGGTCGCATTGGTTCGTTGGCAATGGGGAGTGAACCTCTCTAAGTACAACGGCATCAAGTTGCCTGGTGACATCACCCTTGACGGTCAGTCAATGATGAAGGACTCTTGGCAGCAGAAGGAAGAGATTGAGAAGGAAATCATCCTGAAGGGCGAACTGCCTGTTGATTTCATCATGGGATAAGGAATAAGAATGGCACTAAATCCGTACATCCGTGTCAACACAAAGACATATCAGCCCGAGCAGAATCTTGTAGAAGACCTCACGGTAGAGGCAATCAAGATCTATGGGCAGGAGATGTACTACATTCCCCGCGAGATGGTAACGCGGGACGATCTGTTTGGAGAGTCGCAGTATTCGCGGTTCACCAATTTCAAGATGATCGAAATGTACATGGATACGACTACAGCATTTGAAGGAGGCGATACCTTTACCAAGTTTGGCTTTGAGATCCGTGACAGCGTAAAGTTCACCGTTTCCAGAAAGCGTTTCAAGCGCGAAACAGGTATGGATAGACCCTTGGAAGGAGACTTACTCTACCTTCCAATCAGCAAGGGTTTGTTTGAGGTGAAGTTCGTGGAGCATGAGAATCCCTTCTATCAGTTGGGCAAACTCTACTCCTATCAATTGACATGCGAACTCTTCCAGTATTCCGAAGAGGACTTCAATACTGGAGTTCCCGAACTCGACGCAATCAACGACGAGACGGGATTCAAAGTCAACCTCAACCTTGGGGGGATCTATGGAACAGGATCTTTTGCAGAAGGCGACAGCGTTTATCAATACGCGAATGGATCAATTACAGGTTCAACTGCGGGAGCGTCTGCGAGGGCGGTGGTCTACTCGTATGAGCCTAGTATCACTCCGCTCCGAATATCTCTATCCAATGTTGTTGGTACTTGGATCGAAGAAACGGAAAAGGGAGCAACCGCCTACATAGCCAAAGCGGGTGTCAACCTGTATGCCCCAATTGTCTCCAAGGATGACACGATGGGCATCCTTGACGAAGCCAAGAACGAAGAGATCGAAACCGAAGCGAATTCCGTCTTCAACTTCGATGAAGCCAACCCATTCGGAGATCCATGATCGATGCTTGAGTATTACTATCACGGTACCGTCCGAAAGGTAGTGGTTGGCTTTGCCTCACTATTCAACAATGTGCATCTCGTTCGCAATGATGCGAGTGGAAACGAGAAGGAGCGCATTCGTGTTCCTATCGCATACGGGCCGCAGCAGAAGTTCCTCAAGCGTCTTGATCGCATCGGAACAGACTTCGATCAGCAGCAAGTGCGTTTGGAGACATATCTGCCGCGCATGGCGTTTGAGATTTCGTCTCTTGCTTATGACTCCTCGCGCAAGTTGAACAGCGTACAACAGACTGTTGGATACAACGCGGGAGATCGGGGATCGCTCAAGAAGCGGTGGGAGCGCGTTCCATACAACATGAACATGACTCTCAGCGCAATGACGAAGAGCATGGACGATTGCTTGCAGATTGTCGAGCAGATTCTTCCATACTTCACCCCTGAATATGTCTTCACGATCAAGGCAATCGACGGAATGGATATCGATGTGGATGTTCCAATTGTCCTGTCTTCAGTCGCATTGACAGAGGGTGATGATGGGTCTTATGGTGATTATTCACAGCGCAAGGTCAACTTTGCAACGATTCAGTTCATTGCCAAGATGTATCTGTACGGGCCTGTCAAGGAAGCCCCGCTCATTCTCAACACGAATGTCAACATCTTCGATACGAAGGACTTCTCCCCAAGCACGACATCTACTGCGGCTTTCAAGCCATATGCAGACATTGGGGTATCCGCTGCGGCGGGAATTACTGCGGGTGGCTATGCACCTTCTCTGACCGCAGGGTGGACAGGTGCGGGTGCAACACACGCACAGGTATACATCCGTGAGTATCCACCGACAGCATGGGGTGCAAGTTGACAGGAGGAAATGTGAGCAACATCGACATGAACATCGCAAAGACTTTGGGAATCGAAACGAATCCTGAGCCAACTGAAATAGTCCCCGTGAAGGCGATTTCGGTAGACCATCAATACAATCCTACCGATGCAGACAGAGATTATGACGAGGTTCGTCGCAACCTGAAGTGCATCATCGAAAAGTCTCAAGAGGCAATCGAAGGGATCAGCGAGTTGGCACAGGACAGCCAACAGCCCCGCGCATACGAAGTGATTGCCCAATTGATTCAGTCTTCTCTTGAAGCCAACAATCGGCTCATGGATCTTCATCGCCGCATGAAGGACATCAAGAAAGAAGAGAAGGGCAAGACAACCACCGTAACTAACAACTCAATCTATGTCGGAAGCACAGCCGACCTACAGAAAATGATTCGGGAGCAGAAGAAAGCCCTCGACAGAGGTGATATCGTAGATGAGCAATGATCATGAAACATACCTAGGCAACCCACTTCTCAAGGGTGCTTATGTAAAGCAAGAATTCACGAAAGAGCAGTTGGAGGAGTACATCAAATGCTCCGAAGACCCGATCTATTTCATTGAGACATACATCAAGGTCGTAACTATCGATGAAGGTCTCATGCCCTTCAGGTTGTATGACTTTCAGAAAGACATCGCCCGTTCGGTATTCGACAATCGATTCACGATCTGCAAGATTCCCCGTCAGAGCGGAAAGACGGCAACATTGGTGGCTTGCATTCTGCACATGGTGTTGTTCAATCCGACATACAAAGCCGCTATTCTTGCAAACAAACTGAAGACCGCCACGGAAATCATGGATCGGTTCAAGGTCGCGTATGAGAACCTTCCGAAGTGGTTGCAGCAGGGCATCATCGAATGGAATAAGACTAGCGTTACATTGGAGAACGGATCCAAGGTTGTTTGCTCATCCACATCATCAAGTGCAGTTCGTGGTTCGTCATACAACTTCTTGATGCTTGACGAGTTTGCATTCGTCCCTGAGCAGATCGCAGAAGAGTTCTTCACATCCGTATATCCAACGATCACTTCGGGTAAGACATCAAAGACCGTAATCGTTTCCACGCCCAATGGATTGAATCTGTTCTACAAGATGTGGCAGAACGCCAAGAACGGCAAATCCGAATTCGTGCCCGTTGAGGCACATTGGTGGCAAGTCCCAGGGCGTGATGACAAGTTCAAGGAAACGACGATCAAGAACACCTCGGAGCGGCAATGGTACTCGGAATACGAGTGTCAGTTCCTTGGTTCTCAGGAAACACTTATCAGAGCGTCCAAGATTGCGTCATTGGCATTCCAAACACCCCTGATGGAGACAGAGGATGGCTTGGCGATCTACGAGCATCCCATGAAGGGTCACATCTATGCGGGTTTGGTTGACTCCAGTAGAGCCATCGGACAGGACTACAACGCCATGGTGGTCTTGGATGTCACCGCCATGCCGTACAAGGTTGTTGCCAAGTATCGAAACAATACTATTCCAATCCCAGTATTTCCCAACCTCATTAAGACGATTGCTGAGAAATACAACGATGCATATGTGATGGTGGAAATCAACGATACTGGGCAACAAGTTGCAGACATTCTAAAGGATGAATTGGAGTATGAGAATATCGTCACCATCTCCATCAAGGGCAAGAAGGGGCAGAAGGTCGGTGAAGGCTTCGGTGGGGGCAGAACCTACAACGGCATCAAGATGAGCAGCCAAGTCAAGAAGGCGGGATGCTCGGTGATCAAGGAGATGATCGAAGGCGACAAATTGATAGTAAACGATTTCGATATCATTTCTGAGATCAGCACTTACATCGCCAAGGCGGGGTCTTACGAGGCTACGGACGGCTACCACGACGATCTGATGGCTTGCTTGGTCATGTTTGGATGGCTGACCACCCAAGAGTACTTCAAGGACTTGGTCAACCTAGATGTCCGCAAACGACTATTTGAGGAAAAACTCAAGAAACTGGAGGAGGATCTGACTCCTTTCGGCTTCTTGGATAGCGTTGACGATGAAATGGACGAAGCGGCAAGGATGCTTGCTAGCGAATCTACGCAGAAACCTAAACAATCAAGACGGGATAGATCATGGATGGACGATGCAGAAGAAATCATGTGACGCTAGGGTGAAATGGTCAAACGAATAAATACCCCCGTCTATCAAACCAATCCAAGGAGACTGAGATGGCATTCCAACTTTCCCCAGGCGTGAATGTAACAGAGAAGGACTTGACCACAATCGTCCCTGCTGTTGCCACAACCAATGCAGGCATCGTGGGTCTATTCAATTGGGGCCCATGCAACAAGCGCATCCTCGTTGACAGCGAGAACAACCTCGTACAACTATTCGGCGCACCCGATGACAATGTCGCTGAGTGGTGGTTCCCTGCCGCCAACTTCCTTGGATACGGCAACAACCTTCAGGTCGTTCGTGCCAAGATTGACGAGATGGTCAATGCGAACGGATATGGCTACACAGGTGCCACTAGCGACAGCGGTTGGGATTCCGATGCCGCAATGATCGAAAACGACGATAAGTTTGAGTTTGCCGATGTCACCAAGATTGGCTCGTTCGTTGCTCGTTATCCAGGCGCACTCGGCAACACTCTAGAAGTTCAGATCTGCGGTGGCGCAACTGTCGCTGTCACAGGTGCAGGCATTACTGCTTCGGGCTATACCGCTGCGGGACATGATTTCAGCGATTGGGTATACGGAACCCAGTTCGATGCCAAGCCAAATAGCACGACTTATGTTTCTGACTTGGGCGGCGCAAACGACGAGTTCCACTTGATCGTCATCGACAAGAATGGTCTTCTCTCGGGAACTCGCAACACGATTCTTGAGAAGTTCCAAGGATTGTCCTTCCTCCCTGGTGTTGTTTCTTCGGATGGTACGAGCAACTACTATGTTGACCGCATCAACCGTACATCGAAGTACATTGCTGCCGTCAATAAGGCAACCAATACATCCTTCAATGATCTTTTCAGAGGTTCGACGGGTGCATGGGGAACGGGCGATTCGCTCAAGTACTACACCACCGCATCTCTTGCCGCAACTTCGGGTGTCACCGCTACGAACGGAACCTTCGGAGTAGGCGTATGGCAACTCAAGGGCGGTAAGGATGGAAAGACGGCCGATCTCACCGATTACATGAAGATCGCTTTCGGTCAGGATTCGGATTCGGATCCTGAGGGATATCGCCTCTTCGCAGACGCAGAGACTGTTGACTGCAATCTGCTCATCGGCGGCCCCGACAAGACCTTTACTCCGAACAGCAACGATACAACTGCCGCAGTTGCAGATCTCGTCGCTCCTTCGATCAAAGACATTGTCGATGCCCGTAAGGATTGCGTTGCTTTCTTCTCGGTACCCAACAAGGATCCAAACGAGACCGATCAGGTCAAGTTGGATCGTTCGCTACAGTACCGCAACAACATCGGTTCGTCCTCGTACTGCGTGATCGACAGCGGTTACAAGTACATGTACGACATCTACAACGACAAGAACCGTTGGGTGCCGCTGAACGGCGACATCGCGGGTCTCTGCGCTCGTACCGATGCAACCTTCGATCCTTGGTACAGCCCCGCAGGGTTCAACCGTGGTCAGGTTCGTGGGGTGATCAAGTTGGCTTTCCAACCCCGTCAGGCTTCCCGCGACACCCTGTACAAGAATGGCATCAATCCAGTTGCCACCTTCTCGGGTGAAGGCACCGTCCTTTACGGCGACAAGACTGCTCTTTCCAAGCCATCTGCATTCGACCGCATCAATGTGCGCCGTCTGTTCATCGTGCTTGAGAAGGCAATCTCCACCGCTGCCAAGTACAGCCTCTTTGAGTTCAACGATGCCTTCACACGGGCGCAGTTCCGTTCTCTCATTGAGCCGTTCATGCGTGATGTTCAGGCTCGGCGTGGTCTCATCGACTTCAAGGTCGTATGTGACGAGAAGAACAACACACCTGAAGTTATCGATAGCAATCGGTTCGTCGCTGATATCTACATCAAGCCGAATCGCAGCATCAACTTCATCCAGTTGAACTTCATCGCCACCCGTACAGGCGTGAACTTCAGCGAGGTCGGTGCCTGATTTGTGATGCAGGAAACCCCACTAAATACCCATAAGGAGTCCTAAATGTCACAGTTCAGCATCGACGCATTTCGCGCCAACCTCATCAACGGTCTTGCTAGAAACAACCTGTTCCTAGTCCAAGGCAACTTCCCTGGTGGTAACACGCAGGCGATTCAGGGTGCAGCCGCAGTTGCGGGTGCCCTCTTCGGTGGAGCAGTCGGTGGAGCCATCAATGCCGTTGCTGCGGCAGCGGGTGGCGGTAGCCCCTCTGCACAGGTCTCGTTCCTGTGCAAGGCTTCCAAGATTCCATCTTCTACGCTCAACACCAACCAAGCCTTCTACATGGGCAGACCATTCAAGTATCCAGGCGACCGCACTTTCGCAGATTGGTCGATCTCCTGCTACAACGATGGCACCTATGGATTGCGTAAGTCTTTTGAGGCTTGGATGAACCTCATGAACACGAACCGCACCAATGTCGGTGCGAACTCCATGAATCAGTTCATGACCGATTGGACGATTACGCCACTCACCCGTGAAGGCAACCCCATCGCTCGTTACAAGATGGTCGGATGCTGGCCCACAACCATCGCTGAAACAACGATGGACATGGGAGCGCAGTCTGAGCCTTCCACATTCGATGTCACGATTGCTTACCAGTACTTCGAAGTCGAAGGCGTAACCACCTAATTGAAAGGTCATGAGGTATCTACATAATGGAACTTTTCGGATTTCGCCTAGAGCGTTCTAAGCAAGAGAAGAAGCAGGAAAAGGCCCTGAAGTCGTTTGTCGTTCCGACATTCGATGACGGGGCTATTCCTGTTGAAGCGGGTGGTTTCTATGGTCAATATGTCGATCTTGACGGCACCGTCCGCAACGATTTCGAACTGACCATGAAGTACCGCGAAATGGCTCAGGATCCCATCGTTGAAGTAGCAGTAGACGATGTGGTGAATGAGGCAATCGTGGTGGGTGAGAAGAAGTCTCCCGTGAAGATTGTCCTAGACCGACTGAAGGCTAGCGACAATGTCAAGGAGAGAATTCACGAAGAGTTCCGCAACATCCTTCGTGTTATGCAGTTTGAGACCAAGGGAACTGAGATCTTCCGCCGATGGTATGTCGATGGAAAGATCTTCTTTCACTTAATCATCGATGAGGAGAACCCGCAGAAGGGCATCCTTGAACTGCGTTATGTGGATCCAATGAACATTCAGAAGATCCGCGAATACACCAAGGAGACGATGAAGAACGGCACGAAGATTATCACGGGGTACAAGGATTTCTACTTGTACAACAAGGACAATCCCCGTGCAGGAGGAAATCCATCGGGCATCAAGATCAGCGAGGATGCAATTGCATTCTGCTCGTCGGGTCTCATGGACAGCCGCTACAAGAGAACGGTTGGATTCCTCCACAAGGCGATCAAGCCCCTCAACCAACTTCGAATGTTGGAAGATGCCATCGTCATCTATCGCATCAGCCGTGCCCCTGAACGCCGTATCTTCTACATCGATGTCGGTAACCTTCCCAAGACGAAGGCAGAGCAGTATGTCAAGGATCTCATGAATCGCTATCGCAACCGTCTCGTCTATGACGCGGCTACGGGAGAGATTCGTGATGACAAGAAGTTCATGTCGATGCTTGAGGACTATTGGTTGCCTCGCCGCGAGGGTAGCCGTGGTACTGAAATCACCACCCTACAGGGCGGTCAGAATCTTGGAGAACTGACAGATGTCGTGTACTTCCAAAAGAAACTGTACCGTGCCCTTTCGGTGCCCGTAAGCCGCTTGGAGCAGGACAAGCAATTCATGCTTGGTCGTTCCACGGAAATCACACGCGATGAGGTACGGTTCACAAAGTACATTCACAGGCTCAGAACCAAGTTCTGTGAGTTCTTCTTCGACATCCTCAGAAAGCAGTTGATCCTAAAGAAAGTGATCACCGCCGACGAGTGGAACGAGATGAAGGAAGCGATCTACTTTGACTTCCTCAAGGACAACCTCTTCACGGAACTCAAGAACGCCGAGTTGCGCCGCCAACAGGTGGAGGAACTGGGCAATATCAAACCATACATAGGTAAGTATTATTCTCACGAATGGATTCGTAAGAATGTGCTTGGTTTCAACGAAGCCGAAATCAAGCAGATGGATAAGGAAATCGAAAAAGAGCGCAACGCAGGAAAGATCGAACCCGATACATCGCAGTTCGGTCTCGTATAAGGGGTCTGAATGGAAAACGATACAGACAAACTCCTCAAGTCGGTCATCGAAACCCTCATCAAGAAGGAGGCTCCGAAGTTCAAGAGCCTCATTCAGAAGGAGTTGGCCTCTCGTATCCATGACAAGATCGAAGAACTGAAGAAGGCACTCTCAGGACAAATCGTCACGGGTGTGGGCGAAAAGGGGGAAGCACCTCAACCACTTCCCGAAAACCTACCTGGCGCACCCTCTGCCCCACCCGTGACCACGCCTATCAAAGCAGGAGATCTGAAGATCGTTCCAACCGCTGCGGGATCAGCCAAGGACGATATCTCCCTTGACCCGAATTTTGAGAAGGAGTTCTATCACTCGTCTCAGAAGTACAAGGGTCAGGATGTGTTGATCAAGCAACTTGGAACTGGTTTTGGCAAGCCAGTTCGCGTCTACATCAATGGTCGCCGTTGGGAATTCTTCCCTGGTCCGAAGGCGGCGATGAGCGCGACCAAGAATTACATTGACGGCATGGTGAAGGATGTCAAGAAGGATCCAACGCTTGCTGCAAACATGACCGCACAGATCAAGAAGGACAAGGCAGCGGGTGTATCGCAAGTCGCTGCTCCCGTCGATGCGGGTAAGCCAAACGAAGTCGCAGATGCTGATCTCAAGAAGAAAGAACTTGAGACAGGAAAGCCCGCTGATCCAAAGAAAGCCAAGAAGCCATCATTTGGTGGAAAGTAAGAGAGGAACCCATGTCTGACAAGAACATTAACGAGAAGGTCGATATCGACGGTCGCACCCGTGCATACCGCGAGACAGTAATGCGTCTTGAGAGCGCACGAAAGTTGCGTGAGCAGCGCAATCGCGCAATGCAGGAGAACAAGTTCGGCGGTCTTTACGATGATGGTAGTGGCAAGGGTGCCGTCATTCCTCCTCCAGTAGACATCAACTTCCACGAAGCGATGAAGATCGTTGAGAAGTACAAGTCTCTCCGCGAGAAGAAGAAGACTCTCATGGGTTCGCCCAAGGAGTCAATGGAAAGTGCAGTCGCCATGAAGGGCGAGAAGTACACCATGGCTGAGGAAGAACTCAGCCCCAAGCAGAAGGCATATCGTGCTTTCTTCGACAAGGCTCTCAAGAAGTTCGGCGCATCGTCTCCTGCAAAGATGGACGATGACAAGAAGAAGAAGTTCTTCGACTATGTGAAAGCGAACTGGAAGGGCTGATGGCAAAGGTAAGTGTCAAGTTCAAGAGCAATAAGGCTGCGGAGGAATTCGCAGCCGCTTTCTCCGTTCTTGGCGACAAGGCTGCGGTGGAGATCAAGGAGTCTACCGCAATAGTGTCATCGGATGATCCAAAGGCTCTTCGGTTCGTGAAGCAGTCTGCAAACGAATACATGGAAGAGGTGTATTGTAGAGGCATGGCAAACAGGCTTCTTGCTGCAATCACAGAATGCATCAGTAACGGCAAGGAAACTACCGTGCAACTGATGGACAACAGCGCACAAAAGGTGACAGTTCGTCATGCAGAGGCAATTGCGTCAATGTATGACAGGTTGAGCGAAGAGAATCAGACTGCATTCCTCGTTCTCGCAACCGAGAGCAAAGATACCTATGCAAACGCAGTCAACTTTGCAAAAGCAAACGAGGAGAACGACTAATGGCTTACACAGAACAAACATTGGTGGGAACTCAGAAGAGACTTGTAAAGAAGTTTCAGTTGAATGCCCATAACACAGCGATTTCATTCGGAGTCACGGGATCTGCATTCGCCAACGGATTGACGGGTGATGTGATTGCAATGACAGACGGCATCACCGCAACCACCGCTAAGTTGGCATCGATCAAGTCTTCTTGCGGAAATCGTTACACCTTGACATGGGCTGGAACGCCTGGTGCTACTGCTTTCGATTCTGCTGCTGCGGGAAACATCGATTTTGTCTTTGAGAGATTCACAATTCCGAATAATGCAACGACTCCAACAGGAGTTATGACAATCACGCCAACAACCGTGACAGGCACGATCATTCTTGAATTTGTACTCTGATGCCTCTGATTAAACAGGACATTCTCAGAACAAACAAGCGATATGTCACCAAGATCATCGCTAGTGAAGTCCCCACAGCAACAGCAGAAAGTGTCACGATAGGGCTGACAGGATCTGCATTCTTGGATCCTGAGAATTTCGGTCTTACAGCGGACGGCACGGCCAAACTTCACTCTGTGATGTCAACATCCAATGGTTCTCCTGTTGCGGGATGGTATTGGACTGCCCGTTGGGGAAACACATACACGGCAGGGACATACGGGCAGAATGCAGGAGATTGTCTGTTTGCAACAGGAATTGATAGTGAACTTTTCTTTGAACCTAGGCTTTCCCATAGAAGGACAGGCGTGAAGACACAACTGGAGTCTGGCACCATCACAATAAGCCTAGATAATAGTGGAAACGAATTCACTACCGCAAACGGAACCATCATTCTTGAGTTCACGATCTAAAGGAGCATACAGATGAAACTCATCTGCGAAGTCAACGAAAACATCGAAATCCTGACCGAAGAGAAGAACGGTCAGAAATCATACTTCATCGAAGGCACTTTCCTTCAGGGTGATATCAAGAACCGCAACGGGCGTGTCTATGAATTCAAGATGCTGAAGGATAAGGTCGAGCAATACCGCAAGGAATTCGTGGAGCAAAAGAGAGGATTCGGTGAACTTGGTCACCCCGAAGGGCCGACTATCAACCTAGAGCGAGTCTCCCACATGATCGTGGAGTTGGCTCCCGATGGCAAGAACTTCTATGGCAAAGCCAAAATCATGGATACGCCATATGGAAAGATCGTAAAGAACCTGATGGACGAGGGTGCCAAGTTGGGCGTTTCCTCCCGTGGTGTCGGTTCTCTTGAAGAAAAGAATGGTGCGAACTATGTGAAGGATGATTTCCGTCTTTCCACAGCCGCTGACATTGTTGCAGATCCTTCAGCCCCTGAGGCTTTCGTCCGTGGAGTGATGGAAGGTCGGGAGTGGATCTACGAGAACGGACTTCTCGTTGCCAAAGAAATCGATGAAATCAAGCAATCCATCAACAAGGCTTCCTCCCGCAAGTTGGAAGAACAGATGGTCAAGGCTTTCAAGCGTTTCATCGACAAACTGTGAGCCAAGTGTTTCAACCATATAAATAACCAATACCAAGGAGAACCCCATGGATTACGAGAACGATGAAATCGAAGAAATCATCCTTGACGAGGAAGAGGTCGAAGAGACCGATTCGCTTGACGAGGCTACAGATACCGCCGATGCCAAGACCAAGCAGATGAAGAATGTTTCTGCTAAGAAGGGCATGGCTGAGGAAGAAGAAGAGGAAGAGGTCAAGGGCGGCGTTGCCAATGCTTCCACCACAGGTGCAGGCAGCGGCAAGTTCGCAGGCCTCTACAAGGATGGCACAGGCAAGGGCGCAGTAATCCCAGGCCCAGTTGATGTCGGTGCCGCAGGCGGCGATGCCAAGGCTAAGTTGATGGCTAGCGTCAAGTCGAAGAAGGCTATGCGTGAGGACTTGGATGTCCACATGACCGCCATGTTCGACGGCGAGGAACTAACCGAAGACTTCAAGACCAAGGCTTCCACTATCTTTGAGGCTGCTATCAACGAGCGCGTCGAAGAGATCAAGACAGAGTTGGAAGAGCAGTACAACAACCGTCTTGTTGAGGAGATCGAAGAGTCCAAGAAGGCTCTCACCGAGCAGTTGGATTCGTATCTCTCGTATGTCATCGAAGAGTGGCTTGAGGAGAACCGTCTCTCCGTTGAGAAGGGCATCCGCACAGAGGTCGCTGAGGAGTTCATGAGTGGTCTTCGCAACCTCTTCGTTGAGCATGACATCATGGTTCCTGAGGCAAAGGTTGATCTTGCTGACAAGATGGCAGAGACAGCCGATGAACTTAAGGCTCGTCTTGACGAGGAGATCATGAAGAATGTCAAGTTGGCTGAAGAGGTCAAGTCCTATCGTCGGGAGCAGATCCTTGACGAGATGGCTTCCGATCTCACGGTCACTCAGAAGGAGCGTTTCCGTACACTCGCAGAGGGTGTGACGCTTGAGGGCGAAGAGGATGATGTCCGCAACAAGTTGGAGATCATCAAGGAGTCCTATTTCAGCGGCAAGAGCAACAAGACTGTCCTGACAGAAGAAGTTGCTGCCACCGCAGAAGAGAGCATCGATGAGACCCCCGTTGGCGGTCAAGTCGAGAACCTTAGCGAATCGATGAAGGCTTATACCGACACGCTTCGCCGTATTGCAAAAAGGTAAATAGCACTTACGCTAAATATCAAAGTTAGTCTTTAACCAGTTACTACCAAGGAGAAACTTAAATGGAACTCACCATTTCCGAAGCACTTCAGAAGAAGTGGCAACCAATTCTTGAGCATGCGGATCTTCCCGCAATCAAGGACAACTACCGCAAGGCAGTTACAACCATGCTCTTGGAGAACCAAGAGCAGTACCTCCGCGAGTCTGCGCCAACGAACTTCAGCGGCGCACAGTCTGTTGGACAGGAGAACAGCGGCAATGTTGCTCGTTGGGATCCCATCCTCATCTCGCTCGTTCGTCGCGCAATGCCAAACCTCATTGCTTACGACATCTGCGGTGTGCAGCCGATGAGCGGCCCAACTGGGCTTATCTTCGCAATGCGCTCCCGCTACATCGATCAGAACGGCCCTGAGGCTCTGTATCAGGAAGCCGACACCGCCTTCGGTGGATCGGGTTCCACGGGTACAACCGCTGCGGGTGTCTACAACACCGATCCCTTTGAGGTTGGTGGCGTTGATCCCGTAAACGGTCTCGGCACTCCCTCGGGTGTCGTTGGTACCAAGGGTTACAGCACCTATAAGGGTGAAGCCCTCGGTGACTCCGCTTCGAACCCATTCCCGCAGATGGCGTTCAGCATTGAGAAGACAACGGTCGAAGCAAAGACCCGCGCTCTTAAGGCTGAGTACACGATGGAACTCGCTCAGGATCTCAAGGCGATCCACGGCCTCGACGCTGAGACCGAACTCGCCAACATCCTGTCCAGCGAAATCCTCGCTGAGATCAACCGCGAAGTCGTTCGCGTGATCTACGCCAACGCCAAGTTGGGTGCCAAGAGCGGCACGACTCAGACACAGGGTGTCTTCGACCTCAATGTCGATTCCAACGGTCGTTGGAGCGTTGAGAAGTTCAAGGGTCTGCTCTTCCAGATTGAGCGTGAGTGCAATCAGATCGCCAAGGAAACCCGCCGTGGAAAGGGCAACTTCATTGTCTGCTCCTCGGATGTTGCCTCGGCTCTGAGCATGGCAGGCGTTCTTGACTACGCCCCCGCCCTCAGCACCAACCTCAATGTTGATGACACAGGCAACACCTTTGCGGGTGTCCTCAACGGCAAGTTGCGCGTCTACATCGATCCCTATTCGTCCATGACAACCTCTCATGACTTCTTCATGGCAGGCTATAAGGGATCGTCTGCTTATGACGCAGGCATGTTCTACTGCCCCTATGTTCCGCTACAGATGGTACGCGCAGTCGGTGAGAACTCCTTCCAGCCCAAGATCGGCTTCAAGACTCGCTACGGCTTGGTCAACAACCCGTTTGCGACGATCAAGAACGGTTCTTCGGTCTCGGATCCGTACTCGGCCGATGCTACGCGCAAGAACATCTACTACCGCATCGTCAAGGTCACAAACCTCTTCTGATAGGTAGAGACAAGAATCCTGCTTCGGCAGGGGAATTTCGCGGGGGCTGTGGGGAGAAATCCTCACAGCCCCTTTCCTTTCTAAATACTATCGATGACTGTTCCTAAGTTACCCGACGATATCGTCCATGGCAGTCTGAATCGACAGCCTGACAACACGAACCCTGCCTTCTCAACCAACTTTCGGTTGATGATTCCCAAGGTTCGCAAGGGTGTGTACTTCTGTACCGAAGTCTCGTTCCCTGATCTATCGATGGATCCAATTCGTGTTCCTGTGCCGTTTGCTCCTTCACTAAAGTTCTTCGGCAACAAGATCGATCACGGGGACATGACGGTCAAGTTCATAGTGAACGAAGACTTCAGCAATTGGTTTGAGATGTCGGAATGGTTCAAGAAGTCTTTGAACTACTATGACTTCTTCAAGGATGGCTCTCAGGCTAGAATGCTGAACCTGATTACCGATTCGGGTCAGTTGTTGATGCTGAACAATAAGAAGAATCCTGTTGCGAGGATCCTGTTCGACGGACTCATGATCACGGGACTCAGCAACATTCCGTTTAACTCTGCCGTTGCTGACGCACCGATCATCACTTGCGATGCAACATTCCAGTTCACCTCATACGACATCAAGGATCCGTGATGGCATCACCTGAAGTAAAGAACTGGCTCCCCGAACTGACCAACTTCGGTACTCTCGGAAACAATCCGCTGAATACCAACTTGGCAGCAAGCACCAACTTCCGCTTCATATGCGAGAAGGTACCTACTGTGACATACTTCTGCACGGCTGTTCAGACACCGAATCTATCTTCGACACCCGCCGTGTACAACCACCTGTTCGCTGCGAATGACATCAAGTTCCCTGGTGGTGGGGCACCTTCTGACATATCGATTCGATTCATCATCGATGAGAACTTCCGCAACTACATGGAGATGGTCAAGTGGATGCGGTCGGGAGTTCCATACCGCGACTTCAAGGAGATCGTGCCCGAATACAAGGGCAATGTGAATCACGGGAAACTGTTCTTCCTCAACAACAAGAAGAACCCCATTCTCATGATGACCTTCAGCAATCTCATACCCACGAAGATCTCGGGCTTCACTCTGACACACAACGAAAGCGAACCGTCACCAATGACAGCAACGGTGAACTTCGTATTCGATACCTATCAGACGGTGCCGATTTAAGGACGCGGCTTGCGTGGGGCAGCGGATTTCCGTGGACTCTTAACGGAAGAACGAGAACGCCTGTCGGAGGGTTTCAAGGAAGGGGTTGACTTCTTTGGTCTCTTTGGTTTCACTATCGCTGTTCTGCGTGGCATGATTTACTCCTTTAGATGGAATCCCCGTGTACTGGATGGAGATGGTTTCGCCGCGTTGCCTGAACGACATCAAGACCTCGCTCCATCCCTCCTTCTCGTACTTATTGATGTCCCTTGAAGTGATGCGAAAGAGCATCAATGGCGAGATCTCCCCGCCGACTTTGTAAATGTGCGTCTTGATGTATACACGCTTTTGGTTGGGGAACTGGTGGGTCATAAAGAGTGTTTATGTGTTTAAACGGGATAAATAGTAATGCCAATTTGGTTTTCCGTGAACACATCACGGCATGTCATTCGTACTAGTGCAGGAGGTAATCATGAAAACAATCCTAGCGATTCTCGCAAGCCTGATCATGCTCGGTGGTGGAGACATTCGACGGGCACAGCCACAACCACAGCAAAGCATCGACACCTTCTTCGTCCAATGGAAGGATGGAGCAGATAAGGATTCCGTACTGTCAGAGATCGACGGTATCGAAAGTGCCGAACACTACTCTCATATCCCGAATCTAACACTCGTCAACATGGACAGCATCGATTCGATGCGCGGTGCAATTGCTTCGTTGAAGACAAATCCCAATATCGAATTCGTTGAGGAGGATCGTCTGTTCACCGCCACGCGGCATGAGGTCATTCCAAACGATGCGGGCTTTTCGCAATGTTGGGGACATCGCAACATAGGGCAGTCGGGTGGACTCATCAACTTTGACATGAACACCACGAATGCATGGTCGATCACCAAGGGGTCTCCCACGATTCGCATCCTCGTATTCGAAACGGGCATACAGCAGGATCATCCCGACATCAACCAACAAGCGGGTCGTGACTTCACCACAGGTGCCGTAAATGGCATCTTGGGTGGCGGCCCTACCAACGAATGTGACAATCATGGCACTTCCGTGGCAGGGTGTATCACGGGGATCATCAACAACTCAATCGGCACGGTTGGTGTTGCGCCTGACTGCAAGGTCATATCCGCAAAGGTGGGAACAGCAGTTACGCCATGCAGCGGATCGTGGCAGGGACAGACATCGTGGACTGTCAATGCAATCAACTGGGGAATCGCAAACGGTGTCCGTGTCACGAACAACAGCAATGACTATGGCACGGCATCGACTGCCATGACGAATGCATATGTCGCTGCACGAAATGCGGGAGTGGTCAACTTCGCAAGTTCGGGCAATTCAGGAAACACGAACATTGGATTCCCTGCACGATCAAACGGAGTGATAGCAGTCGGTGCATCGAATCGAAGTGGTCAGAAGGCATCGTTCTCGTCATACGGCAGCAAACTGGCATTCGTCGCTGCGGGTCAGTATATCTTTACAACGGATCGAACAGGATCGAATGGATATGGATCGGGAGACTACACAATCATCGACGGCACATCGTTCTCTTCGCCATATGCAGCAGGGGTAGCGGCATTGATTCTTTCAGTCAATCCTTCTCTTTCGGCAGCACAGGTGGAATCGATCATGCAGTCAACATGCAGGGACATTGGTACGGCGGGATTTGACACCCTCACGGGATGGGGAATGCTAGACGCAGATGCCGCAGTTCGTGCAGCACAGCCCATGTCTTGCCCCGCAGACTTCACAGGAGATCGTTTGGTGAATGGAAGTGACTTGGGAATTCTTTTGGCTTCGTGGGGAACAAATCAAAACGATATCAATGGAGACGGTTTTGTTGATGGGAGCGATCTTGGAATGCTACTTTCTGCTTGGGGGGCCTGTCCCTAAATAGCAGTATGAGATCGATATCAAACCTTATCCTTGGGGCACTACTCACATCAAGTATCGCATCTTGCAATACGGTTCCCAATCGGGTCAGCCCGTCCACGGGGGCATCATCCGCTGCGCTGAACTCGGTTATCGACCATGCTCAGGATTCGATAGGAGACATCAAGCGAGACGCGGGAGCAATTCTCGCGGAGACCGCCACGGTGAGGCAGGGATTGGCTCTACAGCCGTCCGTAGCCCCGAACCGTGACACAGCCCCCTCTGCCGCCCCAAAGCCCTCTACGGTCGATTTGGCGGGGGATGCGCTGACACGGATTGACAGCAAGGCAACCAACATTATTGAGGCCGCTGACGATCTACAGCGAGAGACCGATAAGTTGAATAAACTGACTGCTGAAGTGAATCAATTGGAGAAGTCGTTGACGAGCCTTCAGGTCATGCTTGACCAAAGCAAGGTGAAAGCCATGGAGAAGTTATATGGCTACATCAGTATGTTTTGGGTCATCGGGTTTCTGTTGATCGCGGGTGGAGCCGCAGTCGCGTTCTTCCTCAACAAGACATATGGAGCATCCCTTTCATTCATAGGACTTCTCATGATTGGGTTTGCTTCTGCATCTCAGTACTACATGGAGGAGATCGCGCTTGTCGGTGCGGTGCTTTTGGTGTTGGGATTCTTGACGGCAATCGGAATGATTGCATGGTCAACCATCAATGCCAAGCGGAACGGAACAGCCGTTCGTGAGATCGTGGAAATGATTCAAATTCTCAAGGAGACCATGACCCCTGACGAGCAAGAGCGCATCTTCGGTGTCAATGGTGTAGCCGCTCAGGTTCAATCCGACTTGACCAAGGAGATCATCGCTAAGATCAAGGAACAGAACGGATTCAAAAAACTAGAAGAGGCACGGAAAGCACTCCGCGCCCCTTCTACAACGAATCAGGATCCCGCTTCAGGATCTACTGCTTGACTTGGCTAGTACGCTCAGTAGTGAGAGTGCCGTGACGAACCCTGCGTAGAGAAAGACCACTTGCCAAAAGCCTAGACCGAAGTGATCGCGCAGAAAGTGATACAGGGCTAGGTATCCCGCCGACAGCAGGGATACAAGCGTGAACGAAATCGCAGATGCAGCGAGAACAAAAAGCAGGAGATTCTTGGTGTAGTCGTTGTTCATGGTTTTCTTTCTATGGAAAAGCCCCCTCGTCGCATGAGGGGGTCGCACCGAGGGAGGTTACTTGAGGTACTTCGGGCCGTAGGGGGTCAAGCCACCGAGACCGCCCTGAGCGTCGAACAGGTTGCCACGGGCATGCTTGGCAGGAGCCTTGTATCCTGCCGCTCTCAGAATGTCGCCCGTCTTCTTGTCGATGAAAGCCCACACCGACCGCTGCCCCCTGCCACCGTCAGCGATGCTGTCGATGCGGATGTAGCGGCGACCATCAGACATCTCTAGCAGAGACGGCGTGAGGTTCGAAAAGTGGGTCGCGTAGTTCTTGTTGACGAGATCCTGCGCCGACCACAGCCAACGGTCTAGCCGAAGCAGGGCTAGGCTCTTGTCTCCCCACGAAGCGGGGAGGTTGGTGGAGGCGGTTAGTAGGTTGACTGAGGCGGTCGTGGTTGTCATGGTGGGAGTTCCTTTCACACCCGAATCATATCGAATCGTTCGGCTCTTGTCAAGCCTTCACGAAGCCGCTGGCGACGAGACTGTCCCAATACTTACGGGCGGCACTCTTGTCATAGGCACCCATGTACTCTCGCTCGTTATCGGCAAGCCAAACACGGGTGACTAGGTACATGCCACCCCAAACATCACCAGTTCCCCGCTTGAACTCGTAGCGAGTACCTTCTCGCTCGTTCGTCAGGGTGTAAAGGTCGTTGGTCATGGTGGTTACCTCCTACATCTAAAGAATACCAAACTCCGAGGAAAAGTCAAGCCACTATTCCAGTTCGGGGAGGAATTACTGCGTCCGATAATCAAGGGGCGTTATCGTCCGAAATAACCCCTGTTGCGAGGACGATGCCGCCATCGGATTCCTTGTAGCCATGCGGCTGAAGGATGACCTCATACTTGTCCTCGTTGGTCTTGGGGTCGTGCCACATGCGGACACGAATCTGTCCGTTGTATGACTGTGTAAGAGTTTGAATGCCAGTTGACTTGTGCCCCCTCGCGGTAGGAACAGTCTTGCGGGACGATTCAACGATTTGTGCGTAGAAGTGACTCATGATCAGATGGGGGAAGTGTAATCGATCTGAATCCAACCCATGTCTAGCATACGCTGCCAAATCTCACGGGCAAATTCAATACCGATCAGGTAGCAACTGTCATCGTTGTTCAGGTCGATAGACCAATCACCAAGGGATGTGTGCGGAATGACAAGACGCGGAGGGGGATCGTCCAAGCCTTGGAAGCCTGTGCCTGAAATCTTGATAAACGGCTTACCGCCGCTGAAGTCTTTTTCAAACATGACTCTCTTCGTCGGGTGACGATCCCATCGAAGAACCCAAGGGCCAGTATCGGTGTAATCATTCATCGACAAACCCACCATCGCCGTAATCGGCAGTTTCGTGTTTACAGGCGATTTTCATATAGTCGCCAAGTTCACCCTTCAGAAACTGAATGTGATCTTGGTTTCTATAGAACTCTTCAACAGCATGATGCAGTTCCTGTTGAAGTTGCGCTTCGTTCTTTGCGTATCGCTCTCTTGACTTGTCGTGCTGCGCCCTCTCATGCTCCACTTCCTTGCTCTTCGTATCAAGAGCAGTCTTCAGCCATTCGATCTGCGAGTCCAAAACCTTGGTGGTCTCGCTGACAATCTGTGGAAGAAGTGCGTTCAGGAGAGTGGTGTCGATGATCGCACCGCCATCACCAATGATGGCATCCCACAGCGACCTAGCCTGTTGGGCGTTGTAGGTTCCATCAGCCCATGCGCGACCCATGCTGCGTTCTGCTCCGCGAATGCATACCCGCTCGGGGTTGTAAATCGCTATGAGTACAGCATCGCCATGTGTGGTTGTAAGGATGTGCAGTTTCGGTGTTGACATCGGAAATCAAAGCAGCGCAATGTACGCGAGGATCGTCAACAGAACGATCTTCTTGCGTTCATCGGAAGTTGTTAGGTAGTCGTGAAGCATCAGGCGGTCTTGCTCTTCAGGAGAGCGACGATCTCGCTCAGGTCGTTGATCTCTCGGTTGATGCCTTCGCTCTGACGCTCAACCTGACCGTATGCAGGGCCATCGCATGCCCAATGATTCTCGCACAGGCGGGAGTCATACTCCTTGAGCCTAGCGATCTCTTCCTCCATCACTTCGATGGTGCGCTTGAACAGGACGGCTTCGGTGACATTCCATGCGGCAGCAGCCTCGCGGTAGAGGCGCAGCAGTTCGCGGTCATAGATCGACCCCATCGCCTTGCGGTCGCAGTTGCTGAGGATCTTGTTCAGTTCCGCGAGACGGGCATCACGGGCGGCATCGACCGTCTTTGTCCATGCAGGACGGGCGTAGACAACATCGCGGTAGCGTCCGTTCGGTAGACGCTCGTCGCTTGTCGCAACGGCAATTCGGTTGCCCCACTTCGTCTTGCCGACCCAAACGATCTTGCCGCTCTTGCCTTCGCCTTTGCCCCTGACGATCATCCGCACCTGACCGACCTTTGGCTCGGGGCGGGACGCGGCGTAGAGGGCTTCAGCCTCGCTCTTGGCGGCGTTGTAGAGGGCACCCAACTCGTCGGCGGCAATCTGACGCGCCTTCTTTGGGATCCCGTTCTTGACCTCGGCTAGGCGGCGGTCGCGTTCAGAGACGGTGGAGGTTGGGGTCTTCGTGGTCATATGGTTCCCTTCACATAAGAAAGATACAGTATGTCTACCCCCCTGTCAAGCCCCATTCCCCAAAAAAGCAACCCCCTCCCTGTGAAGATGGGAGGGGGCGCACATGCGGGTGTCAAATCCCCGCTTATCAAGTACTTATCGGACTTATCCCCAGTTATCAAGCAGAATGCCCAAATCAGGAGAATCGACCACGCCGTTACCGTTTAGGTCGCACGGGTTTCCCTTGAACGATGTCTGTCCCCATGCAGCGATCAACTGCGCCAAGTCTGAGGAGTTGACCACACCGTTCCCATCGACATCGCCCTCTCTTATGCTCCCTACAACTGTTGCATTCGTCAAGACACCTGTTGTCGAAAGCCCAGGGATGTAACTGCCGTAGACGATGGTCTTTTGTTCGGCATTGATATTGATCTCGGGTATGAAATACACATTGCTCTGAGAGAACGAAGTGAGGACTCGGAACCGCAATTTCACTATCTGCACGGGTTCATCGATGATCCATACGCTTCCTAACTTTCCATATCCGTAGTACAAGGCATTGCCGTCTGTGGGCGGAATCGATTCGTTGATTCCTGTGTAATCACCACCAATGCCCTCGCAGTTCTGATACCCAGAGGGACATGGCATTCCGCTTGGGGGAACCCATAGAAGCGGATGCGAACCGACATGGGAAAGACCAATGAATTCAAGTTCGCTTGGATTCCAACCGAAGACGATGTCCGCGACAAGGTATCGTTGTGGTGTAGTCTGTGCTGAAGCCACAATCTGTATTTCGATTTCCTCGTTAACACCCACAGCACTCGTCGGTGCGATCATGGTGAGGTCGATCTTTGCATTTGGGTCTGTCTGTGCTTGTGTGGATACGGCAATTCCCAAAGCAAGTAGTATTGCTGTCGTGATTCTCATAGTTCTCCTCCTTTTGTTTTTGATGGATTCCACTTTAAAAGTGTCCTGCTAGCGATATACATGCATCCCAATGCCGTACCGCAGACGATGAGGTAACGACTGTTCTCTGCGTCACCTTTCTGTCCTTCGATCAGTCCGATCAACACGGGAGCAAGTGCTACCCAAAACTCGGTGGTCTTGGTTCCTGACTTCTGTTCCATAAAACCTCCTTATGGCAATGAAAAGCCGCTCGGGATTGTGCTATGCACAGCCCGTGGCGGTAGAATTTGGTCACATTGGTTGTATGGCTATTTATGAAAGAACCCCCGTCTTGCGACAGGGGTTCGTTTCTACTTGATTTGTATGCACTTATGACTCAGCGGCGGCGGCGACCGACGATACCCGCCAAACCCAAGAGTGCAATCGCACTAGGAGCAGGAGCAGTCATGACAAATGCACCTCCTGCGGTATTCCCGATGAAGTTTGGGAGGGGTCGCCAATCGCCCCATTTGTTCTGTCCATTCGCATCGGTATACCAAAAGCCATCGACATCCTCGCCCTGCGACCACACGAACTGATCTCCCGCCGCATCATTGAGTTGTGCGCCGATATTCATGAAATAGTTGCCAGCCGTGATCTGAAACGCCAACGGAACGAAGAACTCATACACAGGCTGACCGAAGAAATTGAAGTCGCCCGTATCAGTCATCGTGATGTTTGACAAATCAATCCGTTGACTGAACACTTGGGACTCAAAGTTCGAATCCCAAACGATGATCTGAAAGCAATCGATGTTTGAGATTCCCTGATCGTTGAAGCCGTTCATCGAACCCCACCACTTGAGCGACGATGTGGTATAGGAATCCTCAAGACTGAATGCTTGCGCTCCACTCTGTGCGTAGAAGTATGCACCCTTTGAATCGAATGCATCTGAGTAGAAGCCAACTGTATCCACAACTGGATTGTTGACCACGATGAAATCTGCGTTGACTGCACCACAGATAGAAGCCGCAGCAAGTGCGGTAGCCACACAAGTCTCTCTGACAGACATGCTTGCTCCTGTTTCGTGTTTCGAAACGATTTGGGGTTTCCCGCTGTACCTATGCGGGTCTGTTCATATTTAGCCCCAAGAATGAAAAATTCTCATCTTGGGCGTAAATTGCCTTTATTTCACACGCAATCTTTCGATTCCCTCGCCCGTTGTAAAGTAGATGTGATCAAACACCTCCACGCACCAAGGAAGGCACTTTGTGCATGGGCGACTAATCCGCTCCTGACCAAAACGGTTGAAGCGAAAGTTCCAAAGTTCAAGTCCCTGCTTGTTTCCACACTTGCGAAACGCATCCAATTCGGAATGCATCTCATCGAAAAGATATCCATACTTACGGGCAAGCGGATGGGTCTTCATTTGGTTCGTCCCCACGGCAACAACGCGACCTTTATGAAGAATCACGCTGCAATGCCTCTTCGGGCGGTCGATTCGCAGACAGATCTCCTTAGCCAGTTCGTACAGATTGCACGGACACTCAATCAGTCCTTCATTGCCGTCTGCCATTCCACAAACTCCTCGGGGGTCATCTTGAGCATGACATCATAGAAGTCCTCGTACTCCTTGCGCCATGTTGTGCCTTCGGGTGCATGCTCGGAGGGAGGGTATGAATAGACATCACCTTCCAGTTCGTGGATTCGATCCCTTGCTTCCTTGAGAAGATCGGCAATACGAACCCGTCCGATCTCTTCCATACCACCCTTGATTGCTCGGTGGGTATCCGTCAGTCGATCAACGATGTGGATCGGTTTCATAGAAGAGTCTTCAAGTAAGCCTTGAGAGCGTCCTCTGCATCACGCCGCGTAAGGAACCCCTTGCTCGGCTGCGTCCAAGTCTCATCCCAAAAGATCCATCCACCGTAGCGAGGGCTGTACTCAATCGGATCGCCCCGTACCTGATTGTCGGTGGCACCGCTTGTGCTTTCGGTATGCGCCTTCACCATGTCGTTGGCTTCGTACTCGTTCGGGAAGTGCTTGAGTAGCCGACGAGCCTCCATGCGGAGGTACTTCGGTGCCTTGGGTGTCTTCTGCGGATCCATGAGGGATAGCAGGAAGTTGCGAGTGTTTGTGATCGCAATGTACTGTTCGTATGGTAGGGTCATGATTTGCTCCTATATGAGAACCCCCACACTAGGTGGGGGTCTCGGTGACTAGCCTCAGCGAACTTCGGCAAGGGCGAACCCCTTTCGTCACACATGTACTATACCGCCCTGCATCTGTTTGGTCAACTCGGCAAGGTCGCTTTTGTACATAATCTTTGCAAGAAGTTTCATATTCACCTTCGGCTCCCAACCAAGGACTCGCTTTGCCTTCGATGGGTCGCCAAGGAGGAACGGCACCTCGTTGGGTCGGAAGTATTTGGGGTCGATAACCACATGCTCCTTCCAATCAAGCCCCGCCTCCTTGAACACGATGTCAAGGAATTCTCGGACGCTGTGTGTCTGCTGAGTGGCAATCACATAGTCATCTCCCTTGGGCTGCTGAAGCATGAGCCACATGGCTTCGACATAGTCACCCGCGAATCCCCAATCGCGCATGGCATCAAGGTTGCCTAGACGCAGTTCCTTCTGCAAGCCCATCTTGATCCGCGCTGCCGCCATCGTGATCTTTCGGGTCACGAATGTCTCGCCACGGCGGGGACTCTCATGGTTGAAGAGAATGCCCGACGATGCATGGAGACCATATGCGTTTCGATATACGCGAGTCATATGATGAGCATGCAACTTCGCCACGGCATACGGAGAGACGGGCATCATGCGGCTCTCTTCGTCATAACCCCTGCTCGGATCGTAATCATCGCTATCACCAAACATCTCGGATGAGGATGCCTGATAGAAGCGAGTGGTCGGGCTGAGACTACGAATAGCCTCAAGGATCTTGAGTGTGCCCCCCGCGATACCGTCCGATGTGTACTCGGGGATTTCGAAAGACACGGCGACATGCGACTGTGCCGCCAAGTTATAGAACTCGTCGGGCTTGTACTGCGAGATGATATGAGACACCGCAGCACCATCAAGCAAGTCATAGTGATGCATCTTGAACAACGGGTTGTCGTACAGGTGGTCGATGCGACTTGTTGTGATGGTCGATGTTCGACGCTTGAGACCGATCACCTTGTAGCCCTTGGCGACAAGCATGTCGGCTAGGTACGATCCGTCCTGTCCGTTGACTCCCGTGATGACGGCAGTCTTTCCATTCCACTCATTTGCGAAGGCTGTCATAGTTCTCCTCTACGAATTTGCATGTCTCTGCGATTCCCTGCTCAATGCCCGTGAACTTGAAGTTCGGATAGAACTTCCTGAACTTATGGGCAGATGTAGGTTTGCGAAGTATACCCTCGGGACTAGTGATGTCAAACACAATCTTTCCCGTGAAGTCGAAGCAGTCTGCGATCATGAATACGATGTCGCGGATCTTGTACGAGATGTTGGGCGAGACGATCATCAGGTCTAGTCCATCGTCCTTGCGCTCATCGTTATGAATCTCCACGACCGCCCGTGCGATATCGGGGGCATAGATGAACTCGCGCTCCGCATCGCCACTACCCCAAACGACCAGTTCGGTGTCGTTCTTCTTGGCAAGGTAGCACTTATGAATCAGGCTCGGGATCACATGCCCGTTGACGATGTCATAGTTGTCGTTCTTCCCGTAGATGTTGCACGGGATGATGCATCGCGCTTGCTTTCCGTTTTGACGAAGGGTACGCGCACCAACCTCAAGCATACGCTTTGCATATGCATATCCATAGTTGGTGTGGTGTGGTTCGCCGTTATGGAGTTGCAACTCGTCCACGGGATATGTCACCTTTGCAGGGAAGACACAGGTGGAGAGCATGAAAGTTGCCTTCTTGATGGACTTCAACTCAGAGCAAGCACGAAGAATGTTCGTGTTCATCACCATGTTGTCCATGAAGTAGGACATCATGTTGTCGTTGTTGCCCTTTACCCCGCCGACCTTGGCTGCAAGGTGAATGACCTCGCTGATGTCGTATTGATGCATCGCATCGCGGACATCCGTGTCATAAGAACCACACAAGTCCATGCTTGCGTGTCGGGGTCTCTTGTATTGTTCACTATCGGGGATCTCGGAACCGACGAGACCCCAACCGCCTGTGAGCAGCGTTTTACCCATGACAAATACCTCTTGGAGTATTTAGTCACGCTTCCAAAGCGTACTGGGTGTTGACGAAGTACTGATCAGGTCGCGTAAACTCCCTAGTGTGCTTTGCAATCTCAACTGGATCGAACACATGATTGGGATAGAGATCCGAAAAGGAAGTCTCCTTCATGTTGTATTGCTTGTAGTTCAGCAAGTCCTGCCAAATGATTCGCGCCGCGAATTTCGTCGCGTTGAATCTTGGGGAAGTGACAATCATTCCCAAGGCAGAAGGGAGCAGAGGAGCAACACGGGGATCCCGATTGAACGACATTGGATGAATTCGCGTGTATCCATAGATGCCAACCACATCACATCCTTCGTTGACACGGAATACAACGACATACGGCGCACCGTATTGGTTGTTACCTACGAGGAAGTAGTCTTTCCACCCGTTCATCTCAGATGATCTCCTGTGGCTTCAGGTTCGAAACCCATGCGATGATCTTGCCAACGGTATCGGGATCCGTGTGTCCACGGACATGGTCGGTACATGAATCGAACTTGAGAAAGTTCCCATTCGGATCCATGACGGCAACCTCAGCATTGGGTGAGAAGTGAGTATCGTCGCCCGTGCGCCATGCGTCATAGGCGACATTCAGGTCTCGGGATGCACAGTAGTGAAAGTGCCCAAACTGCACAGAGACGGTGTAGCCGTTGCTAAACCGAATCTGAAAGCCTTGGTTGCGGAAACAATTCAGGTGCGGAGTGGTGGAGGGCGAATTCATGACGAATGCTTTTGTATCACACCCCCACAAAGGGGCGGTTCTTGTTGCGTGTGCCTGAAGAACGCTGCTTGTTCAAGCCTCTTACGAATCCTTCATGCTCTCCCTTTTCATAGCCCTGTTGGTACGACCAACTGTAGAGCCAAAGGTGGGAGGCTGAAAGAGCGCAAACTGCTGCTGTCCATGACATAATTGTGATGAGTAGTTCCATGAGACAGGTATATTGCGGTCTTGGACATTTGAACCGCCCCTTAACAATCAGCCTGTCTTGCCTTTGCTGTGCCAATCAAAAGTTGGATGATTGGCGTTATGAATTCGATTGCGAATGTATCCTTCCACATCATCGATGTCATCAGGCACCTCAATCTCGGTACATTCGCTGAGTACATCGAATGTCTTGCCATCACTCAGAACAATGTAGCGAGTGAAGGTGCGGTGACGGTGGGTAGGAACAAAGTCCTCTTCGGGATCAACACGGTGTGGCATGGTTTCGATTCTTTCCTTGGTTCCCTTGTTGGGATGCTACAAGTATAGCGAGTGTTCTGTTGCTGTCAAGTCACTTTCCGTACTTCGCCATCAGAGTGACGAGATTGTACAGGGTGATTGACATGATCACGAATGCTCCCGCAATCATGAGATCACAACAGATCGAAACTACGGTTTCCGCAACGGGCTTGGACTGAGTCTTCTTGGTGGTCTTACGCATTAGATGATGTAGGTCTTGAGTGCGAGAGCGATCACGGCGATCCCTACAGGAATCGAAATGATGATGGTGGTGGTAAGGGGGTGATCCCATACCCAATTCATGATTTGCTTCTTAGTCATCAGTCTGCTCCGTTTGTGTGATTGTCCCACTCGGTGTCGCGGTACGCGGCGACCTCGGCTTCCAGTTCCTGCACCCGCGCAAGCACCTTGCGGAACGCGGTACGCTCCCTGTCGCTGTACGCATCGGCATCGTTGGCACAGTCGCTGAGGAACTTGATTGGGTCGAACTTCGGCTCGGGCTTGCGCTTCGGCTTGGGGCTGTCCCATTCGATGCGAACGCCTCGCTTGAGTCCGTTAGCGGTGCGGGAGTTGCGGGGGCGGTTTGGTGCGGTCGGCATATCTGTCCTTCTTAGACGGCTAGTTTTGCGAAAATCTGTCCTTCTCAGAAGGACAGTTGTTTGTATGAAACCACCCCCACGGCGGGGGTGGCTCAGAGAGAGAAACCGAAAGTCTTACTCAGGGACGGTCTGATCGTAGTAGAACTGTCCCTGCTCGGTCAGGTTGTACTCGGGGTTGCCCTGCTCGTCCCACACGGTGACCTCAACGAGTTTGCCGTCCGTGCCCGTGGGCAGGGTCGCGTTCTCCTCAAGGGCACCCATCAGGACGGACACAGCCATCGACGGGTTATTGGTCAGCATCCACACCGCCATCTCTTGCAGCGACATGGTCGCGGGACGATCCTTATAGGACATCCAATGATTCTCGGCGGTTTCGGTCGCGGGGGCGGGAGGGGTCAGGACGGCGGTGGCTGTCTGTTTCATGGGGGAGTTCTCTCTTCACTAGAAGATTACTCTATACCCACCCTGCCGTCAACCCTGTTGGTCGGGTATTCGACCATTTTGTCCATGTTTTTGATGGGGAGCGATAACAGACTGTGCCACATGGACTTATCGATGTCGTGTTGGTGCGTCCAATCGTAGTTACGGATCTCGTCCTGAATCCGCATCTTCGTGTTATTGGACAGAGAGTCCCAGTTGTCGCGGATCGCCTTCACGCCATCGGATGCGGCGTAACTGCTGCGAGTGATGCAGTAGCGGAATGCCCAAAACAAGACATCCTCGGAGACGGTGATCATGTCGGCTCTTTTATCCATGTTCTGCGTTCCCCAAGTCGCTGAAGAATTCAAGCGGATCCTTCTTCAGCATCTCTTCGTCCATCTTCTCGCTGCGAATCTCCAGTTGGCGCATCATCTCCTGTCCCTCGGGCGAGACCTTCCATGCTTCGATGACGGGATGGTTGCAGGAGCAGACAAGAGCCTCTTCGCTGTTCGGGCCTACAAGCAAGCCATCCCATTCAACACACCAATGCCAACCCTGATCCCACTCTTCGGGGGTGAGATCCTGTCCCGTGCTGTTGAGTTCGATGTAGCGTTCTCGGTTCATCTCATGGCTCCTTCTTGAAGATGTTCTTCCCACCCGCATCCTTCCATGCCATGTAAGCGGGACGAAGGTCTTCAAGTTGTGATTCGACATGATTCGATCCCGCCATGAGCCACATGAATTGCTCGGACTCCATCACGGAGTTGGCGATGCGGTTGCGCTCGTCCTCCATCTTCCGATCCTCCTCGGTATAGATGCAGTTATGAATGTCGAGGTATCCGCACTCCATGCCAAGCGAGTAAGCATCAGGTGCGAATCCGAAGACTTGGTACAGGACATGGCGATATGAACCCCGATCCTTGATGTCGCCTTGATGAATGCGTTCGCACACGGCAAAGAACGCCTTCAACTTGTCATCGTAGGAGAGACCATCCCAAAATGAGTTGGACTCCTTGCGGAACTCATCCATGGACTCGCGCATGTAGTCGGAGAGGGATTTGCCATGCTCGTCCTTCTTTTGGATGGCTTCCATGAATGCATCCATTCCGATCTTAGGTGTTGGTGTTGGTTCGGTTGTCTCGCTCATTGAGTTGCCTTTCTAGTTCTTCACAACGCTTTCGCAGCGACAGGATTTCTCCATAGCATCGCTGCATGACGATCTGCTCGGCGGTGGATCCCACGAATCGATCCAAGTACCATTCGATCAGTTTCAGCGTATCACTTTCGCGTTCGCTTCTTGGATGATCTGCCATCCCAATGCTCCCCGCCGTTGAGAATCATGAATGCATCATCGATCAGTTCAGCGAGACCGACGATGTTGCCCTTCTTGGTGACGGGGTCGTAGTAGCCGTCATAGTCCCATAGGAGAACGGCAGCAGATGCAGCCCGCTCCATGTACTTGTCCTTGGTCGGTCGCGTCTTCTTGGAAACCATCTTTCGCATTCAGAAAGTATAACCTCCTGAGCGAAAGATGCAATCCTATCTTATCGGGTTTTGAGAAGAGTGATGGCGGCAAACAGATCGGCAAGGCTGAACGGGTTGCCCGTCCAATTCATTACTACCTTTGCGGTGCTTGCGCCTTGGTACAAGGTCGTGCCCACCCACTTGTACAGCGGCTCGTCGGTTCCTGCGCCCTTGTAAATGATGCCCTTCTGATAGTTATAGAGGCAAGTGGAGGTCGATGCCCCCATGAATGCCTTTGTGCCTACGATTGTGAGAAGTGCCTTGCTAGTCGCAGAACCCGCCCAAACCTTGGAGTTCTGAACATTGCATAGGGCGATACCCAAGTTGGTTTGGTCGTAGAAGACCTTGCCGTACTTCTTGAAGAACGGTCTGCCCGTTCCTGCCCCTCTGTAGACTTGTGTCAGACCCATGGTAGTATTTAGCCTTGGTTTGGAATCACTTGCCATCCCCGCTTCACCGTCAGTTCCTCCCACAGGGCACGGGCTTGAAAGGCAGGGAATCGACTCGTTCCGTCCTTCACTCGGAGGATTCTGTTCCACCCATCGCACTTGTAGGCAAGGTGCCTATCGGTCGATGACTGAAGAGTCATGTAGATCCAACTGGAATCCGTTGGATCAACGCCAAAGACAACCGTAGACTGCTTGTCTGCGGAATCCATCAGGGCATAGATCTGCTTCATCCCCGTGAAGTGTGGCGGGATCGGGAAGTACAGCAAATCGCTGCGGGGTGTTGCCGAAGCGACAGCGTTCACACAAACTCCTTGAGGTCTTCCCCAACCAAGGCAATCAGAGCCTCCTCCTCATCGCTGACATACCAAGAGTTCGGGTCGATGCCGACGAGAGTCTTGTGAATGGTTCGGAGGTAGGAACGGGCGTGACGGTCGGTCTTCCAATCGCTTCCCGTGTACAGGTTGTTGAGGGCGATCAGGTGATTGGACAACGAGATTGTGGAGACAATGTGATCCATATCAGTACTCTACCAAAGAATGGGGAATCTGTCAAGGGCGGCTACTCGCCGTCCGTCTTGCGGAAATGACTGTTGTTTTCGTTCGCCTCGTCCAACTCAGCGAGTTTTTCCAATGCCCACTTGCGAACGGCTACCTCCCGATCAGTCGGGGGAACCTTGGTAGTCCCATAAACAACCATCTTTTCGTGGACTCTGCGAATCTCGTCGGCTACCAAATTGGCAAGGATCGGCTCACGGATTCGATATTGGTCTTCCATGAATTCGTCCGTGACACGCATCCATGTGTCCGTGGATCGATTGACCATGTCATACTTCACGAAGTACATGAACGGTGCGGTTTCCATTTTGATGAGTCGCCGCTCCAACTCACCGATGACATGGTATGCCTCGGAAAGAGTCTCAATGACTTCGGGGGTAAACAGATCGCTGCGTTTGGTCAACTCACGAATCTTGTACGAGACCTCTTCGACTTCTTTTCGGTTCATGGCTTTCCTATCCGAATCCAATGTGTTACCTTCGCACCCTGTTCTTCGATGGGGTATCCCGACCTATACATCCATGCATTCTCCCGCTTCGACCAATGAGCATTCGCAGCCCTGTATGACTGCTCTCGCCCGAAGCAGCAGTAGGTCACCCACAGGTCGATGGGATGACCGTCCTTGGGTGCCGTCTCAATCGATTGCCAATTGTACGGGGCATGCACAACGGGTGGCATGTTCTCCTTGATGATTTGGTCAATCAATTCCTTGTTCACTTGTCATCCTCTCCAAGTTCAAACTTCGGTGGGACTGCCTTCTCTTTGGAAACAACAATTCCGTTTATACGAAAGCAATCCCATCCCCGCATCTTGGCTTCGGTCTCGGGAGTCCTGTCGGGGTAGGAAGTTCGATTGCAGATCTCCCTGCGGGCTTCATCCCGTTCCGTGAGTAGCCGCGCTGCGGTCTTGTAACTGTTCCATTGCTCGTCGGCAACTGGACGGATTTGCTCCAGTTCTCGCATTGCACCGTTCAGGTCAAAACGCAGTCTGCGAATCTCCTCCTGAAGCGAGTCGATCATAGACTCAAGTGAATCGCGGTCGCGGCAGCACCGTTCGTACTGGTCTTCAATGGTGACTTCCATCACTCAACCTCCTTCTTATAGCAATCCCAACCTTCTTCTTCAGCAAACCATTGAGGAGTTGTGAATTCCAAGCGGGAGTTATCTGACATCATTTTGCAAAACTTCTGTCTCGCCTCATCGCGCTCTCGTAGGGCATTGTTGCGTTCATGCATCAGGCGCAGGGCATCATCGGAGAAACGCTCCTCCTGCTCTCGGGCATCATCGCGCTCTTTCTCCAACTTGTAAGTTTTGGTTACAAGTTCGTCGCGTTCAATGGTCAAGCGGTTGATGATTGCCATCAACTCTTGGTTACGCATGAGGATGTCCTCGTACTCCATGCCCGTGTTCACTTGCCGTCCTCCTGTTTGAAGCAATCCCAGCCATGGGACTCCGCGATTGCGCGGGGATCGCTATGCTTCGGACTGTCAAACATCATGGAGTTGTGCCTTGCCTCATTATCACAAGCAATCCGCCTCGCCTCGTCACGCTCCTTGCGGAGTTGGGTGATCTCCATCTCCAATTTACGGGCAAATTTTGCGGAAACAACTTCTGCGGGCATCAATCCTCCATCAAAATCATTGTCTATTAATCCTCGCATGGCGGCTATGTCGGTTCGTGGTGTTTTGTAGCGGTCTAGCACTTGATCTCCTCCTCCATCCAATCCGCTGCCCTGTTCAGAGCCTCGGCAAGGATTCGCAACTGGTGCGGGTTATCCATGTAGACGGTCGGTGAAGCGGGTTCGGAAGTGTCAAAATAGTCCGCACGAACACCACCCATGCGCTTGTGCATCGTGGAGTTGTAAAGCGTGGTGATCTCCACCTCGCATCGTCCTTCTGAGACAACTCTAATACCCATGGGACGATTCTTCTCTGCTGCGATACGCAGACGCTCCATCTTGGTGGTGCGGGTGGTCTTGGTCTTCTTGGCAGTCTTCTTCTTGGACTTCGTCTTGATCACTTTCTTATCCTCTTTCTTGGAGTATGCGTTCCTTGCGTCCACGACACCCTGTCGGTAGCCGCCCGTGGTCTTGAAGATGGTGCCAAGGGGAATGGAGTTGTCCCTTGCCATTTCATAGGCTCGGTATGAATCCAATTCCCGCTGACTCTCGCTGTTGCGTTCGGTCACTTGGTTTCCGCCTTGAAACAATCCCATTCGTTCAGACGGGCGCACTCGGTTACGGTCTTCGACAGGTGTTTCGCCTCCCATCGACAGACCTCACGCCGTGCCAAGTCCCGCTCCTCCCGCAACTGCCGATTCAGCAGGGCGACAGGCTCACAGGCGGTGCAGCAGCCCTCGTAGCCTTCCTTGATTGCGTCGATCCTCTTGTATGCCTCGTCGCGCTCCACGATCAGGGAATCGACCGCCTCGTCAAGCACGGCGACCTTCTTCTCCAATTCCTCGGCTTTGTTTGCCTGAACGCCGTACTGAGCCTCAAGCCGCAGGACGGTTCGACGGAGTTCGATGATCTCTGCCGCAGCATCAGAAAGATCATCGCTAGTGAGAGTGTAGTACGGACGCTTGAGGGTCAGTCGTTCGGTGATGTCGAGATTCTGTTCCATGGTGTGTCTCCTAGTACTGAGTTGACCATCCATCGCAAATCAAGGAATTCCAAATTCCTCGCGCCTTCGGAATGGTATCGACGGATCGCTTCTTTGAGATCAGGACGCTCCGATACACGGTGACGGTTCCATCCTCGGGAATCATGTGCAGAAGGTAGTCGTAGTTGGGGTAGTCAGGCTCGGAGATGAAACGAAAGTGAACCTCGTTCAACTCGGGAAACCATGAGAACTCCACCCATCCCGTACCTCGCTTGCCAAGCCGCGCAGAGTCGGCATAGAACGCCTTGCCATGCTCGTCTGTCCACGATGTCTTGTAGGGACGGATCTCGGTGGCGGTGATCGTCATATGAATAATAGTACCCTACGAAGAGGGTTTCGTCAAGGGGAATCGAAAAAAGTGTTTGGGTTATCGGCGGGTTCCCTTTCGGGAAAGGATCGCAAACCCAAGACCAACTGCCAAGAGTACGCTCGGGGCGGGGACGGGAGGACGGACAGGCCCATCGTAGGGAATGCTCTCTGTCACGAATCCCATGGATACGCTTTCGACCCGATCATGCTGAATGGGGATGAACATGTCTTGGTTCACGGTCTGCACCGTAGCGACCAAGGTGTCGCCCAAGTACAACTTATGAATCCAAAATCCATCAAAAGAACCCATGAACAATGGATTCGGTGAAATCGGATAGTTCGCAGCAGTCGGAGGGATGATCGATTCGCTGATCGGATTCGTGACGGACAGTCTCGGGGTGAAGGTGAGCGCATCGCCGTAGGAGTAGCCAAGGTAGGTCGATCCCTGATCCTGCGAGAATGCGTACTGCTGACCGATGCCGTAGACGGTTGAGGTTGGGTAGTAGATGCTCATTTTTCTTCTCCTGTTCCCTTGACTGTCCATCCGTTCGCCACCACATAGTCCCACAAGGCTCGGGCAAGGTCGATGTGAAGGTGTCGCTTCTCATGCGCCTGAATGGGGATGGAAATTGGATTGCCATCCGTTCCCTGTACCACGGGGTTCATGTTGCCGCTTGCAGAGAACAACACATACTCCCTCTGCTCGGGCTTGGGCAGATACCAAAAGACAAGCCATGGCTCACCTGTCGGTTCACCCATGGGATCGAATCCGCGACCCCCGATGTTCACCCACTTCATGGCACATCCTCCCAACGGTTGAGGACGAGATCATCCCATATCAGCCGTGCGCCATCCTTCACCACGGTCATGGGACGATTGGCGAACAGCGTGTACTTGTTCGCTGACCACAGGGGCATGGACTGATTGATTGGATAGAAGCACACGACAACCCATTCATCTTCCCATCCGAACTCCACCGTGCCGATGGCGGGGTGCCGCAGGGAAGCACGGGAGCGGACATCATTGGAGATCTTCTTCACGATTGCCATACTATGAGTATACTCCAAAAATGGGACGGTGTCAAGGTTTTTCCGTGCGGCGTAAATAATCGATTCCCCGCATCAGCCCCTCCACCGAATCTCCAAAGTGCCCAAGTCCGATATTGCAAGTTTGGCAGATCCACCCTCGGAAGGTCTGCGTGGCATAGTCATGGTCTAGGCACCATCCTCGGCAGACGGGGTCGGCATCGGGATTCCTCCCGCAGCACTCACAGACACTCGGCTTGGCAGGGGCGGTCTTCTTCAGCCGTGCCACCACATTGGCACCCACCTTCACGCACTCCTTGCAGACGGGATGCTTCTTGTACTTGTCCCTGCGCCCGTTGTCGTTGTAGTAGCAGTCCAAGGGTTTGCTCTTTTTGCACTTGTTGCAGACCCGACAGACAACCTCGGCGGGGGAAGTCATACCCTCGTCATGAGAAACATCGAACGGCAAGGGACTGCTTCCCGTCTCGCCGTTCATCGAACGAACCCCAAACAAACCAATTCATTCCATATCGTTCGGGCATCCTCCTTGGTGAAGTACTCGTTCTCGCCTTCGCCCAACATAAAACTCTTGCCCCCACATCCCAACGGCATGACATGAATCTTGATCTGCCTTGACCCGCTCCTCGGATAGAAACGAATGCAAACGCCCTTTCGTATCTTGGAATGAAAGAAGCCGACATCCCCATGCTCCAAGTTTCGAAGCACATGGACATCGATATCGTTTGGAATCCGATTCTCGCTCACCCACTTGTGGATGTCCATCTCATCGGTTTCCATTTTCACTCTCCTCCCATGTCTTCCACCCCAACTCATCGACAAGGTATGCCCATGCAGCCCGTGCATCCTCCACATTGAGGTTGTATGCCTGACTGTGGAACAGATCCATGGACAATCCGTTTGAGACCTTTACGATGATATTGGAATCCCATCCCTGATGGCCCATCTGATAGATGGTCTTCACGAATCCCCATTCCCCAATCCACATGAAAAGAATGTGTTGAGAAGGATCAACGGAGTTATGAAGAGTCGCGGTCTTTGGAATGATATTCGGGGTGGTCATCAGAACTGCTCCTTCACTTGCCAACCATCCATGGTGATAGCAGCCCATAGAACTCGGGCATCGTCACGCCTGAATGTACGCCCCTCATTGGAGATGAGATGAAAGTTGTACTTGTCTTTTCCGATGGAGATGGAGATGGAGTAGTAGGGCTTCTCCATGAGCATCGGACGAAAAGAAATGAATACCCCATCCAACATCGGATCCATGGAGGATACGGTATCCGTCCATGTGAAGTCGATGTATCCAACCGATGGATCCACCATGCGAACGGAATGTACTGGGGAGGTTTGGGTGGTGGCGTTCATGGTATTCGGGTGGGGGTACAGACGGGGGTTCACGGATAGGGAAAGGGGAAATTGGAATTCGTAGGGGGTAAAAGTGCCGTTTCCCCCTGTGGGGCAGGGTGGGGAAAGGTGGGGAAGCGTGTGAGTGTTAGCGAGCGTACACCGAACGCCGCTGGCGGTCAAGTTAAAACTCGAAAGATTGTCAACTCCAATTCACTCACTAACTCATGGCTTTCCTCCTCGCTTTCCGCTGATCAACTTCACGATCTCATCAGCGATCAGGCGGTCGAACACATGCAACTCATCGCTCGGAGTCTTACCGTTGTCATAGATGTGACAGACGATCTGAGTCGCGGGATCGATCAGAGCAATGTTGCCCGTGTATGAAATGCTCATGACTTCATCGCGCTCCCATGAGCCATCGCAGAGAGCCATGAAGGTCTTCGCGTTGACTGTGTGGTACTGGCGAGTGTGTTCGTCCTGAGCGATATAGATTGGATTCCCGATGATCACACCATCGGGAATTCCAAGATCTTTGAAGTCGTGGTAGGTCGTTGTAGTCATGGTTCAGTAGTGGTCATCGTCCTCGTCTTCGTCATCCTCGTCATCCTCATCGTCCTCAAGGATGTCTTCGTCCTCGTCCCACTCGTCGGAGTCTTCGATGTCCTCGTCCTCGTCGGCGGTGTAGTCCTCGTCCTCATCGCCCCACTCGTCCTCATCGTCATAGTTGTCGGGGTCGGCAGGGTCAAGGGCGAGGAGGTCGGTATCGTCGTTCTCGGGATCGTAGGGGTAGCGCATGAGAGTCATATCCTTTCTTATGGAATCGCCCCCCTCCTACGGGGAGGGAGGCATGGGGAAGTCTTACTTGCTGACGAGATCGGCAACCCGCGTGAGGAGCGGACGGTTCGCCTTGGTCGCAGCCATGCTCTTGGTGAACGCCTTGCGGAGGTCACGGAGAGCCGAATCCGACTTGAGGTCAACATCATCAAGGGTCGGGTTCTCGCACTTGGTCTCGGCGCGGATCACGATGTACTCGCTGAACCCGCGACCGTTGGCGACCGCAACCCAATCGTTGTCCTTCCAAGCGGTGACCGACTTCTCAGCGGCAACCGCGCGGTCGGCATCCGACTTGTAAACAGTCTTATTGTTGTACTCAGCGTGGAGGCTTCGGACGAACTCCTTGCCGTGCTTCGGAGCCATCAGGTGGATGCAGACGGTCTTGCCGCCGACCCGATCCTGAATGATGCTCAGGAGGAGACCCGACTGCTGCTCACGGTTGAGACCGTAGTAGTAGCCGCCGCCACTCTTGCGCGAGGTGTCGTAGGTCTTGCGCTTCGCCTTGTCGCGCCACACCACATTGCCGCGCTTGGCGTAGCCGTAGGAGTCAGTGCCCATCTTCTTTCGGTAGTCATCCGACGAGACGGGGTAGTAGGCAAGGTCATCGCTTGCCTCGCCGTCAGTCAGGACGATGAGGTTCATCACCTGAACCCGCTTGACTCGCTTGAACTCCTCCATGA